AAACCAGTTAATGAGTACAGAGAAAAGATAAAAGGGATACCAACGATAGATGATATTGACTACGAAGATGAAGAAGACGAAGAAGATCCTACTCCTGATATATGCTGGTTAGAAGATGATGAGTAAACAATATAAAAATGCATATAAAAGGACAACCCACAGTAATGGATAACGGTAAAGGTGGTACCATTACTGTAAGAGAAGATAATACGTACTATATAACGGTACACCAAAAAGATATACAGCTACATGCAGCTGGTCCTATAGAAACACAAGAACGTAGTGTAGAACTGTGTGGCTCATTAGAAGAGGTTATTAATCTGCAAGCACAAGTAGGATACAAGATGAAGGGAGAGATAATAACAATAGAAACACAAGAACCACCAGACAAGAACGACCCAGAAAAATACCTCTCCTGGCTACCAGATAATACAGTAGAAAGAAGAGGTGGAAAACCTGTATGGAGAAGGTACGAGTATAAACAGTAGCCTAGCTGTCTAATAGAGTCTCAATGTCTTTGTAGATCAGCTGGTCTGTTTCTTTAGCCTGTTCATACACCTTGTTAATAAGCATACTAAGAGTCACTATTGCTCCTTCTTTGAGCTCTAGTGGCTTTTTTTCTTTTAGCTTATTACTGATACTATCAGCCTGTTCTTTTGTTATACCCTCAGTGAGATATGCGTATACAGTAGACAGCTGTTCTAGAAAACCAGAGCCAATCTGTACTGAAACTATTGCATCTTTCTTAAGATACGGTATCTTTGCGTTATCCATAGTACAAAAATAGTAAGAACCAATGATAAATACAGAAAAAATAATAGAAGAACTGAAAAAAAGATTACAACCTTCTGGTTGGTCTGATGCTCTGTGGATGTGGTGGATAAGCCCTGAGTTTAGGAGTATCATAGAAGCACTAGATGAAGACAGGGTGTTCAATGGGAAATTTGTACCAGCTGCAAAGGATATGTTCTCGTGGTTGTATGAGTGTCCATATGATAGTGTATCAGTACTAATGTTAGTGGATACAGACAATAAGAACCTGTTCAATAATAATACCGGTATACCATTGTATGATAAGAGTAATAACATGGGTAAACTCCAGAAACAGCTGCTAGGGTCACTACCAGAGAAAAGAGAAACACTGAATGTAGGCAGCTGGTGTAATCAGGGAGTACTCATAATGCCAATGTCATGTACAACAAGAATGTACGGCACACCGCACTACAAGATATGGAAACCGTTTGTAGCCTATATGCTAAACAAGATGAATACCGCTAAACCAGAAATACCATGTATGCACATAGGTACTAGAACAACCAGCGTAATAGATCTACTAGAAACAGACAAAAAGATATATGTTAGTACATACCCAGAGCTCAATACAAGAGACTGCTGGAATAGAACTAATGAGTGGATAAAAGCAAACAATCAAACACCCATAGTATGGTAACAACGACATTGACAAAAGAACAAAAAGAGATAATAGAAAAAGTACAGAAACTAGTAAAAGAAGGTGTGACATCTTATGGTATACCAATATCTGATATAGCAACTCTAATAACAAGCTCTTCCGAAGAAGAAATGTGGAAGGTAATAGAAAGAATAGCTGGAGATAATACAGTCAAAGAAATAGAAAATCAAACGTTCAATGATATACTAATCTGTGGAGAGTGTATGATACATATAGATGAAAATGGAAAAGAAAGAAGAATAGACCCACTCAGTGAAGAATACTATGAAATAAAAAACAACTCTGTTAAAGAAGTACTAGAAAAAAGCACTAGGCACATACCCTGGAATGCAGAAGCAGATAAAAAAGCTGAAGAATACCTGTTACATGAGTCATCAGAAGCAAACCGAGAAAAATCCTCTATAGATACAACAAAACCACAGCTGTTTATTCAAGCATTAAGAATAAAAGAACTAGAAGAACAAATAGTAACATACTGCAGAGAGAATCCAGCTGCAGAAGAGTGGTTCCAGATAACAGTAAATAGAAGAAACCAATGAAAACAGCTGAAGAAATACTAGAAGAATATGTATCCTGTAACTGTGATCCAGCATACAAAGATAGAGGGTTAACGGCACCTGATTGTCCACTATGTAGTATGCACAGCTGCTACATAGAAGCAATGGAAGCATATGCTATAGAAGTAGTAAAACATGTAACTAGTCAAAAAGTAATAATAAAATCCAAATGAAAACACTAGAAGAGATGATGTTACCTTTTCAGATAGGTTATAATATAATGATGAAACAGTACCGTTGGATATTAAGAGAGAAGAGTAGAAAAATGGTCAAAAGAATAAGAACAAGATGCCAACTAAGATAGAGGTAAAAGTACTGTATCACCGCATAAAAGTATATATAAACGATACACTCCACTGCCATATAAACACTGCAGCTGGTTGTAATATTCAATCATGGGTAGACAACAATCTATACTGTATAGAGTATACAACCAGCTGTGGTAAAGTACTGTGTGAGTATGAAAAGAAAGATGTGTGGAAAGAGATTATGAACCAACTAAACAATAAACTAGAATAATGGAACAACAGAATAAAAAAGTACATGAGCTAAACTATCCTATAACAGAAGAAGAGTATAGTAAGTTTCTAGAAGAAGTAAAAGACGGAGATATTGTACAAAGTTTTAACCACCCTTTTAAAGGAGCTAATCTAAGTTTTGTATGGATGGATATTCTTGATAGACCACAAAAACTAAAAGATGGAACAACAGAATAAATACTATACCCCTGATGCAGCAGATATATATCCAGGGTATGAATACGAGTTTAATGGTAATAAAATAAACTATGAATCGGTAGGTGAGTGGAGTAAAAATATTGCTGGTACAGAACCAGAAGAATGTAGTATACTGGATCAGTGGGGGTTATATTACGGTAAACCTTCTAACTATTATATACAGCAAGGATGGGTAAGAACTAAATACCTTGACCGAGAAGACATAGAGTCGTTAGGGTGGATAGATGGTATAACAGAAGGTAATACTAGTAGATACAATATGTCAGCTAGAGACTATAAAGATAGGATATTTCTTCTTGTAGATAATCCTACTAGACAGATACGTATTGTACTACAGAAAGGACTCGGAGATACTCTCTTCTGGGGAGAGTGTAAGAGTAAGAATGAACTACGTAAGATTATGCAATGGATTGGTATATTATAACAATAAAAACAATAAAATATGGGACTATTTACAAGAGACTGTTACGATGAAGACAGAGACGCAAGAATAAAAGAAATAGGACAAGAGGCCTATGAAAAAGAACAAAAAGAATATGCAAGAAAATACAAAGAAGAAAACCCTGAAAAGTTTAGAGTATCTATTACAGAACCTATTGTTAGATACAGAGATGTAATATGTATCTGGGACAATGAATCAAAAAATACTAAAGATGAAGCGTTTGTAGCCGGTATTAAAGAAAATGGAGATATTATAGTAAGGTATATTGATAACAGAAACGATGGACAACTGTCCATATGGAAAGGAGAATATAAAAAACTATGTAGTGTAATAGAAGAGTAATATCTACTATTATCCAGTAAGTAGTTTATGATACAGCTGCGTGTGTTTAATGCGCTCATCTAAACCATGCAATCCTCCGTTAACCTTACGAGTAATACGTTCTATAGTCATAGCATCAGTACCTTGGTCACACAGAGTCCATTTTACGTTATTCATAAAAAAGAATGCTGCAGATGCTAATGGATACATAGTAGCTACAAGGTCTGGGTTTTTTATGAGATCTATCTTCAGATAATTTCCTAGTGCCTTGTAGTTATCTTTTCCTGTAGTCTGTAGATACCCACGACCTCTGTACAACCAACCATCACCAGAAGTCTCATTACCATTACCTATTCTGTTTGCATAACAGTTATTGGCAATGGCTTCTGGTTTTCTTTGTAGTTTCTTAGCTAGGTCATTAGGTACTTTATCTTTTGCTTTTGAGTCAACAGCATATCTAGTAGGCCAGGTGTTTGCTAGACTCTGTGCCGAGTAGTTAAGATTCTCATACAGCTGTTTAAAACCTCCTGACTCATGGTGTGCTTGTCCTAATAGATTAGACAATCTCTTAGGCCCATCTATATCAAACAAAGGAACTATAGTAGTAAGCTCTGTTAGTATGCTATCAGGTATTTTACCAGCTAATTTGCTCCAAAATGGTTGTTTGTTATCTGTCATTATACAGTAGTTGAATAAACAATAAACTCTAGGATGTTATATCGACCAGTACAGAAACTCTTAGGAGCTTTTTGTGACTGATACATACTGTTAGGAAGAATACGTCCGGTAGTCTTATGGGTTTTGTAGTAGTACCTGAAGCCATTAGCTGGAAAGCACTGGTTAGTCCTAGACATCTGTGTAGCTGGTACACGAGCTTCTACACACTCAAACCCTTTATCTATCTTGTTATTAGTCTTAGAGAACATAGTAGATGGAATCGGAGCACCTGTTGAGTCCAAATGAACAAAGAAAAAAAGACAATCGTTCTGTGGCATTGTATTAGTTTTATTAGTTTAAAGATAGTCAATATTATTATTTTACCCAAAACTCTTTAGTAGTTTCAAAGGCATTCCAACGTTGTAGCTGTTTAATGATAGGTATTATATCACCAGCTTCTTTGGCTACCTTGTATCTTCCCTTGTTAGGACCACGTTGTATAGTCTTCTCACTGTCTGGTATGAATGGAAACTGCAGTAGTGCTTTTGTTAACTCTCCAGCTTCTTTTATTATACTAGTAGATGCTATGGTGTTTTTGACCAGCTGATAGCCCTCTATGATACCTAGGATAGGTACGAATAGTGCTAATTCTGCTGTACTTCTGTCTGCCTGGTACCTGAAGAAGTTGAGTAGTTTCTTAACCTCTTCATCGTCATCATCTAAACCTCTTGCTACAGCTGCAATCAATATGCCTAATACAGATAGTAGTGCAATGTATACAAGGTCCATCAGGTCTTTGAGTAGGTTATTCTTTCGGTGAGCTATTAAAGATGTTTTCTCCTCATCTGACATCTCATCCCACTCTTCAGCTGTAATAAGACCACTCCAGACATCTAGTAACCACTGTTTCTGAGCAGCTGGGTCCATCTTAGTATAGTCTGTGTTAACAGTATCTATAAGAGTCTGTAGTGTAATAGTACGGTCTTTGAGTGCCATTAGGAACTTACCAGCTGATCTCCATCTACCCTCTATATGCATACCACCACCAAGGTTTTCATCGTATTTTAGTTTACGGAACCTAGCTGAATATGCCGGTATAACCCATTTATGATACTGCATCATAACACGGCCCCACCATTCTTTTTCAATAACAACCTTATCTATAGCCCGATAGTTACCATGTATTCTCTTATTAGTCTCACGTATTCTATTAATAATATCCCTACGGTCATGGTCAGATAGCTCATAGCCTTCTTCTAGAGTAACAGCACCTGTTTTCTCATCAAACTCATAAGCATCGTATAGAGATTTCTTACTACCTTTTTTAGCTGGATCACTGCCTGTATACTCAACCTGAATAGAATCTAGTATCGCATTACCAACCATACTCTGTACTAACCACTCACCTTTTTCCATACCAGTAAAGCCACCTAGTTTAGCTATCCAGTCTACCTTACCAGAGTGCTGCTGTATATGGTGTTCTATCATGTTAAATCTCTGAGACAGTGCCTCGTATTTTGATACAGGTTTTTGTTTATCATACCCTAGAGTCTTGTTAACAACAGAATCCATCTTGTGTCTTACTAATGCACCAATAGCAAGAGTAGACTCTTTTTTCATTCTGTTAAGAGACCTTTTCTGGTATAATTCTCCACCATATGCATCTATATAGTTGTTCAATACACCAGTAGTAACGTTGTTGGCCCAAGAGAACACGTTAAAACCTAGTCCTATAGTAGATGTCACCTTCATTAGTCGGTCAGCCAATATGTCTAGAAACTCTTTAGAAACAGCCTCACCACTATAGTAGTTCATGGCTAGGTAGTCGGAAAGTCGTTGTTTTGCATTAGAGTCTACACCAGCTACCTCTTTAGTAGATACTACTTTACCTAGCATGTTTTTCTTTTCCTGTATAAAGACCATGTTATCTATAGTCTTTTTTACAGCTGTAATCCTATCCTCTGCTGCTCTTTTTATTTTGAAAGATTGAGACATCTGTACAAATGCACGTAACCCTTCTACTAGATCTGGCTCTATATCTGCAGCTGTTATTCTAGCGTTTTCTATTTTAATGTTCTCTTCTATTCTACTCTGCTCTTGTTTCCATGCTCTTTTTTCAATAGCAGACATTTTAGTAGTATCTATACTATTGTGTTTAGCCAGCTGTGTTTTTAGTCTCTGTACTACAGCTTGGTCACGTAACCTACCCATGAATAATAGTGGTAACTGTTGTGAAGAGTCACCAGTCATAGCTACTGCAGGTTGATGTGTATATGCTGTAATCTCAAAGAAGCTCTTAATCTGACTACTAATCATAGCACTCTTATTACTACCTTCTTTTGCCATCATGTTCAACCAGTTGGCCTGTATTCTAGGGATGTTATTCCTAGAGAACCAGCTGTTGGTATATGTAGGAAGCGCATCTTGTTGTTCAGATAGTATATTCCTATAGACATTGAAGAAGTTCCATAAAGCAACACTCTTAGCATCAGTAGCTTTCTGTAGTTTTTTGTATACCGGATTAGACATATCTTGCCCATCGTTACTAGTCTCTAGTATCTCCTTATACTGTGGGTGCGGTGTGTATCTAACAGCATCTACATACATTAGTGTGCCTGTATACTCGTACATACCCTTACTATTCTTTTTTCTATCAGCTATATAATAACCAACTTTTGCTGAGTGGTATTTATTAATAAAGTTCCAATAAGCAGCATTAGTAGTTTTAGGTACCCATTTTCCCTCAGTACTATTCCATCTCATTACCTCATTACGAGCATCCTGATATTCTTTAGTATATCTATGGTATGTACCTTCTACATTTTTGTATTGTCTGGTCTGTTCATCATATACTCTATCTTCTGCAGTCCAGAACATATAAGAGTTTTTACGAGCAGCTGCAAGGTCTTTATTATACTGTAGGTCTTCTTTTGTTTTAGGATTCTTTATATACTCTTTATACTGACCATTTTCATCTAGTAGTGGTTCTCTAAGAGCCTCTTCTTTTTCCCAGTATACAGGTCCTATTGCTGATATGAATCTACCAGTCTTATTACCATGACGGTCTTTTTCAAACAATAGTTCAAACACACTAGCATCTTTTTTACCAAATGCTTTTATAACCTGGTTAGCAGCATCTACTATTCTATTATCAATAGCATCAGTACTTTCCCTGATAAGCTCTACATCATGTTTAAAACTCTTGTCTAGATTCTCTAGTATGGCATTACGAGAATTAGCCATATCTATGAATGTAGCAGCCATGTTAGTAAGATCTGTATCTTTTTCTACTAACGACTCTAGTATAACATCTCTAGTACTGTATTTTTTTATTACAGATGTTAACACACCTTGTCTATAAGAGTCTATAATAATAGGCTGTACTGTTCTTAGTTTATCTGCTATATCTGTAATAAGGTTGTTCCATTCTTGTTTTTTATTAGAGAATCTGAATAAACCTGTATAGCCCTGAAACTGAGTAACAAAAGCCTCGGCCATAATAGTCCAGTGTAGATACAGTGGGTTGTGCTTATTCTCTTCTTTACTCAGTACTGTTATTATATCCTCTAGTCCCTTATTAACATACAAAAGAAACTGTGTGTATGCTATCTCTCTACCATTCTTAGTATTATCAACAGCTGCAAGCATAGTACTCATGACCTCTTCTAGTGTGTCTAGAGCTTTTGACCTATCTGTTTTTTCTTCTGCATTACTAGCTTTTGCTCTTCTATCTGCTAACAATGTTCTATATTGTTTAAGGGCCTCAAACATATTAGAGAACTCTTTAGATAGACTATCCTTATCATCAGCTGTTAGTTCTTCGTCTATACGTTCATACGGTTTAGATTCCGGCTCTGTACTAGCTGTTATCTTAGGTTTTATTCCCCAGGTCTCTAGGTTGTCTTTAGTATAATCAACAGCTACAGGGACCATAAGCTCTACTAGTCCCTCTTCAGCAGATGGATCTACAACACGTTCTTTTACATACCCAGTGCCGGCTGTTGTTTGGTCATTATCCTCTTTTATATCAGTAGCTGTAAAAACACCGTTATTGTCCCTATACATTATCTGTATATTCTTAATAGCAGCATCTTCTATATCTTGATAGCCCATGAGTCGTAGCAGTTTGTTGTAGGTATTAACCTGTACATTATGCTGACGGAACTTTGATATAGATTGTGTATTGCTGATTACTCTACTGGTAGGTAACAACGGCCATGCTGTTCCTTTGTATTTTTGTATATTAGCAGCAGATGTCCAAGAGCTTTTTAGGTCTACAACTTTTAGAGCACCAGTAGGAGATATTAACAACAGATCAATAGCAGATGCTATATTAGCAGCATCGTCATAGACAATAACCTGTGGTACAGCTACATAACCAGCTTCTTTGTATGGTGATAGATACTCTTCAAACAGATCGTATGCCTTTTGTCTGATAGTATCATTAAGAGTAGGAGTATTAATGTCTGATAGTTTTTGGTTCAATATAACACCGGCTAGTATAGAGTCTAGGTCTTCTCCCCATTGTCTATTAATCTCATATTCTTCTGGATTAGGTGGCCCTTCTACAGCCAGCTGTGATGAGAAACCAGGATATGTTCTACCCTCATTACCTATAATAGTACTACGATATTCTCGTACACCAAGAGCTTTATTCTCTATGAATGTAACCTTTGGTTCTATAACCAAGTCTCTGATTATCTCCTTTTGTTGTTTAGTGCCGGTAGCTGCAATACCCTGTACAATAGCATTAGTATTCTTCGGTAGCTGGAACCAATAACGACCTTCTTTATTAGCTTTTTTAGCAGCTGTCTCTTCTATCTTACTCAGTTTACCACCTAGTATATCCTTAGCTACCTGTGTATAGGCATCTAGTTTTTTACCAGCTAGTCGTTCTGAGATCCATCTCCACAGTCTCTTCCAAAAAGACATACTCTTAGTGTCTTTATATCTACCTACTATAACAGCTGCAATGTGTTTACCAATAGCCTCTTTAGCTATTTTATCTGTGTTAACAGTACCATCTGGGTTGAGATAAAACTCGTTAGTACCATACTCAGCTAGTACATCTTGATACACCTGTTTCTTCTTAATGTCAGCTAGCATCTCTTTTAATAGAGGATGGTTAGCTGGTAATAGTTCTATGAATAGATGGACTGCTTCTTCTGGTAGAGTAGTGATGTCTGCTTTACCATCTGCTATCTGTATAGCTCTATTAAGAATATCAACAACAGCTACAGCATCTATTTTTTTGCCGTTAATAACAATGTCACCTACATTAGTAACATTACCACCCATAGCAGCTACGAATCTTTTGATAATGTTGTCTAGGTCTTGTATTGGTTGTTCTGTTGTTGCATTAGTAAGCTGGTATTTTATATCATCTGCACTACTAACTAGCTCACCATCTTTATTATAGTACTCATTAGACATAAGAGCCTCTACCTCTCTCTCTATACGAGCCTGTATAGCTGGTGATAGTGGTTCTGGGTATATCTCTCCAAACTCATCTTCTGTTAGTTTGCTATATGGTTCAGTAACACGAACAAAACGAAAGGTTTCATAGTTATCACTGGCTTCTACCCTAACCTTACTAAAAGCAGTAGTTTTGTTTTTCCACTCTGCTACCTTAGCTGCTATTTCTGTATACCCACCTTTAGTAGTTCTATAAACATATCTATCTGGGGTGTTAGTAACTGCTACTAAGCCTTTTTCAAAACCTGTTAGTAACCGTTGAACAGCTTCTTCATAATCTAGTACTGGTTCTAGTTTAACACGTAATAGTCGGGCTGCTAGTTCTGGTGATGGTATTGTATCATTATTTTTATGAAAAGCAAGAGTAGATCTTGTTCTTCCAAACAAAGCCTCTATTTCTTTAAACTCTGGTGCGTTGTAGTTAGGACAGCTTGCCATTATTTTATATACATTTTATAGTGTCTAATATCTGTTGATCTGTAGCTCCTGTTTGTCTTTCTTTGTCTCTGAATCTAGTAGCAGCCTCAGTCCATTCTAGTTCAGTCCTTCCTTTTTTATCTCCTTTCTCTTTATATATAGCAGCTAGTTCTGTTTTCCATACTGAGCCGGGTAATGTGGTACCAGCTGTAGGTTGTTCTAATGCTTTGTATAGTTGCTTCTTCTTTTTGTTCCAGTTATCTTGTATCTTATTGTACACATCATAAAAAACTTTCTCATATCTCCAAGAATCATTATCACTAGAAGAAAACACTCTACTCCATGTTTTTCCGTTATCTTCCATAACAGTTAGTTGTATCTTGGGAGCAAAACCATTATCACCTGCATATTCTATATTGCCAATAATTTCACCTCTTATGTTATCTCCAACAGAAAACTCAGTCCATACCTTTGTTCCCATAGCTTTCTCTTGTAACTCAGGAGTAACAATCTCATTAACTATTTTCTGAGCAGCTGTAGGTTGTTGCACTGGTTGCATAGGTTGCGAAGATACAACAGGTTGAGCAGATATAGTAGACTCATCTTCAAAAGGAGCTGAATACTCTTCTTGAGGTGTAAAATTACCAGTACCAACTGCAGGTACTGGTGCTGCTTCTGTTTGTCCTTGTGTATAAGCTGGTTTTACACCAGGTCTCATAGGTAACTCACCAAATACACCAGTCATCATAGATGTATTCTTAGAACCTCTAGAACCACCATATACTACAGTATACTCAGCCTCTTTACCTGTTTGTATTGAAGTACTAGAGCCTGTTGTTACAGCTGCGCCATCTACGGTAGAGAGTTTATATAGTTTATCTAATATCTTAACATAGTAGGGCAGCTGGTATATTACCTCTTTTACTCCAGTGTTCTCATTTATCTCAGTAGTGTAAGAGAGGCCACCAATAGTATCCAGTTTAACGGCTGGTGCTACTATAGTGTTTATCTTAATATCAGTTCTAGTAACAGTAATAGCACCAGTATAACCAGATACCTTCTTAATGTTATAGAAGTTGTTAGTATGCATACCATAACTATCTATAAACTGTTTCCTAACATCTTGCAATAAAGCACCAAAAACACGCATGTAATCTTCTTCAGTAGCCCTATAACCTAGCTTCATCATCTTATTAACCTCTTTAGAAGAAGATAACAGATCCATGAATACAAAGTTGGGTATGTAACGTAAGAAACTGTTGTTTTTAAACTGACCACCGTCTTTTACTAACAGGTAGTTGAATATAGCAATAGCCTGAGTATGAGTATTAAGAGGTTTATTATTCTTGTCTGTGATACTGTTAGAATATAGGTCTACAAAAGCACCAGCTAATGATTCTATATACCCCTCAGATAGTTTAGTCCAGTTTCTAGCACGTAACTCATCTATACCGGTCTCTGTTATCTTAGCATCTACAGCATTCAAGAAGTTGTGTATCATTAGGTTCTTTCTATTCCTACCACTACCCTCCGTTGATATTAACTCTCTGAGCTCTTTTACTATATCTACAATAGTCTGTTCACCAGCTGTAGAATATATGAGTGAGTGACGTAGACTATTCTTAACCTCTGGTTTACCAGCCATACTGTGCATATATGCCTTAATAGCTAGAAAAGATAGTAGGTCGTTCTTAACAGTAGCTATATACCTATCTCTATCAGCTCTTCTTTCTGGTTCAAAGTTAGCATGTATGATGTCTGTTATGTTCTTAAAGGCAGCCGTTCTTTCTGTAAAGAATGCTGGTGCTATACTGTTGATCTGCTCCAATATACGTATGTTAGTACGCATAATAGGATCAGTACCTATAACAGTAAAGAATGGTATAGGTGCCGGTGTAAAAGGATCTGACAATGTTGCTATAGTTGATAGTATACTATCAATCTCTTCATATGTTTTTGGCAATCCCTTTTGTAGTCTAGTAACCTTAGCTATCTGTGCAATGTTTTGTGATACCTTATCTACTCTAGCCAACATACGTATAGCAGATGCACTAACAGCTGAGTTATTGTCACCACCAGCTATATTGCTAATCATGTTAGTATCTGTAAGGTCTACTCCACCAATGTTTTTAACACTGTCTATTATGTTAGCTAGTAAAGTAGAAGCACGTACCTTTTTTTCTTCGTCTGTTTTTATACTACCCTTAGTAGCCTGTAGCTGTTTAAAATAGGTTCTTACTATAGGTTGTAACATCATTAGTGTAGCTGTTTTAATAGGTACACCAAGAGCCACCATAGCAGATACATAACCAACTGCTTCTATGTTCAGTCCTAGTTTAGCTGCTAGTCTTTCTTTAGCATTGTCCGTCATTGCATTCACAATAGCAGAGATCTGTGCAAACTTTCTTTTACCATCAGTTGTTTTAGTATCTATGAAGCTAAAATAGTCCTTACCATCAAACGACAGCTGATAGTCTGTTGATGACAGTGTCATATTGTGCTGGTTCAGTGTAGAGAACACCAACATAGATAGAACAGCTGCTCCAATATTACGGCTACCTTCTTTGTTATTCATATTAGAAGCTAGTTTACCTCTAAGACTATCCACATTAACATCTGGTTCCTGTAGAACCTTCAGTACTCTAGTGATGTTCTTCTTATCTGCAGCTGGTATGCTCTCGTTAGATTGCATAGCAGTAAACTCTACAACAAGGTCATCTACTAAACTACTGAGGATGTCTACTGACGTACCCTGGTTGAGTATAGACAGCTGTTCTTCTGTATCTACTGCAATATCATCGTTATTTAACATAGCTAGTTTAGCAGATAGAGCTTTGTTAGTAAGCACACCGTTGTTGAGATCTTTTATCTGTACACCATTTTCATGGGTCATATTATAATACTCTATAGCATCAGTAGGCATACCTAACTCTGCTAAAGCAGTCTTAAGAATCATCTTATCTATAGAAGTTGCAGATAATAACTCATAAATATCTTCTATGTCTGCTATAATGTCTGAGTTTATATTACCTACTATATCTCCACCTACATCAACTGGTCCTATACTAGCTAGTTCTTTTATTTTAGCTCTAAATGCATTATTATTAGCAAATTGCCATTTTACATACTCATCAAATATTCCTTGTGTGTCAGTTTTTGAACCATAAGCCACTCTAACAGATGTTTCTGTTAATTGTTTTATTCTGGCTTTTATTCCTACTAATTGTCCAGATAAAGATTTCATCTCTTGTATGATAGGTCTTCTATATTTTGCTCCTTCCATAGTACCAAGAGACTCTAACTCATTATCCAGTTCTTGTATTCTATCAATGTAATCAGACTCTGTAATAACTAGATTGTCATACTGCGCTTTAACATATTTCTTTACTTCTTTTATCTGTCGTCCTTTGTCTGCTATTTCTTTAGAATACCCAGGAGTATTTTCAAACATACCAGAAAGTTCGTTTAATCTGGCTTTTGTTCTGTCTATTATATTTTTTAACGTATCATATTCTTCTTGGTTTTCTCTTTGCAGTTCTGCATAGGTATCAGCCATCTCTATGTACATCTTGTCTATATCAAAGTCCATACCAGAGATCTCTATAATCTCTTGTGGGAATACACCAACACTACCATACTGAGCCGGTAATGTGTCTACATACTCTAGTGCTACATAAGAGTGCTTATCATCAGATGGAATACGAATACCAAACATAAACCGTAATGCTTCTGGTATTTTATCCATAACATCTTTATAATGAGCTGGTATAAGACACTCAGAAAACTGTCCTAGGTAATTACCTTTCTCATCGTATTTTGGATAGTTGTGTCTAAGATCATCTACGTATATATCTCCTACCTGTAGCCCCTCGTATCTTCTTGCATACTCATCTTGTGTACTCCAGTCAATAGGATTACTATATGCAGCTGGATTAGCTCTTATCTCAGCATCTGTTACTACCTTCCATGTACGTGGTTGTCCTTCTAGTGCTTTCTTGTAGCCCTTGTCACCTTCTTTCCATATACTAGTCACTATTTTAATCTTACGTATACCCCATGGTGACACAGTAGCTACTGACATACCAGGAACCTTTTCTGATAATATGCCCTTAGAGAAATAACTAAGGAACAGCTGCGTGTATTTTGTTAGTACAGCTGGAAAGTTCATGTCGTATATAGGTTCTCCCTGTGCGTCTAGCTCAAAGAATCCTAGTGTCTGGCTGTCAGCACCAGTAGCCATTAACATCTCCTGTGCATTCTTAATAAAGCGACCTAGTTTAGGAGTCAGCTTTTGTATGTCTATACTAGTCTGTAACTCAACTAATGCTCCCTCATAATCTACTATGTCGTTAACAGCTGTATTAAAACTATTAGTCTTCCTTTGTGCTATACTCTCTTGATATATGTCACGTATTCTACCTACAGTCCAGTCATTACCATCACTGTCTTTCTCACTACCTAAGAATACAACCTTAGTATCAGGGTTTTGTTCAGCCATAATCTGAATCATAGCCTGAGTAGGAGAGGTAATCTGTATCTTGTTAGATGGATTCTCTACCTGTTTTCTCATGTACTGAGCATTTAGCTGTTGGAAGTTACTATCAGTAACAGCTGAAACAGTAGGTGCTATATCTACCTTCATGCCCTTAGAAGCAGTAACAGGGTGTCCAAACACTATAGTATCACTCTTAGCCTCAAACTCTTCCATCTTAAGACGTAACTCATGCAGATGTTCTAGACCTGGGAATGGTATAGTGAACTCTCCGTTACTGTCTGGTAGAGATGTAAATGTTTTGAATAGGGTTATAGTAGAGTTTTTGAGATAGTTTTGTCCATCAAAATACACCAGTTTCATACTGTTAAAAGCACCTGCTTTTATTAATCCGTCAGAACCAAACACCTCTTCTTTAGATAACTGATTACCATCAGCTAGAGTATTAAGAGCATCTACCTGTGTTTTGTTGAGCGTACCAAAACCGAATAGTGCATATCTCTGTGCTTTTTCAGTCATGTACATCAGAGCATCTGCTTTGTCACCAGTAGCCTCTAGTTTACCATTCTTATCAACACCGTCAGTCATCTTTCTAAACCTAGGATCAGCAAATGTGAAGTGGTGGAATGTACTGAGTGTGTGATTAATACCCCACTCTGGTGCCGTTACTAATACTCTCATATCAGGTCCTGCAGCAGCCCAACCAGAAGCTCTCTTAACCTGATCTATGGTATTCTTGAAACTCATAGCCTCTTCTCCTAATAACAGTTTATTAGCAGCAGCACTATTCACATAGTCATTGACAAACACCTGCATTACATTATGAAAGAAATCACCAGGTATTAGGTTATAATCACCTTTCTCCCCTTTGAATAGGTACTCTGGTGCCAACAGATTCTTGATACCATCTTCTTCTTTTCTTACAAGACCTAATACACGCATGTCAGTAATAAGGGCTTCTGTCTCTGCTAACCAGTATCTGTTCAGCTGTTCTGTTAGTGCATCCTTATCTATAGGTTTTCCAGCTTCTATATCAGCAGCCATGTCACCCATCATAAGAGCAGTATTAAATAGTTTTAATCCTCTTGGGTTTTTACCAGTGTGATACCCTTCTTTTACCTCTACTCTAACCTCACCGTCTTTTAGTGGTCTGGTAGCTTGTTTTGCTATAGTCTTTATCTCTTCTTTTACTCTAGCTATTCTCTGTTGTTCTTGCAGCACCATGTCATACATGATGTCTACTACCTGTTGTGATAATCTATTATTCTCTACAGCTGCAACAATAGGTAGTTCCATAAAGAACATCTGGTTTTTAGCCTCTATAGTACGCAACATAACAGGTGCAGTAGTAAAGGCCTCTGTAGCATACTCTACACCTTCTTCATCTGTATATTTCTCTATGGGTTTTTGTGTTGTAACAACATTTTTAGGTTTTACATACGTAGATAATAGGTAGACCAAAAACTCTCTAGGCGTAAAATCACCCATCACCTTACCATCAGTGTTAGTAACAGCCCTACCAATATCATCTACAGTAGCACCAGGCTCAAACATGTCTACTCTTTTTAAACCATCTGCTCCTATAACCTTTATCTTACGTTGTCTAGCTAGTTCTAAGAAACGTTCACTCTCTAATAAGAAAGAACGTCTATCAGGATCTTGCATAAGGTCTTCTCTGAACATCTCATTGTTCAGTTTATTAGTCATAACAGTAATCCAAGATGGTAGTGTATGAGAGTACACAGTTTCCCCATCAGCTGTTTGGTACGACATGGTATTCACAGACTCATCAAACTGTGCATTACCCAGTGCCATTGTTTTTAACCTACCAATAGCTCCTTTATTGTCCTCTGTTTCTATGAATACATTATCTCCTTTTAGCAACGAGTATTTTATACCCCTAATATCTTCAACTGTTAATGGTTCCACATCAGTATAACCACGTAACAGTACACGTTGTTCAGCTGTCCTTACATTATCATCTTTAGCAAAAGCAATAGAATATTCTATGTATCTAGGAGACAGTTTAATGCCGGTACCAGCATATATTCTGTTAGCTATCTGTTTACTAAGGTTTTGCAGCTCAACAGTGCCAATATGTGTAGCTAGTGCTGTCTTGTTATTCATATTAGACAACATCTCATCAAAACCACCAGTAGCAGCAGTCACCATCTCTTTTACATCTTTCTTGCTCTTGCCTACTAGTTTATTACCTAGACGTATTTCAAACTCTGAGCTCCATGCATTCAGTTGATTCTGTGTTACCTCTTGTGAGTTAGCTGAAAATACACGCACCTTATTATTATTATCCATCTGTACAAACAGATGATCTAGTTCAAACATGTTGAACCCTTTTATCACTTGTTGTATGAGTATACTATTCTTAGCTGTAGTGAATGTTTTAGTAGTATCATCATATTCTAGACCAGTTTCTCTTATTACCTCTCTGATGAATGCAGCTGTCTCTGGGTTGCTATCATCATTACGCATACTCCACATACGACTAATCATATCAGTAGCACCTGACTGGTTAGACAGCAGTTTAATCATACCATTGTACACCTTATTAGCATTAATAGCCTGTACTAATGGAACACCTGCTGAAAACTCTGTATTACCAAACTCATCGGTGAATGTTACAGTAGTACCACCTATAAACTGACGTAAGAATGCAGATAGGGCAGCGTATGTAGTAGGACGTTTTCTATCTTCTACATTACGTTCTCCGTAGTCATCTGTAAGATCTTCTACCTCATCTTCTTCCATTTCTGTTTTTATACCAGATATTTTTAGGTAGACATTAGCAGCATCTTTTAGTGCAGTTCTACCAGCATCAGATATAAACAGGTTGTGACGTTCTTTCAGTCTAAGAAACCAACGTATAGCAGCTTCTTTGTCTACTCTAGACATCTCTTTAGCTCTCTCCCGGTATTTTGGATCAGCTGGATTATACATAGCAGCATATGTATCTAGTATCTCTTTATATACTGCATTAGTATTATAGCTACCTTCTAATAGAGCTTTCTTCAGGAACAAAGCAGCCATAGTAGAAGATATTATCTCTCCTTCTTGTTGTGGTAGGTATTTAGTAACCTGTTTAGGTCCTGATGGTGTCTGTATAGTCTCAGTACCTATTGGTATAACCTTCTTAGCAACATTAGCACTGGTACCTATATTATTCACATACTGGTTAGGCTGTACAGTGCTATTCCTGAAAGAACCACGCTCTATCTCATAGAATAGTCCTTTCATATCAGCACCAGTAAACTGAGCCCACAACCAGTTTATCCAGTCTGTTAGTCTGTTAAAGAAACCACGAATACCAGTAGTTACTCTATCTGTACGCCCCATTCTAAAAGCATCAAACTGATCAGCCATGTATTCTTCGTACAAGATCTCAGTCAGCTGTTCTTCTGACATCTCAGTATATAATGGAGAAGACTCTCTAAGAGCCTGTAATCTTGCTGGTGTTGCAGGATATATACCAGCTACCTCGTTGAGTAGTCTATCTATTGTCTCTTGTGGTAACAATAGACGGAACACCATATGAAATGCCTCATGGTATTTACCTACAGAGTCTTTATTAGTACGTATAACAGCTTGCACATTACCAGTCTTATCTAGGTAGTACATAAACTCGCCAGCTGTAATGTTGTTGTTATATAATGTATCTATAAAAGAATCAACCTCTTCTATAGTCAACCACGATGGTAGGTTCTTTTTTATGTAATCGCTAAACCGTCCTATATTCTCTACAGACTGCCCAGTAAAAACCTCATCAGCTGGTACTGTTTTTAATGCTATAATACTGTCTATCCAGTCATCATCTTCTAACTGAGCCAAAGACTCTACAGTAGGTTGTGTACCGTTAGTCTCTTGTGTAACTGCTACTGGTACATCTACAGAACTCTTCCCTTCTACACTAGGCTCTATTGGTATGTCAGTCTGTGCTGGTATTACCTCCAGTCCTTTAATAGGTGCCGGTGTTTCTGGTACTACTGATGGTACTATATTCTTAACCAGACCAATGTTAGAGGTAATCTCCATCTGGTCTAGTGCATTCACATCAGGTTGTTTACGTACATTGTACTCAGTGAATACTACACCGTCTTTGGGCCACATAACACCTTCTTTAACAGCTACATCACTAGTCATAGCAGTATTAATGACAGCTGTAAGGTATGTGGTGAAAGAAGACATATCTGTAAAAGGAGTCTCGTTTTTAGCAACATCTATTACTCCACTAGCCCCCTGCCCTTCATTCATAAAAGGGTCATACCATCTAACAGCAAGATTACCCTTATCAGATATACGGAAATCAAAGAATATACCGTTAGCATTTTCTGGTCTAGCAGTAATGAATATAGTAGATAGTAATTCATTAAGAGTCTCTATGTCCTTAACTGTTTTCTTTTTCTTACCAAAAAACGCAGTAATCTTTTTAGCAATGTCCTTGACATCACTATCAGTCATCTTAATACCCTTAGCTTGTAACCAAACTCTCTGACCATTAGGTAGTTTAACAGCTACACGATAGTTACCTAGATTGTTAGCATACTCAGGTTGTTCTTCTATGAGTCTAGGATTACCATAGTACACCTCATTAGCGGAGTTATCTATTATTCCTTCTACCTCATATAGTGCTTGTATATCTGCTAATGTAGGACGGTCAGGTATACTAGCTTCTAATGCAGCTATTTTTTTATTATAATCTGCATTAATGCTGTCTATTGCTTTTTGGTTCTTAGTTTTAATAGGTTTAAGTACTGGTCTATTTAGATAAACAATATCTTTTTCTATCTCTGCTAATTCAGCAACAAAAGGTTGTTTTTTATTTTCTATGTCGTTAATAGCTTTACTAGTGTCTTCTTCCTGGGTTATTTCAAATGGAAGGAAATAATAATAGTTGTTTGACCCAACTATTGTTTGTTGATCTCCTATTAATTTATCATTTTTATCAGTTTTAAATTTGTTACCTAAAACACCAGTTACTCTGCCTATAGTAGAAACATTTGGGTTTGTACTATTGTCTCGTGCTATGTAATAAGCATATAAACCTGTTTTAGGTTTTGTTGTACCATAGTCCCTTAGATACGTATACAATCTACCTTTTTTAAGAGTTTCTATATGGTCTTGTAGTTTCTTTATTTGTTTTTTTATATTTTCTTGTATTGAATAAGGATCTTCTTTAACCTCTCTATAAGATAAATCTTCAGCTGGTGTTATAAGAACATCCTGTACCCTAGACAATTTTTCTTGTCTTTCTTTTTCTATTTTTTCTATCTCATTATTAAACTGTATAGACTCTTTCTCATTATTAAAATCATTCTCTCCTCTAGATGGTGTTATTCTGAATGGTATTTCTTCTCCTGATAGAGTAGTGTTACCAGCTGATAATAATGGCTCTAGTCCAGACCATACTGATAAGCTGTTAGTTACATTCTGTTGAAACTGAATAAGAGCCTTTTCAGCTGTCATACCTTCTGGTATAATAGCAACAGCTGCAAACTGCTCTGGTGTCAAACTATTAACATCAACTAGATGTCCGTTGAATGTAAACAAATATTGCTGTGGTGGTTGTAGATAGCCTATTAGTGTATCATTATAATATACAGCTACAGTGTATGTACTACGCATCTGTTGTACATAGTCTCCTTTTTTAAAAGGCATCATAGCTTTTTTAATAGCAGCATCTACTTCATCTTCAGTAGCATAAGTACCTAGGTCTTTTACTGATGTAGTTACTCTCTTATCTAACAGCTGTATTTTCCCATCAGGTAGTTCTACTTTTTCTATATCGTCTACAGACAGTCTACTAATAAGACGTAACCCGGCTCTTAACTCTTCAGGAGTAATGTCTCTTAATACAGCATCTTTAGCAGCTTTTTGTTCAGCTGTACCAGCAAGAGTAAGAATATTCATGTTATTGATATTCTGTATCTTGTCTTTGTTTTGTTGGTTAGTATATACAACAGGTTGACCATCTGCATCATCTTCTACGTCTTCGGTAGTTTCTGGTTCTTCTGTATTCTTTAGTGTAGCTAGTTTTTCTTTTAATGATGTTAGTGCATCTTTATCATCTTGTGGTGTTTCTTTTTCTGCAATATCTCTAGCATCTTGCTCTGTAGCTCCATTAGCTACAAGATTAGCTACTCTAGCCTGAAAAGCATCTTCTAGTTGTTTTATAGCGAACTCTAAATCTTCTTTTGTTTTTGGTTCTACTGGTGTATACGTATCTACAGGTAACACATCACTATCTGCAAAATCATCATCTTCATCATCTTCTTTTGTTGTGTCTGCTGGTACTGGATCACCGTTAGTAATATCAGCACGTAGGTCAGCTTCTTTTTTAGCTTCTTCTTTTACAGTATCCCTAGCAGCTGTCATAGCATCAAACAGCTTACTATGCATAGTAACAAAGTTTTTAGGATTAGAGAGTAGATTAAGTATTTCTATGTACTGACTATAGTCTCTGTTAAGAGCGTTATAATCTCCTAGTAGTTTAAAAGCTTTTTCAAAATCAGAGTCTAGCAGATTAGTATTAGATCTGCCACTAGATTGATTGTCAGATTCTATATATAACCTCATATAGAGTTGTAGTTCTGTTTTAAGGTTATCCATTTCTTCTGACTCTTCTTTAGAGTCTAGTAACCTATTATATTTTTCTTTCCATGACTCTAAAGCCTTTATCCTGTCCTCTGTAGCTTTTACCTGTTGTGTTAGCTCAAGATCTCCTGTAGCTGTGTCTTTTAGTGTTTTTAGGTTCAGTTGTAATAGTTTGATCTCCTTGTCCAACTCACTGTTATTACCAAACAGATCAAATATTCTGCTAGTAGTTTGTCCTATACCAGGTATTTGGCTAGCTGCAGTTTTAATCTCTGCTGCTCTTGTCATAGCAGAACCAGCATGATACGTATTATATGCTAATATCTCTATAGCTTCATTTAATGCTGCTTTTTTCCATTGTGCATCTAGCTGTTTAGCCGGATCTTTTTCTAGTTCAGGTATAATAAGATCAGAATAACGGTCTTTTAGGTTTTGCCAATTAATATAGTATTGTTCAATATTAGTAGCCAGCTGCTCAGTGTATTGTTTAGGATTAACCTCTTCTGTAAGATTAAACTGTTCCATAAACTCTTTTGGTGTGAATCTACCATCACCCATCATACGAATGTTATCTACAAAAGCATCCAACATACCAGCTTTTACAGCTGCACCAGCTGCTTGTGATATAGCATCGTCTTTTGAGTTGTGACTCATGTATGGGTCATTAATAGCAGCAGCATCTCCAATATTCTTAGACACCTTCATCTGCTCTTTGAACCTGCTGAATCCTTTTGTAGCTGTATCAGGATTATTGAAGAATGTCTCTAGCAGCTGTCTATTAGCTTCTACAGTTTTCTTTTTATTCTCTGCAGCTTCTCTTACGTTGGAGTATAGAGCTTTTGCACCAGCTGTCTTACCATACATAACAGCTGACGTTAGTGGAGACATGAATAGCCCAGTAACGGAGCCCATTAGGAACGTCTTCCAACCCTCTTTGTTCAGCTGGTCTCCTAATCCCTTAGCAAGATCTACTCTATTCAGTATATTACCATCTACATCCTTATTACCATGATACATGTTGGTATAGTACTCAGTCAAAGACCTATTAGAACCTTCTTGTAGTAACTCCTGTAATCCTTCAGATACCTCCCATTTTCCTAGGTTCTTAGCATTATTTTTTAGTACTGTGTACATAGCGGTACCAAGACCAAAATCTTTACGTACCTTGTTGTAAGCACCTATACCACCGAATGAGTTTTTATTGTAGACTCTGTATACATCATTAACACCGTCTTTCAGTTTACCTTTCACAGCCATAAGACCATCATCACTAGCTTCTGCTAGTTCTCTGAATAATCTCTTAGTACTAGAGAACTTACTCATCATGTTACCAAACTGTATATTGTTCATGGTCATTAATAGACCAGTGTTCACTATGTAGTTATCAGTAGCAGCACCATAAGCAGCATTCTTTATATTCATAGCCTCTGTGGCATCCGGTAGTCTACCTTCTTTCTCGTAGAATGAATCCATGAGTCCTATGTACATATCACCATAGGTACCAGCTGCCTCTATAGATGCTTCTGCCCTAGCAGCTGAAAACATCGTATAGTTCTTTATCAACCCTGGTACAGTAGCTTGGAACATCTGCATACTGGTACCACCAGCTGTCTTAACAGCTCTTGCATCAGTAATAGCTTGATAGAATGGAGTAAAGTTCTCAACAACACCCTCAATAAAAGAACGATTCTTACCAAGATCAGTCATTCTTTTAACCATATTAACATCTTCTGATATTGCTGTAGCTGTTTTACCACTACTCATCAGGTTCTGTACCTGTTTCAGATCCTCTAGATGTCCTACATCTTTCATCTGCTCCATAGCCTTACCCAAACGAGTCATAGCAGCTATGTTCTTACCAGAACCTACAATACGTCCTAATCCTCCTAATAATAACCCAGTACCCATCATATAACCAGCTGCACCAGCAGAGAATCCTAACTGCCCTACAATATCACCAAGAAACTCTTTATTGAATATTCCTTCTTGTGTTATTGGAGTCTGGTATATATGATATTTATTCATTATATCTTTAAGCTCTTTATCTGTTTCTAGCAGTTCTTCTGGAGAACCAGCTAGTTTGTTAACAAATGTATCTTTTCCTGATAGATAGTCAGACCAAGAGGCTGGATTGAATAGAGCGTTAATAAGATGTGCATCAGACTGTAACCCTGCTTTGATTGTTAGGCCAGCTAGACCAACAAACTGACCAGCTGCCTTACCCATAACATCTCCCCAATCAGATGCTTGTTGGTATCTTATCTCATATGGATTAGCTGTTTTGCCTGTAGTAGGATCAGTAATACCAGATGCAAAAGGATCAAAACCTATAGTGGAGAAATGTCGATCATTAACATATTGAGCAGCACCACTTTTATCCCAGTTAAAATAGTCTGGGGCCATACCTGCTTCTTTTGTAGGTGCTGCTTTTTTCATGTCTGCCATAAGAGAGTCCATTATATCTAATGGTGGCACATCATTTTCAGTATTAGATGGCAACAAGCCTGTTTGATAAAACTGTTGTTGTAAGTGCGGTGTAGGTATTCCAGCTCCTACTAATGTTGGTGTAATACTCTCAGATATGATATTGCTATTAAACATAGTATGTGTTATTGATTGGTTCTTTTAAACTCTCGTTGATACTCTTCAGCTGTCATTGTTCCTTGATAACCAGAGTTTGCTAGTTTTCTATTGTTAATATTCTGCTGTGTTATCTGTCTATATATTCTATCTCTTGCAGCATTTATCTGTTCTGGAGTATATTGACTAAAAGAAAACTGATACGGTCTATTAGTAGTAGGATCTATTAAAGGTTTTTGTTCATACATTCCTTTTTTTGGATTATAGTAGTTATAAGAACCTGTTAACTGCACTGTGCTTGCTTGTCCTTGTCCTGCACTAATAACTGGTGCTATTGTTACTTTAAAACCAGCTGCTTGCATACCTTGTGTGGGAGCATAAGAAGCACCTTGTTTCATATCATAATATCGTAGCTTATAATCAGCACCTATAATATTTTGTAGAGTTGGGTTATCTGTACTAGTGTTTATGGGTATAGTTATAGAACCCTTTTTTACAATGTCAGTAATATCTACGTCTCCTATCCTAACTGGCTTATCTCCTTCCTTGTAAGGAGCAAAGTTAAATACTACAGCTGGTCCACCGTCTGGTGCTCTTGTTGTAGTAGGCTGTACAGATGACATATACTCAAGCTGAGTGTTTTTGCCTGTACCTGCTAGTGTCTGTAATAGTGTAGTAACAGCTAACATCTCATCTGGGTCATCTATTGGTTTTATGTCTCTTCCTATACCTGAGTACATACCATTTCTACCTGAAGGAACAGAAAGACCTCTTGCTATGTTTATGGCTTCTGGTGCCGTAGGAGTTAATGTAGCTATCTTACCTCTATTTCCAGTAAGAGCATCTAAACCATTAGGCATAGATTTTAGAACCTGGTTACTAGCTTCTCTACGTAACCTTGAACTAGTTTTAGGATCTCCATACAAAGATGTTAGTCTATCTCTTTGAAAATTCCAACCAAAAGAAGGGTCTTCTGCTCTAGTAATAGAGTAGCCATTTGGACTAGTAACAGTTTCCATTTTATACTGTTTATTTCCTATAGTAACATCTGTAGACATAGGATCTATTTCTCCTTTTAGCCACATAGATGCAACTTCTTTTCCAGTCAGTGTTTTTCTAGTTCCATCTTGTGTTACTAGGTTTATCGAAGGAAAATTATCTTGTATGTCTTCTGGTTTTGTTTTTAATATAGCGTATTTAGAGTCAGTTTTTATAACAGCTTCTGTAGCTTTATTAAGAGCTGTTTTTGTTTCATTAATCTTTTTAAGGTCTGCATCTATTTTATCTATACCTAATAGAGCAGCATATTCTTGATCATTAGTTACACCAGATGCATTAGTAGTTACATAACCTTTTAGTTTAGTATATAATAAAGCACCGTCTTCGTAGTTATCAACTCCTAGAAAATCTGCTACGCTTTTAAGAGCAGCTTTATCCGCAGCATTGTATTTATAATCAGAGTCATTTTGTTTTTTCCATAGTGCAGTGTTTACTGTATTTATAGTAGCAGTATTTATCTCTCCAGCTGGACCTTGCTTGCCTATTAGATAACCAGCTAAACCATCTGCTGCCCATACCTGGTTATGAAGATTCATATAATCCTCTTCATTTTGTTTATTAAAAATATCTAAAACATTAGTCGTTTCAGCTGTACTAATATCATCTTTCATATATTCAGGTATAGAAGGATCTTCACCTATATTAACCATGTTACCAAAAACACCTTTAAATGCTTGTTTTGGTATTATACCTGAGTCATATGCTTTTATAAGATTACCAATACTAGTCTGCTCTAATGTACCTAACGATATTTGATAGTCTAGTTCGTCTTTTCTTCTTAACCTTGCTTCTTTTTGTTGTTCTAAAACATTGTCCTGAAAAGCCTCATAAGCCTCATCTTTCTTAAACGTCACCTTCTCACTAGCAGACATTACAGCTGCAAAAGATTGTATAGAGTGTTGTTTCTGTAATTCACCCATATACTGAGCCGGATTCTGGTATATGTAGTCTTTATTAGTTATTTTGTCCTTATTCCATTGCTCTTGTTTTCTAGTTATGCCTATCTGAGTATTTTCTAACATAGCAATAGAACGTAGTATAGCCTGATAGTCACCTGCTTGACTTTTTAGTATAACAGGTTCTGTCACTCCATTACTGCGTTTTTCTGGTACTGCACTGTTTTCAATACGTTGTTTCTGTTCTAGTAACGTTTTTAGCTGAGAGCTAACCTCCCCAGCTTGGGTAGTATACATTTTATCTATAGACTCTATTATATTTCCAGGTACCATAACAGTTAGTTCTTCATCTGTTAGATTAGGATTAGCTGCTAGGAGATTACGTTTTCTATTATCAACATCTATCTGCCCATACATCTCAAACTGCTGCTTCCAAGATGGGTCATTTAATATACCAGCTGCAAATGTTGTAAAGTTAGGAACTGAGTCTGGTCCGCCTATTGTTGATTTTAAGTAATAACCACCTGTAGGTTGGTCTATTTCTACAGTCATTTTTTGTTCTGCAGCTGCTGCACGTAGGTTGTCCATAATATTACGTACAGGTATAATCCCTCTCTTTCTGATAGCACGTAGTTTATTAAGATCTGTACCAGCTCTTTCTAGCTCTAGTTGTGTTCCCTGTAAGTACTGTAACTGAGATGGGTCATACATCTTTCTTTCATCATCGTCAGTAGACATCAAACCACGTTGTACTTTAGATATACTACCAGACATATTCTTAGTGTGACCACTGTTGAGTAGCAACCTCTCATCAGACCAAAATGGTTCAAACACCTGTTGAGCCTGTGCAGCTGTTTTAGGTAATAAAAGATCTTGTGTAGCAACCTCTCTTAGTTTTTTCTGTGCCTCTGTTATATAACCAGCTTTTAGTTCTTCTGCTGCTTGTCCTGTAACCTGCATATTTAATGCAGCAGAGTAATCATTCTTAGATGATTGTACCTGCTGTTCAAACATAGTATTAGCTGTTTGCTGCTGTTGAGCAAGCATAGTGTAGTTCAGCTGTGGTCTAGGTGTGTCGTTAAACTGGTCGCTAACACCTTGGATATATGAAGCCATATTGTAATAGATTGGCAGTAGTAGTTGTTACTACAGGTTAAAGATAGACAATAACATGATAATTATTGAATAAATGTTTTAGGTGTATAACATTCTTCATGTTATTTTTTTGGTAGCTTATTCATGTACCCACCGTATTTTTGTTTAGTTGTTTTAACAGTTTCTTTGTTACCTACCTTTGTTTTTTCACGAACTGTCTGTGATGTGCCAAAGACTTTTTGGAATGCTGCTTTTTCTGCTGCCTCTGTACTCATGTACTCACTGTATTGGTCTACCAGCTGTTTGTATAGTGCTCCTTCGTTTCCAGACACACCAGAACCTGGTCTACCAGCCAGTACCTCACTAAGGTATTTATCTCTAGTGTTTTCGCTATTCCAACGTAGTTTACCAGTACGGTCTAGCTGGTAGTATGGGTTGGTCATATTCTGGTTGTGTAAGAACGCAGCCTGTTCTTCTCTTTCTGCAGCTGTTTTAGCTACTACATCAAGACCGGCATTCATAGCATTAGTGTACTGTTGATTAGCTATAATGGTACCATCATATATTCTCTTAGCTCTTTCTCTTTTAGCAGCGTCTTCACTGGTACCTAATTGAGATCGTAGTTGTTCATATTGACTATAAGATTGGTTATTTATATTGCCTACCTCACCAGCTGCTTGTACAGAGCGTTTTAACAACTCTGCTTGCCCATTTTGTGCTCCTGCTCTACCTGCTTTAGTATCCCCACTATACATAGCATTAGCTAGTTGATTAGTTTGTTCAGCTAGTACGTTCCTAATAGGTTGATCTGATATTGGTAGCCAATTAGGATATTTAACATTAACAGCTGGTTCCCACGGTAGATGTTTCTTAATACTCAATAGTTTAGCAGCTGTAACAGCATCAGAGATATTAGCAGCTGTTATGCCATTAGATACACCCCTGCTTTTACCACTACCAGTCTTATCTGTTTTATTAGTACCAGTCTGTGGGTATAAGCTACTAGGAATACTCACTGGGTTCATTCTCTGTTGTACAATAGGAGATACTACACCATCTACAGCTGGTAGTGTTCCTATATTACTATTATCTCCGGCATTAATATTAGGTCTGTAGTTCTCAACAAAATCAGTACGATAGCCGTCTATACCATCACTATACTGACCAGCGTTAGGTTGACCATACAACAGATTAGCTAACATAACAGCCTGTGGTTTATCTTGTATATGCTGTTGTTGTTGGTAATATGTAGGAGAGTATGGTCCTTTATATTGTCCACCAGCTGCCATGGTAGTTGGGCCAGTAGGAATACCACGTTCTTGTTTACGCATTTCTTGTAGCTGAAACACCTGTTGTAGTTTATTCATAGCATTCTGCTGATTCATAGCAAGAGTCTTCTCTTGCATAGGGTCTATGTCCTTTTTATTGAGACCCTTCTCAGCCCTATTAAAAACACCCATAAAAGGTTTACCTAGCTCTGAGTATGTATAACCACCTTTCTTGTAAGGTTTGTTAAACATCTTCTGAGCACCGGCATCTTTCTCTTTCAGGCTCTTAGTATCTGACAATATCATAGAACCCTCTTCTAGTACAGTAGGATGGTCATTACCAGATGCATGAGAGTCTGAGGCTGCTTTTTGCACACCCATACCATCTTCTGTAGGTATCATAGCAATCTCATCATTCTCTAGTACAGCATTAGCCATATCTCTAGGAACTTTTGGAAGAGTAGTACGTACGTCTACCTGACTTTCATTGCTAGGTCTACCATTAGCCCACGACCACGGTATAGATAACTCACCTTTTACCTGTTGAGCATAACCACCAACTGCATATTGTGGTGCTGCTTTTATTCTTATAGTCTTTTGCATAATAGTTCCTCCGTTTTGATATATTGGCATACCTGCTGCATGTTTATAACCGTAACCACTAAACATCTTCATAGTTTTTTCGCTGTTAGGCATATTAATATACTCACCAGTACTATCAGCATAATTCCAAGCAGCATCTTCTGGTTTATATTGTAACTGTCCTTCGTGTTGTACAACCTCTGGATATACTCTTTGTGAAGCTGGATCATATGCCATTAGATGAGTGCTAGTACCAAAATAACCAGGTACTTGTATAGAGTGTCTATTAGGGTCATATGCTCTTTGTACAAAGTTTTTGTCTTTGTTCTTTTGCATAAGATAGTTACTAATGACAGCATCTTCTGGTGATATTGTTTTTATTTTTTTCTTTTGTGGCATATTAATAGTTTTATCCTAGTTCTTCTATATCGTAACCTGCATCCCGTAATCTTTTTATCTCTGCAGCTGACACTGTGTAGGTGCCTCCTGTTTTATATTGTGGTGCCGGCATTCTACCACCATGTTTACCGTATCTAGCTGGTGGTTGAAACTGTGGCATTAGCTGACCTTGTTGGTTATACTGTCCTCTAGAACCAGCTGTAGGATTAAGATTGGTCATCCCATTCTTAATACCAAACTGTTTCATCTCTCTACCACTCTTGAAAGCAGCAGCAATACCACCAGCTGCAATAGCAGCGTTAGTAAAGTTACTAAATCCTTGTCCGAATGGTCTACGTTGTTGTACAGGTTGTTGAAACTGTTGCATATACACATCGGTACTAGGACGGTTGTTTATGTTAGCCTGTGCTTCTTGATCTGTCATACCTTGTCTCCATACAGGGTTTTGTTGTACTGTACCAGCACCCTTAGATGGTTGAGTCACACCAGTATTCATAGCAGGATTATATGGCTGCTGAGGATTCTGTGAGACAGCTGCTGCTGGTATTTCTGTTTCTCCTTCTGGTGATGTAGGTACAGATAGTTTAAACCCACCAACAGCATACTGCATACCACCATACTGTTTTTTCCAGCCAGCAGCATTATGTGCAAACTGTGCTTTCTTCCTCATAGCCTCTGAATAGTTACCCGGATTAGCAAGAACCTGTGAAGCAAAACCCTGTACAGACTGTCCTCTTTTTTCAGCAGCAGCACTAAAGGTACCTTTTTTAGATGGGTCGATATGTATACCACCAGAACCATAACGAGGTTTACCCATCTTATATAATCCACCAGTACCCATAGATTGTTGTCTAATAGCATCTATAGAGTAGTTATTCTCTCCTGCCCCCTCATAGAAACTACTCTTATTCTCTGTGGCATACTGCATAGGTTGACCAGCTGTCTGGTAGTTCTGTGCTACCGGCTGTTGTTGCTGATTACCTATTAGGTTAGCTGGATTACCGAACCCCTCCCATTCAGATGCAGCTGTTTGTTTCTGAAACAACCCTCTGTTAGGTAGGGAGTACATAGAACCATAGTCTACCATACCAGCTGCACCGGGGTTATCTGTTGGGTTAGGTAGATTCCAAAAAGCAGTAGGTGTCTGTCCTCCGTTTTGGTAATATGTACCATCAGAGTATGTACCTGATCCTTTTGCTTTTACCATCTTAGTACCATCCCAGAACATTCCTTTCTTTTGGTAGAATCCACCTGTTTTCATATTGTTGTTGTTTATTGTACCACCGTATTGATTCTTTTTTATTGTCAATGTTGGTGCAAAGATATTGTCTTCTTCTATATAAGCATAGGGTATTTTTTGTTTTGCTGTTTTATTAATACCTTCTATATATTGGTTAATCTCTTTTACAGTCAGGTCTTTTGGTAACTCTGCTCTAGTAGGAAAACCCATATTGTTTAGCCTATTATAGCCATGGTATTGTATATCACCTAATCCTTCTTTTTTTGCTTTCTCTATCAGCCTAAGAGACATTGGATAACTATCTGCAGACAAAGAATGTGCTGGTATAAAAGACTCTCCTTTTGGCGCATCTTTTACTTTTTTATAAGCAGACAGCATCTGTGCGGCTGGATTATTAGTTGCATCTTTTGCTAGTCCATGTATAAGAGATTTTGTATCTGGTGTAGTTGTTTTTGGTAAAAACCCTTTCATATTATCACCATAAAAACTATTAACTAAGTTTTCTGCTACAGAACTTCTTCTAGTGTTTATAGATGTATTGTTTATAAAATTACGTACATTGTTTGTTAGGTTTGGGTCTATAACTAGTTCAGCTGGTGGGGCTGCCAATGTGTTGTTTAGTTGAGCATATTGTGGTCTAGGAGCACTTGCTACATTGTTGAGATATTCTTGTGCCTGTTGTTCTTCTGCAGCTATATCACTTATACTACCACGTCTTCTATATCTTGTTAGGTCTATAGTAGATGTTGATGCCTTTTTAACAGGTGCTTCTTGTTGTAATAAAGCTAGCCTATCTTGTAGCTCTTGTCTGGTATAACCTGTAGCTGCTTTTAGATTAGCATCAGGAAGATTGTCAACCTTAGCTAGTATAGCTTGCAGTTTAGCAGATTCTTCTGCTCCACCATTATATATAGAACCAACAACTCTGGTATTTTTTAAAAGATTCTGCTCTTGTGCTGATAGAGGCACACCAGGAACCATTCTTTTTCTTATATTTTTTACCTGTTGCATAGCACGACTAATACCTGCTATCTCATTTTTAACAGGCGCAACATATTCTCCAACAATAGGAGTAAGAGAAGATACGTCTACAGCTGCCTCTGCTGCCCCCATAAAACCAGCATACCCTTGTCTGTCTTTAAAATATCTTGATGGTTGAGAAAGATTAGCAACAGCAGCTGCAGGAAATGTAGCAAGGTTAAAAGGAAATTCTGTTCTTTCATTAGCAAGACGTAATTGATCCTGCCATGACATATCTTTCATTCTTTTGTTATATGCTGCAGAAAACTCTTTTAGTCCTTTTTCTGGTATACTGTTAAGATAAGATATATTGTCATTATATTGTTGTTCTAGTGATCTTAGATCTATATCTGGTTTTTCTACAGGGGTTTTATAAGGGGCTGCAATAGGCCTATGTTCCCAGTCTTGATATGGTTGAGTACCAACAGACACACCAGTAGGAGTATTACTATCTATAGTAGCAACACCTCCTTTTTTATAGCTCTTTATCTGTTTGTATTTTCTCATTATGATAATGTGTTTAGGTATTTTCCTTTAACATATGTTCCTTGTAGATTGCTTGCTAGATTAACTAACTCTTCATAGTTCTTACTCTCTCCATACTCACAGAGCTGCATACTGAATGCAACACCTTCATCTAAGAATCTACTAAGAGCACTGGTAGAAAACATAGGTGTTTCTCCTATAACCATCTTACCAAACCTTTTAGGTGCTTGCATACCCAATAGATACTCACAGATAGCATCTTTACTGTCTTCTAGTGACTCATACAACTCTTTCAACATATTGTGTTGTGCAAAAGATGTAGTAGCCAGATGAAAATCATGTGCTATTGCATGGTCAGTGAATAGTCTGTTTCTTATGATGTCAGGTGTTAATAACCCTGTGTCTTTTACCGGTAGTTTCTTTATATCTGCCATTGTTATCGTTTTGAATGTATGTTTTTAGTAGAGATGTATCGTACTGACATACTATTGTTATCAACTATATTTTTACGTAAAAAGATCTTGGTACCCATGTATCTGAATCTTTTCTGTTGTATTGGTGGTTTTGCAAAATCATAATAAGGAGTATTCATTGTGAATGTGTATCCATTATTACCAGTGTTAAAAGCTTGTGTAGTACCTAACCCAAACATAAACCGATTAGCTGTCATATCATAGAAGGTATTGAATCTATACTGACTCTCTACTCTGTCAAACAGTATGTTAATACCGGTACCTGTTGTTATAGGATACTGTAATGCAAGATACGGATTGTTCCATGGTTTTAAAGATAGTAATAATCTACCAGAGTTTTGTTCTGGGTTATATATAAATGCCTCATCAAAGAAACTATCGAATACCTGAAACTTATCTACACCGTTAGCCCTATACCGGTATGAGTCTAGCAATACCTGTACCGATGATAATGTAGTGTTCTCTACGCCTGTAGTAATAGGGATTTCTATCTCCATAGGTGCAGCTACACCGTAGTAGTTACAGAACAGGTCCATCCTACTATTATGTCTCCACAGCTGCCTACCTTTAGATGTTAGTAGGTGATTGTTAGAGAACATAGTTAGGCTAGGAAACCAGTCATGTACTCCTATCCACTGTTGTGTTCTGCAATCGTATGATAATGTCCATGATACCTCTTCAAAATATAGTGGGTCACCGTATGTAACAGCTACACCCTTACAGTATGGGCTACCGGTTCTACATGCTACACACAATATGCCACCAGTAACAGGGTCAATACCTGAAGGTGCAGAACCCGGAGGACATGGACCAAGATACCACTGGCCGTTAGAGAAATTGGCAGCATCTTTCTTAGGAATAAACTCTTTCTTACATACATACAGTATATGGTTAGTAGCATCAAAAGACAACTGTACTCCTATTCCTACTACTGGGTTATCTGCTAGTGGGTAGTTAGGTACCTGTTGCAACAACATAGAAGGTAGGTATTTACTACTCCACCACCATATACTGTCAGCTGTCAGGTCTTTTACACCATCTGCATATTGGAATATCTTACCAGTATCTCTAGATGCCCAGAACACACCATAAGGAGTGTTGATAACAGCTAGTCTGTTTTGACAGCTGCCATACTGCATACCGCTATCAGCATTACTAACAGACTGTAGGGCTTGGTTGAATAGAGACCCTGTACCCACAGCAAAATCAGTACCTGTCTGTGATGGTATAGAGTCTACGCCCATAAACATAGCCGGAGACATATCATCGAACAGTATCAGGGCACCGGTCCTGTTAATAGACTGAAAGGCTACAACACGAGATGGAAAATCCTTGTAGTTGTTAGGTAAGAACATACGCCAGTTATCCCTACGTAGTTCTTCTTCTTGTGGCATAGAATACCGTACTCTACGTGGATAGTACTGAAAACATGTATATGCTAGCTCAGGGTCATAGTCTCTACGTAATGTCTGAGCCCATGAGATGTACTGATTATATAGTTTACCAGCTGACAAACTATAGTCGTATTTATAGAATGGTCGTTCTTTTATATAGTCACTACGGAATAGTAATGAGGTATCTGTTGTTTCTCCGTATGGGTTATAGAACATCTTAGGTATCTCATCTTCCCAATCTCTGTATCCTACATTCACAGTAGTTTCTACATAAAAATCTCGTACTCCATTACAAAACAGATAAAAAGCACCATTCTTAACATAGAAACCTGGTAATGGTATAGCTCCTACTAAAGGTATTGGTATAGGTATAGCTAGGGAGTTAACCTGTGCATCAAGATGTCTATACCTACTAGGTAATGCTATTAGGTCATTGTACACATTAGTATTGTCTACCCAAAACCTAGGGTATGGTACGTTGATGTAGTTACGGTAATTGTACTCAAAATCGTCAGGAGCATTCTGTAACCAGTCGTTAAAAAAGAACATAGGGTTTTTCTCTGTGTACCGACACACGTATGTATCACCACCAAAGATTACTCCTGATGTATATGGTGTAGTAGCTGTCACATCTACTGGATACACACAAGAGATAGGTACATTCTTAGTACTATCTATCTGTCCATACTGAGTAGCCTGTGGTACAGTATAAGCACCATAAAAGGAAGCTAACTGACTAGAAGGTGTTTCGTTTACATCGTAAGGCCCAGAACCAGATAGTCTATTAGATGTATATGGCCCCATAGTAGATTCATTCTCATCTGGTCTTACACCCAGCTGCCCCATAGTAAATCTGCTAATCTCACGTACAGAAGCAAGGTCTGGTACAGGTGCCGATAACTGGAGTCCTACAAAATCCCCTCTCCATAGGTTATTAACAGTGGCACCAGCTAGAAACTGTACACCACTCTTAACATACTGATAGTCTGTTATATCATATACACTGTTACCATCAACAAGGTCATTAGATATTCTATTATACTCTCCAATACTATCATATTGCCATGCAAATGCCCTTGCCGGTACTAAACTCTTAAATATTGTTAACAACTGTCTTTGCAGTACTATGAATTTTATACCAGCCCATAGTGCGTATATAGCTATATTAATACCAGCTATGATAGTTCTCCAAAATAGAGAAGTGTCTGCACCGGCTATTATAGTACTAAAACTATTGTTAGCATACAAAGGAACACTAAGAGGAACATCTTCTGTAGCAGCTACAGTAAGAGGAGTAGTATTACCTCCTGCTATTCCAGCTATTGTATTAATAGCATCTAGTAAAGCCATAATAGCACTAACAGCTGCAGATATAATACCCAATATATCAGTCATGGTTTTAAAGTTACCATGCCTGTATGCCTGTCTGAAATAACCAGTAGTCTCACCACGTAACTGACACTCTAGTTTTAATCTACCTAGTCCTAGGTATGGATTATCAAACACTGTATCAGGGGAATGAAAAGATAGTACATCATTCCTATACCCTGTTAATGGTGCAGTATTCCTTTTAGGAGATGGGTTAGCTGCAGTATTAGCATGTCCTACTCTAATAGTATCATAATCAGATGTCAGATAGTAATCTGGTCTAAGGTCATTATATGGGTAGTTCTGGAGTAATGCTGGTTTACCTGAATAAGGATCTGTGTATGTACGCATACTATTCAACATGCCCTTAGCTAGTACACTCATATGTCCCTCACGAGATGCTCTTAATATCTCATACCCTTGTATATTGCCTAGTGGAGTAATACCATCCTGTCCTACTGGCAGCTGTACATTCCTAACACGTATACCCATCACTCGGATGTTGTTAGTAGTACCGCCAGTAACCGGATTGAATATAGGGTTAGATATATGCGATGTTACTGAGCCACCTGTAACAGGATCATTAGTACTAGCAAAATCAGTCATCCATGGTACACGATGGTGCCTAATACGAGTACCACACAAACTACCCCAAACAGAGAACTGATTGTCGGGATATAACTCTTGACTGTAGTAACCACCCATACGACCAGCTGCAACTATTCTACCTCCGTCTACAGTACCACCACCTATAGTAGTAAGAGTAGGCCCAGTAGAAGCATTACCTGGTATATGGTATGCAGCACTTTTATCCCCAGTAGTATATACCCACCGTATTAAGAATGCGTATACCTCACCTCTCATCAGTCCTACATTCATAGGATAGGTAATAATATCGGCACCAAGACCAGTACCAACACGCTCTGAGGCACCTCCATCATGGTAATAACTACCACGGTACTCTACAGCTACCCAGTCAATCTCTATCTGATTGGCTAGAGGTTGGTAGTTAAAATCAGGTTGCTCTGTAACTCCTACACGTAATAGATAGTTATTAACAGAGTAAATAGCATCTGAACTTTCATATGCCGGTGTAGCTGTTGGTATGGTACCTATATCTACAGCTGCAAGAGTCTGGTCTATATCATCTATATAGATAGTAGTCTGTGATGTTGAGTATATTCCTAGTCTTTTACTCTGTACCTGTTTGTTAATCATAGAGATTACTACAACCTCCATAGTATCAAACACTGTACGTTCTGCACCTGTTATTTCTAGTTTAACAGCACCAGCTGTACCACTATGGTGGAATATAGACTGTATGTTGGATAATGCACAATAATCTGTGCACCGTATACCGTTTATTGTATAAGCTATTGCTACCTGATAAGAACCAGACAACAGTAACCCTGACCCCTGACTCTTAGATAGTCGTAAACAAGGTATATTGTACTCAGGTGCAATACGTAACCTATTACAATCTATAACATTAGTATCTACACATATTACACAGGAAGAACCTGGAGGAGTCCCTGTACAATCTTGTATCCAAGGTACTTTAGCAGTGTTGATAAACCTATCTGGGTTTCTGTGGCCATCAGCCCAATAAATATTAAACCCACAATCAAATCCTCTCCTAGCTGTCCCATATATAAGATTCTTACGGTTAAAATTAAGACATCGTTGAGAGCCTTTTGTTATACTCTCATATCGACATTGGTTATCATAAAATATTCCTATCTCACTATCTACATCATTAGTAGTAAACACAGCCCACTGATCTTCTGCTAGGTGTATAAACCCTATAGGTTCATATGGAAATGTTACACATAGTTTGTTAGCTGGTTCAGAATGTAAAGCACCACGTTGACCATCAGGTAATACTACTGTTACATTACGAGCATGAGAGTAACTACCCTCTTTTTTATAGAGGTCTATAGAGTCTTTTTGTAAACCCCCAGTGAGTGTATTCTGTGTTCCTATGCTGTTATCTTGGTTACTCAATGGTATAAGAGTTTAGTGTGTATATACTAGGAGTATTACTATATGCTTTATTAAGAGGACTAAAGTATTTATAATCAGCTACACTCCTGAATGTCTTGTAGGCGTTTATCATCTCAGATACCTCTGGCATATTAACAAGAGACAGTGCTTTTAGTCTGGCATCATAAGCCTCCTTTTTTATGTACTGAAAACGTCTTTCTAGATCAGGCTCTCCATTAATAAAAAGGTTCTCTAGTATACGTGCTTTTATAGTGTATTCATAGTACTCATTAAGAATAGGATGGTCTATTAGCAGCAGATTACCTTCTTCATCTTCTAATGTTCCTTGATAGTTGAGGTATAGTTTAGAACAGTCCATATTCATGTATATGAAACCGTTTTTAATCTGCCCTTGGTATCTGCAGTTTCTAAACTGACTATTGATATTAAAAGCAGATGCTTCTCTACTGGGTAAGAAATAGAACTGTTCAAAACCAGAGTATTCTCTTATAACACTGCCTGTGGTATGTATAGCAGTAATACAGTCTTTTTGAGTATCGCAAACTGTATAACAGCTGCTCTGATGCCATGGGTCTGGGTTAATACCACCACAAGAACGTTGGGCTCTTTCACACACCTTACAAACAACTGGTTTTGTACAGCTGTAACTAGTAGTAGCATAATCATAAAAACAACCACTGCCTTCTGTTAATACTAGATTAGCATGTGGTGTAATACTCATAGCACACACCTTAGTAGTCTTTGCAGAACTATCATCATTAGCTGGAAAGAATACGGATTCTTCTGTGCCATCACATTGTTTAACAGTAGTCTGGGCACCAGTAGACACAACAGTCCAACAAGGGCATGTAGTCAATGTTGGGTCAGGATATATTGAACGTTCAGTAACACTATAACCAGTAAGATAACCTGGATCAGTACATTCATGCCTTTTCCAGTGATGGGCTACTAACGCAAAATTGGCAAGGTCAAAATCAGCTGGTAGTTTAGCTGCTTTATCACAAACATCTAGCACAGTCTCTTTAGTCTTTTGAATCTTAACACCTAGCTCTTTGTTACACAGCTGTACCATCTTTATTAACTGAGCTGGCTGTATACTACTATCCTGTGAGAATGAGTACATGTCAATGTTTACCTCATTCATAAGGTCATCAAATGTTCTCCACTTTAACTCTTTTAGTCTTGTGCTCATTTTGCTATATTAACATTGTCCTGTACAGTATCAGTAGGTATCTGAATAATAATCCCTAGATCACGCAATACTAGTTGCTCTATATCAGCCATAAGATAATCAGGCACATTAAGAGATTGCTCTTGTCTTGGTTTACATCTATCTTCACCACAACAGGTAAAAGCAGATATATCTTCTTCAAAAACTCCTTCTATTCTAACCATTGGAAATAGTGTGTCTGGAAAATAAAGCCGGTCATTAATAAACCAACAATATTTTGTCTTATCATACCGGTAGTTCTTACTCTTAGATATGTGGTACCATGTGTCCATAGTAGTTATAGTAAATGATACACTGCCATCTAATGATGTTATGCTACGGACTAAAGGACCATATGCACCCTCAGTAAACATAGGCATAGCTAGTTTAGTTCTCTTTAGTGTTCTATAGCTTTTAACAGGTACACAAGCTGCTGCCTCTACAAAATCAACATCTTCTAACTCTACCATATCTAGTGTCTCAAAAACTGATGAGAATGGTAATAGTCTGCCTTGTATATCCATCCTCTTAATAGCAACACTAGCATATTTTTTCCATATAGAATACAGAAAACGATCAGTCACCTGAGCATCTTGCTTATGTGCCTTAACCATTCCTCTTAACCTACTAGTTACTGTTCCTATTTTTGTTGCTGCCATTTTCTACCTATTAATCAAAAGAAAACTCATCGTATTTTTCTATCTCTTCTTGGTTAAACATCTTGTTGTTTATTGCTGTTTTTCCTAGTATAACATCTCTTCTAAGAAACTTACTATTACGAACAGGAATGAATGTCTTCCACATACCATCTACTGCTCTTACTGCTGCATTAGCACCTCTCAAAAGATTTCTACAAGGAGTAAAGCCCCACATGTGGTTATTAGCAAACACCTTTTTACTAGTCACACCTGAAGCAGTCCAGAAAATATAAAGACCATATCCATCGCTATCCCCATTCCTATGATGTGCTTCTAGTCCTATATTAGTAGATAGTTTCTTATCTACTCGGCCATCAGACCATTTTCCATAGGAACCTAAGAACATATGGCCCATTGAGAATGGAAACTCTATTGGTTCTCTTTCCGTTCTTATATACTCTGCTAATGTTGTACTGTTGAACTCTTTAAATATCTTTTTTATCTGTGAATCTGTATAGTTTTTTATATTAGGGTATTTTTCTCTTAATTCCTGCAGCTGTTGTTTACTATCCATTCTAGCACATTCTTCTCTATACCTAGGAGCATTAAGATCTGGTTTATTATATGTTCTTAGTTTTTTTAACTGCACCGGTTCCATAGGTTAAAGATAGTTAATGTTATTCCAACACAGAAATAAATATTTTACATGTAATAGCAAAACCCTTCTGTAGAGAAGGGTATGTGCCAAAAGCAGAGGGAACCACTCTCTGTTATACTGTAGCTGGTGGTAGATAAAAGACCTTAGAAACAATCTCGCTGTTATCGTCCCATCGGGTAATCATTGTAAACTCGTTATCTTCTACCAGTGGTATACTGTTTTTAGTAAGAGCTATTGTAGTATTCCTGAGTCCTTTAGTACTAGTAGATACTATATTAGTTCCTATAAGATCACTATTGCTGTCATATACCTCAAATGTAACGTTATCATAAGGTGTTACCCCATCCTCGTAGATACTATCATATATCCATGATACCAGTAGATTACCAGCTGTCACATTCTCACTCTCATCTTGTTCTGTTACTATAAATGCATTTTGTGTAAATGAGGGTAAGCTAGTAGGAGAACCATTCCATACACTGCCTGATGGAGATGCTATGAATGCAAAGTAGTCAGGTGTTCGCAATGGGTCTGTTTGTTGTAACTCCCCACCATATGAGAATATTGGAGAGTAACTAGTGACCACATTACTGGTTATTATAGCAACTGTTGGTGCTACTCCTATATTCTCTGTAATAGTAGTTTCACCAGCTGGTAGTGTAACATCGTAGTCTAGTGTGTACGGATCTCCTGTTACTGTATAAGATAGTGTACCAGCTACCAGAGTATCGTATGGGTTAGCATACTCTGATGTTACTGTAATAGTAAACTGTTGAATCTCTGTATTGTTACCTGCTTCTGTTTCAAACTCTACGTAGCTGTTAATACCAAAAGGAGTGTTAACAGATAGTAGACCATCGCAGCAATCAGATTGTACATAACCCTCTATACAACAAGGAGCAGCTATAGTAGCAGTCATACCAGTAGAAGATTCCTCTGCCAATATCTCTGTATAAACAGCTGCAGTGTTCTTTCTGTATTGAGCCTTAAAACCACAGGTAGCCGGTGGTGTAGGTGTATCGTATGTTATTGATAGTATCATATTATGCCAAGGTTGCTGTTACATTATTAGGAGCCGGACAGGTAGCCAGTGCTTCAGTAGTAACAAAGTAAGAGAATGTTTTTGTAAACTGGTTAGCAGCTGGTGTTATAGTAATAACATACTGAGTAGCTGGTGTTAAACCCTCTAGTGTATATGTATTAGGATCAGCTGGTGTTAGTACTCTAGTTTCTATAATAGTACCAGGTGTTGAGAGTTTTGCTATTGTTAATGTATAGGTATCTATATCCTCTGATAGATTAGCAAACTCTACTCCTATCTGTATATTAGTAGGGTAAAACTCTGGTTCAGGGTCTGTGAAACTAATACCCTGAAAAACAACAGACGCTGGATTCTCAGCGCCATTAACATTAACTATCTGGAAATCATATAATCTGTTAATGTCCAGACCAGATATAGACACAGTAGTACCAGAAGGTGCCACTGTTTTTTGTGTCCATACTGATGTACCTGATAGTCTATATCTTATCTTAAATGCGGTAGTACCTGTTGTATTATCACATGTCCAAGGGAAAGATGCAGTTGTTGTAGTGCTCATATTATAATATTATGGTATAGTCCAATCAATAGGACCTGGAATTGGTGTGCTAGAACCAGGTGCAGGCCCACAAGAGGCTACTATGTTACAGAAAATGTTTAATAGTCGTTGTGTATTACTAATGTTAGATAGTAAGATCTCTGTAAAAGCTGGTTTACATAGAAACTCTAAAGCCTGTGTCATTGTAACACCTTCCTTGAATCCTAAACAATCTATGTTTTTTGCTACAAAAACACAGTCAGTAGTTACACTATCTTCACAGGGAGTACAAGGTATAGTAGGCACATTAGTAGGAGATGCTACATTACAAGTAGTACCATCAGCACAACAGTATCCATTACCCAATGGATAGTACCCAGGAGGACAGCACTCACAAGGAGTTACTGGTAACAATGGAACAGAATAGTCAGGAGGGCAACCACACGATTGGTTGTTCTGACATCTGTTGCATGTAGTAGTATTAGAACAGTTACACATTATGAGGTCGTATTAAAGGTGTACAATGGGCATATAGTTTCTACACCGCCTACACTAACAGTTAACTGTATATAGTATGTAGTAGATGTACTAAGGCCAGTAAAAGAGCCAGATACACTAATAGTTGGGTTTACATATGTGTTAGTAGCCTCTACTACGGTACCAGAAGCACTTAACAGCTGTAAGGTGTATATGACGTTGCTAGTTATATATGGAGTAAAAGAAAACTGAACAGTAGTAGACCCAGGTGTTATACTGACTGGTGTACATACTACTACAGTATTGGTAACAGTAATTACCCTAGTACCATTACAACCAAGAGCCGGAGTAGTACTTTCAACATCCCATGTAAAAAATACTGAATAGTTAGAGGTTTGTGATAGTCCAGAAGATGTTAGATCTATAGTAACAAAACCAGCTGCCAATACAGACTCTATGTCCATAGTTATTGATGTCTCATTACCATAACTATCTTTTACTACTAACTCTGAACTACCTGTTTCTGAGAAATTTGATGGTAAGTGACTACCACCAGTATATACTGTAAGCTCTCTAGTACTAGGGTTATAGTACCCTGATATAGTCATTGTTATACTAGCACAGGTTATATTAGATTGTGACAGTGCTTGTGTTACTCCTGTTCTCATATCACAATAGGAACGCCACAGATTACTCAATGATTGTCCTATTGTAGTTGGTGTAGTAAACCAACCAGATAGTCCGGCCATGTCAGTATTCTGACTATAAGCATTTTCTGTATTAAGGTTAGCACATTGAGATAGTATAGCTGTATTAAGTTGGCTAATAGAACCCAATACCTCGTTATAGTCACAGCTATTTTCTACTAGTAACCCTACTACATTTTGTACCTCATCTACTGTGTTACTATTCAAGCATCCTCCATTAACAAGAGGTATAGTAGTGGCACCTGATGCTAATATCTGAGATACCTCAGCTTCTAGATTATCTAGTCGAGTAGAATAAGATTCTATAATAGTATTAATAGCGTTAATAGTGTCTATAGAAGCTGATAACCTAGCTCCTATATGCATAATATAACCTGTCTCTGGTGTATCTGGTTGTCCTTCTATTGAGTTTACCGGGTACATCTCAGTAACAAGAATACCATTACTATCTTTAAAACGAAGATTAGCAGCTACCGACTGCTTCTTGTTGAGTACGTATGTTGGAGGTGGTGGCATATATTATAGATTGAATGTTACGCCTCCTAATCCTAGTACATATCTACCAGTAAAAGGAGCTAGTGAACGAATAGATATTAACAACTCTAGTGTACCAGAACTAGTAATACGTATATAGGCTTTACAAAATATTACAAACCGTTGGTCAGCATCTACAAGATCTACTGATATAATATGTGACTGAGCCTTCATACCAGCTGGTAAGCAAGTTGTGGAGACAGTTCCTAATGGGATAGAAAATACCTCAGTACCAACAAAACCAACAAAAGTAAAATCAGATGTTCCTCTTAACTGTATATTACCATCTTTAGTCCATCTATATCCTGGCACATCTTCTGTGTCAACAGACAAAGAAAACTCTTGTGATATACCAAAATTACTGAGTGTCCAAGTAGTAGCACCAGCCGTACCAGTAGCTGGTATAGTAGGCACCAAACTAACCCAAGAACCTGTATAACAAGGGAATGTAGATACTGTATCTTCTTTTAGCTTGCATATAACATCATTCAATGACACAGGTTCACACAGACCCTCTACCCTACAACCATCCCAGGTTATACAGCTGCTACTCATTACGTGAGAGCACTTCTTGCTTTTTGTGTTACTATTAACTGCTATCATAATATTATACTCTTGATTCTATACATAATGTACCACAATCGTTAGCTAGTTGCCATTGTAATATATCATACTGTTTACTAGCCTGTTTTATTGGTACTGTTTTATTAGCCTGTTCTATTCCCCAGTATGCCTCTATGTAAACAGCATAGAACGTATTAACATAGTCTTCTGCTACTTCACACTCCTTATCTCTAAGGTCTGGGCAACTGGTTATGCAAGGACACCTGTACGTTGTTTTGTGCATTTTGTTTCTTTTTTTCGTATGACCCTATACAACTACCGCAGCATCTTTTTCCATCTGATGCTACCTTAACCTGACAGCTACAGGACAATGTGGTATTACAGTTTTGGCATTTCATATTAACATATTGGGTTTTTAAAACTCATCTTATCCATTAGATGTTCTGCATATCTGAGTAGGTTAATACCATCCTCGTTCCTATGACAAACCTCTACAGCTGCTTTTGCACTATCTATGAATCCTTTTATCATGTACAACTGTTGCAACTGGTACTCTTCTTCTTTACCCGGTAGACATGCTTTCATATCTAACCTACACAGCATGTTATTCCACCTATTAAGAACAGCTGTTGTACGTAGATGGTTATACTCTACAAACACCTTGTCATTAGGAGATACACTGTACTGTATGTTGTATATACCATCCGGTATTTCTGGACAGCTGGTAGTACATGCTGTAGATATTGTATAGCCTAGTGTACAGGCATTGAGTACCGACCTAAACTCCTTAGTAACAGAAATCTGAACAGCTCTTGAACCACCTGGGTATACTATCTGCAATGTTTCACATGAAACAGGTAGTATACTGTCGTACACAGATATGTCTTCTACAACCAGTATACCTGGATTATAGATAGTAGGTACGTTGAGAGCAAGAATGTGTTTTCCCATGACAGATTAAAGATACAACAATAACAGAATAAGAAAAAAGTTTTTAAGAAAAAAAGGGGAGTATTGTAGTACTCCCCTTTATTGTGATGATACGCAGTGTTATTATAGTTGTTGTGTTTCCAGTGTAACATTACTACCAGCTGCTGACAAACACGCTGATATAAGGTTAGTATAAGGATCAACATTCGTACCATTAGGTACATGCATGATTATGATATAATAGTCTACATCATAAACACTTGTTGCGTTTCTTTTACGAGGTACCTGATGTTCTAGTACTACCTTATCAAAAAGACCAGCATTACCGTTAGCAAGACCAGAAGCAGTTGTAACATCAGATACAGGGTTGTTACCTTCTATCTCTCTCATACGTAGACTCATAGTCCAGTTACCATCAGCAAACAGCTCTTGTCTGTAGTTACCAGATTCTATCAACCCTTTGATAACAGTGTTACCTACACCTTTAGCTTGTCTAGGAGCTTGTAGCTCTGTAAACATATTAGGTACTGAGGTATTGATAGTGGTATTGATAGCACAGGGGTCAAAATCCTGTGTTTTCAGTGTAGCTTGTATGTATGCAGGTGATATGTTGTAAGAATCTGTATAAGACCATGTACATGTACCAAAGGTTGTATCAAGATAAGCTACAGTAATCTCCATACCAGCTACAATCGTTTCTGGGTTGGTAGTATCACATAGATACTCGGTGTTAACTCCAGCACGACCTTCTTGAACATCAAGAGCAGAGAATGCTTCTGTTTTCACTCCGCTATTATTCCAATAGACCTTTGGTAATATAAAACCAGCCCATCTACCAGTAATAGGACACCACATTGGTGTTTGATACATACGGTCTTTCCACTGAAGCATGATGCACACAGGATCTGTATAATCTGACGTACAACCAGTAGCACAACCTGTAGTGCAACATCCACCCCAAGCCTCAAACTCATTATACATTGCTTTCAAGAACGTCTGGAAAGCAGGATCTCCTAATACCTGTACAAAGATAGTATAGGTCTGACCACAGAAGAAACGTGGGCCTATATCTGCAGTATCACCGGTTACTGACATATCCCAACCAATAGCTACCTTCTGCTGTTGACCAGTATGTGCAATATCATGAACAAACCTTGTAACTAGATTCAACTGAATCCTTTTAGATGCAGGTGTTTCTTGATAGCCTCCTAGATACGGAGTTATCATATCAGTAGTCATATAACTACCAGCTGCTATTACAATATCTTGTGCAGTAGCTGTTGTAGTAGCTACACTGTAGATACCGTAGGAATCTGTAGGAAACACACCTACCTGACCAGGTACGTTACTCAGGTCATAAAAATTAGTACCAGATGGTGCTAGGTTAATTACTCCTCCTGTAGTGGAAGCAAGAAACTCCATCTTAAAAACATGTGCATTAGTCATTTTTACAAAATTTTAGTGAGGACAATCCCTCGGATTAAAGATATAAAGAAAACATTAGCTAAACTGCAACATAATAATGTTTTTGCAGTAAGAGAAAGAAATAGCTATAAATCACAATAGTAGTAATACAGCTAGTGATAATCCGGCTACTATACCATACAATACTCTGTTACCAATATGTAGTTTACGTATACTCCTATCTTGCTTTTTTATAGTCTTAGTAGCCTCTGTTATTATATGATTCTTACCAGCTACAAGGCTATCAGTAACAACCAGCTGCTGATTAAGGTTGCTGTTCATTCTGTTGAGTATGCTAACCAAAGCAGTACAGCTGTCCATATACAGTAGTAGACTATCGTTGAGCTCTTTGTATTCTTTATACTGCAAATACACAAGAGATGATGTATTCATCTGCTGAATAGTAATAGCAATAACCGTATCTCCGTTATCTAGTACTAGCTTCTTTGGATAGCCAGTTTGAGAAAAAGACCAGCTGACTATCAGTAGGAAGATTGTTGTAAGAATGACGTATCTCATTGTGCTTTGTTTTTATGTTAGTAGCAGCTGTAGTGTATGTAGGAACTATAGTCTGTAATACAGCTGCACGTTCACTATCATCCGTATACTGTTGTTGTAGTTCTTGCAACCTTCTATCATATCCTAGCTGTATGGTATTAATAGAATCGAGCAGCTGTTGATAACCAGTACTATATGTAGTTTTTTCTTTTGTAGATAGTAGATACACAGCTATTATTAGCAACACTAAAAGAAAGGCTATAAAACGATTATCAGTTATTAGTGTTTTCATCTTTTTTGTCTTCTTTTTTCTTTTCAGGAGATCCACCTAGTAAATAACCGTTAGAGTTACCTAATACGGTACCCATTAGAAATGATAAAGCAATATCTACAAAACGTATGTTACTCTCTGGTATAGGAATAAAAGTAATTGCTGTTATGTACAAAAATACAAACCCACAAGAACCTGCTATAAACCAAAATATTCTAGTGGGATCCATACCACCATTGTTACTAGAAACAGCCATTAGTCTTTCTTTTTTAGTAGTATATCAAATGCTTTTCTCCATTCCCTGTTAGCAACAGCCTCCCAGTTTACACTCATAAGGGCTGATACAAAGTTATAGGCTAACATAGTAGCTATAGGAATAAGAACATTCCTGTTTTCAGGAGAGAACCTATCAATAACCCCTGAAGCTAACCAACCTCCAAAAATAGATATACCACTATTGGCTAGTATGTAACCTATTGTAAATTTCTTATTTTGCAGAAAATCGTAAGAGAATTTTCCTACTAATCCTAACAATAGTAGTCCAATAATAGAGAGATGTTTTAGTATAACGGCCCACACATCAGACCACCAAAAATCAAACAAGTTTTTATTATCCATTGTTAGTTGTTTTTCTTTTTTATCTAATCTTTTTTCTGATATTACATGATAGACGTAAGTATATAAAAACACTGAAAACAACCACACAAACTGTTCGGTGTTCCAACTAAAAGTAGTAGCAGTAAACTCTTTTATTACTGCTCCAATGCCTAGTAAAAGGAAACTTAGAAAAACAATATTATGTGTTGTTTTCTTAAAGATAGACCAAATAAAACAAACCTCCAAAAGACGAGAAGAAAAATAATACCAGAACTCCTGATATGTGTACTCATACTCCTGTAGCTGTGGTATCACCTCACTACCATAAGGAATACTAATAGGACGTAAAAAGAACAGCAGTATGATTAGTTTATCATACCACTGTACTCTTTTTATCTCTTGACCATAGTATATTATAAAGGACCAAAACTGTTCTTTTATTCCTATAGCTAGTTTTTTCATTATTTGCCTCCTGGTTTCAATGTAAAAATACGAACTGGGTGTGGGCCTATTACATATACCGGTATAAACGGCTCAGGAGACGCTATATAGGCATCTGTCGTGTTAATATTAACAGACAAGTCTAATGGCTCTCCATCTATCTTAGGCACACATAGTTTGTCTTTTCCGTTAGGATTTTTTTCTATAGAAAATAGCCCTGGCATCTGTTGAGATAATGCATAAGCATTAGTAGGGGTAATAACTAGTGGACCTATAGCATCTATAGTGTCTGTTGCAATGTCTACAAGATCGTAAAAATTTTGTGAAATGTTCATATGTTATGTAGTTTAGTATAATCCTATTGTATATCCACTAGCAAATAATGTAGCTCTTATTCCAGCTGTAGTAGCACTCCAAGCATTCTGACCAAAATTAAATGTAACTGATGTTACTGGGTTAATAGCCGTAGTTGCAAAAGCTGGATACCAAGTAGAAGCTGACAATGCTATAGTACAGGCTAATGTGCCATTTCTGTAAAAACTAACATTGTTAGTAGATAGGTCAAGTGCCACACTTAACACATCTCCATTAACTATTTGTCCCCCATTTCCATTAACTAAAACAGAAGAACCTGCAAAATTATAGCTTGCCTTTGTTGTTCCATTAGCTGCCCCACTACCCCAATAACCAACTGTTCCAGTGCCACTAGTACCTCCTCCACCTAACGAATTAGGTAAATTATAAGGAGGCACCATTAGTATATTAGTTACACCAATCTTTCCATAGGTAGTCTGATTACAGTTATTAACAGTAGCCTCCCAATACCATTTGCCACTACTTTTTCCTATAGTAGCTATACCAACACCTACAGCAGTAGTGGTGCCATTACCAGTAAGATTACTGCCAGTAACAGTAACATTAGGGCTTTTTCTTACTGGGTCTAGTGTAGCATATACCCTAGATGAACTAGCTGCCGATAATATTCCTATAGAGAACGCCATATTATGTGATTAAATTGCCGATTAAGTACCATGTATTTATAGCTTCTTTAATAAGAGTCACTCCTACATATTGAGCACCTACAGACAAAAACCCACCTTGTGAGTTTATTGTAACACCAGGTCCAGCTATAGTAATCTTACCAGCTCCTTTTTGTATAATATCTATACGAGCTCCTATAGGAAAAGCTACAGAACTATTAAGAGGAACTGTAAAGGTCTGAGCAGTAGCTCTATTACCAAAAATAGTACCTTCATTATCTCCTATTACAAATGTATCAGTAGCTGCTGTTACCTCTCTAGTATTAAAAGCGAATCTATTAGCACCAGAGACTACGGTAATTGTACCCGTATTAGCTACTGCAAACCTAGAAGAAGTACCAGCTGCACCAGCTAGTAGTTCCATAAGATTCTTAGTACCACTACCCAACGATGTTTCAGTAACAGCTAGTTTAAGACCAGTATATCCAGCAGTACTAGTTTGGGCAACTGTAACAGGTATTGACATATGTACCTGAGCAGTATTGTCATCTCCTAAAGGGCCAGCACTACTAACAATAACAGCCGGTGCTGTAGTAGTACGTGGATCAGTAGATATAGAACCTACTATAGTAAGAGCACCTTCAGATGTAGTACCTCCCCTAACAGGCTGTCCTGTATTACCAGGACCGGGTACCCCTGTAGACAAATTGGAATTTATTAGATTACCAGAACCAATAGTGATACCAGTACCATCTCCATATGTATTACTATTAAAAAGATTCCATACAATAGGAGATGTACCTATTGTTATAGGACTAGGAGTAGCTTGTGTGTAACCTTTGTTAGCTTGTGTAGATCCCTCTGAACCTGTTTGTACATAAGCAGATACTAATTCTGTTCCTGTATCAGCATCTGTAGTTCTAGTAAATACTGTAGCTATTCCTATAATTCCTTCTGTTGTAACACTGTATATACCATTCTGTGACTGATCTACCTGATCTTTTATAAGTACCCTATCTCCCAGCAAAAGATTAATCCCATCTACAGTAAGTACACCTGTAGCAGTCATGGTAAAAGTACCGGCACCATTGTTATATGTACCAACCAATGTTACTGTAGTAGCCACTCTAACTGCTGTTTTAGGCGATAGACCTTGCACAAAAGTATCTACATACGCTTTATTAACAGCGTCCATACCTGCTGTAGGTGTAGCTAAACTAGTTATTTTAAAACTACCAGCACTAATATCTTCTGTAAAAGGATTCTCAACTACATTAGGTTTATTGAGTATCGCAGCTACACCACTAGTAGCATCCCAATCAGAGTTAACCTGTAGAGAACCACCTCCACCATTTTGTTCTAGTCCCCATACCTGTCCTTTTAATATCTCAATCCAAGCAACACTCCAATCTACTTTGGAAGCAAATGCTAGGTTTTTAGGATTCTGATCTCTTAGTGCCATATGTTAAAGATAGTGTTTTATTCTGATAAAAAAGCAATATCTAACTCTGCAGCTATATAATCAGCTGCATATTGATAATCTCCTGTCCATATTGTATATGTCTCACCGTCTAATCTAATATGACCACTAGTAATAGAACTTCCTAAAGAAGTTAAGATAGTGTACTGTATAAGAGCATGACCTCCAATATCTACATTAAGTTCCATACTATTAAAAGTCTGCCAAATTTCTATGGAAGTTGCCCATTGGTCATTTATTAACTTTGGCTCTATCAGTTTATTCATAATTAATAATTTTCTTCTACTGTTGTTATAACTGCTAGGGAGGTTGCAACACCAGTGGTTGCATTCCCTATAAACTGCTGAAAATATAATCTAGTACCAACAGCTGGTATATTGGAACTTGTGCTATAAGAACTAACTACTGTACACGAAGCATTAGTCATTTCATACAAAACTCCATATATTGTAGTACTATTAGAAGGAACAAAAATCTCTATTATATAGATATTATTAGTATTAACTGTTACTCCTGTGGATGATTTTGTGGCTGTACCAGTAGCATCATTGTGCATCCATTGTAAAGTACTGTCAGCAACATCTTTTCCTATACCAAACATGTTGACCAAAGTAGAGATATCTACTGTACCACTAATATTAGAAGTAAGTGTCTGATAACCCATAAATATCCTTTGGCCAGAACTATAAACAGGAAAACCTATTGTCATGGTAAGAAGAGTACCGCCTCCATAAGCACTGTCATTTATAATAAGCCCACTAGGAGCTGTATTACCCATTCTAACGGTTACTACCTGGTTAGCAGCTGTAGAAGCAGCCATTATATATCTTGTTTTGCAACTAAGAACGCTTGTATTACTATATGTTTTATTAGTAGTAGTACCAGCAGTATTTTGTAAAGCTGCACCAGCAAAGTGCCCCTCAGCAAACAATGTACCAGTAGCTGCAGGTGTAGCTATACCTATTGTACCATATCCTAATTTTCTTTGCAAAGGAGCATCTATACCTAATTGTGGTAACCATCTTAATTGTGCTAATCCACTATTAGTATCAGCGTAAGGTTTACCGCCAGCTGACACTGTAGGTAGGGCAGTAGACACTGGTAATAATAATCTACCATCAGTATCTATATTAACATTAGCAGCTCCACCAAAAGAACCAGCGTTATTATACTGTACCTGAGTATTAGAACCACCAGGACTAGTACCAGCTGGTGTGGCCCATGTAGCATCTCCTCTCCAGAATGTAGTACTGCCGGCACCAGTACCATTATTAAGATTAGCAACAGGAAGATTGCCAGTAACATCAGATGCAAGGTCTATAGGTAGATCTGCCTTATTATTAAAGGTATTCCAATCTACCTTGTCTAGATAACCATCTGTACTAGTATTAGCTTTTGTTATCCCTATTGTTCCTGTAGTAGTAATAGGACCTCCTGTTATAGGAGCAGATGTGGCTACATTACTAACAGTGCCTGAGCCTCCTCCACCAGAGTACTCTAATGGATTCCATTGTGACCCATCGTAGTATATGTAAGATAGTGCTATCCAGCTCTTAGAACCAGAACCAAGGTCTCTGTCCCATATATTATACGATGTGGCATTATTGAGTGCATATACAATATAAGCATCTCCTAATGTTCCTACACCGTCCTGTAAAGCATTAACCACATTAACATTGTTGGTTAATGTGGCTATGTTACTATATGCATTCCATTTTCCTTTAAATACTAGACCTGATACCATTAGGTAGATTGTTGAGCATCTTGATTATTGCGTTGAACCTGAAAACTGTTCTCTATGTCCCCACCTACTAGACCAGCTGCCCGATCAATGATAATCTCTATTACTGAGTCTGGTAGTTCTGATTCTACATCCACAGTAACAGGATTGCCGGTGTATGGGTCTACACATCCGAGTATCTCTATATTCCTAGGTTGTCTATAGTATATAAGATAGGGCGTAGTAAGACCAAACTCGTTATTGGTATATATCCTGATATTGTTACCAGCCATAGTACAGAATGTTTCTCTCCACTCATAACTAGGTCGCTCAGTTTGACTAGTCAGCAATATGTCTACATCAGATACTGGTTTTAGATAGACTACCATAGGTCGAGGTGGGCAGCTAGGACAAACAGCACTAACAGACACCCTACTATACTGAAGATAGTCAGCTGGTACACCTACTGTAGACTCATAGTATATACCCATGTCAGTCATAGGAATATCCCAGGTAGTTAATAGTCGCTCTAAATCATCTATACGTCTAATAGAACCTTCGGCACCAGCACGTAGACCATTAATACCCTGCAGCTGTTCTCTAGTCCAAGCTGATTGTTCTTTATTAAAAGCCTCGGCTATAACCCAACAAGGGAGATCTGGATAGTCACCAGAATCTCCCTTATTAAGCCGTTCTTTTATCTTAATCTGTATAGTACTGTTATTCATCAGTAGTAGTTATTAGATTACTCACCTTTCCATTCTTTTTCAACAGCTGCTGCTAATGCTTTATAGACTGGTTCTGATTCACCCCCTGCTTTTAGATAAGCAAACAAATTGTCTCCTCCTTTTCCTAGTGGTGTGTGCGTTGGAACATGTACTACAGTACCATCTGTTTGTACTAGCAGCTGTCCTAACAAGAAACCGTCCTGTATATAGCATTCTATACGAAGATCATCTTGGTCTTTTTTAGGAGATGCCAATGATAAAAATTTCTCAATAGCATCTTTTTTACTAGTTATCTTGCCTTCACCTTCTATAAAACGTTCACATGCTTCATACATAAGATTAACAGGTGATGCATTGGTACCAGTTCTCCATTGCAATGGATTCTTACTAATCAGTTTAGTAACATAGAACAGCTTATTAGTATTCTTATCTAACATTAGCTCTAACAAAGCACCTGCTTTATTACGTTCTCTAGACAGGGATATTCTATCACTAGCAGACTCTTCAGTACTATCAAAATAGAATAGGTATTTGCCGGTAGTCTGTGCTACTGATAGAGAACTTGCAACCATAGAATACCCACCAGCTGCTGCTATGTAAGCTATGATGCGGTCTTTTAGGTTATCACTCATTAGTATGTGAGAGTAGTTAGTAAGCTCTAACTCAAAAGAATCCCAGATAGTAGTAGCATTATATCCATATTCGTCTTTTTCTATAGGGATGACGCTTTTGAATGTTTTTACATTTTTGTAAAACGATGCCTTGTCTTCAACATTATCAGGAGAAACATCGTAGTTACCAGTTAGCTCGTTTTCACAGAGGGCTATAAATTTTCTAATCTCTAGAATCTTCTTAGGTCTGTCCTCTGCTGGTAGTGACATTACTTCTGGTCCGGTCTCATTGAGTCCTGTTATATAGGTAACAGTTTTGTTCTCATAGATAGCTGTAGGAGATGTCACCTGTTTGGCTCCTTCATATAGAACCTGTCCGTATTTTTTCTGTCCTATGTCAAATGCAGCAGGAATAAAAGGAGAGATGCTGTAACTCTGTTTTTGTATTTTTTCCATTTTAGTTCTTTTTGTGACTCAAAGATATGTAATAGTATACAATAAAAAAAATAAGAGAGTTATTAGCTCTCTTATTTCTTTTATTTTTGTACCTCTTAGTATGAAAAAGAACCAAAAGGTAGTTTTGTAATTGGGTTGATTGGTACCACTTTCAGAACCTTAGTCGGATCTTTAATCCAGAAGGTCTTCATCAACTGAGTCATATACAGTTTGAAACCTGAGAAGTTGCCAGATGATTGGAAACCAGATGTTCTCATCATATAGTCAGCTGTACCATTAACATATCTCCATTTGAATGCTGGATTCAGGTTAGTGTTTTCTAGCTGGAATATGTTATCAGAAAGGTTGTTAGTTACATCCATTATGATGTAAGCATAAGAAGACAATCTGTAACCGTTCAACATTGGATTCTCACGTTCATTAGCTTCTACAGCATCAAGAGCCGGGTTTAGTTGGAACTTAACATTAGCCAAGAACGGTATAACATAGCTCTGGAATGCATACCCAAAATCAAGACTCATGGCCTTTCCACTAATTGCACCTATCTCAGAAGCATTTTGTACAAGACCAGAGCTGTTAGCCATTTTCTTAATCTCTGCCATGGCCTGTTGCATACCACCCATACCAGTCTGTATAATCAATTTTCTTTCTGGGTCAGGTCCTACAAAATCAACACGACCATTAAAGAAGTTTTTGATCTGGTTTTCTAGAATAGGCAATATAGACACACCTACGTTATAAGCACGTTTGTATGCATTGTCCAGCTGTCTCCATATACCTACAGGCAAACGAGCATCATCACGACCATCAGGCATAGATATTTTACCACCTTTACCCCACATGCCGTAGTTCTCAATATCAGCAGCTATTTTCTTTTGTCCTTGCAACTCTAGTTGAGTACAGAAACCGTACCATATAGTACCGTCTTGTATACGCTTCATAACCTCAGTAGAACCTAATTTATTCAGAATAGGGTCTACACCATAGGTAGATACATCCTTAGATGTTTCAGGGTCAAATTTCCAAACTTCTTGGATAGGTAAACCTTTAGTACCAGCTGCTGCTTTTGAGTGCATTATGTACTGAGCCCTATCAGATATGCTCATCTCAAAGTTAGCCTCTGCAGTTGCAGTATAGTTATAATACTCACGGTAACTAGCTTTTGTATTAATAGAGTCGTAGTTCTCGCTATACTCACCTTTAGCAGAACCCATTCTGAATATAGGTGTCTGTGGTATAAGAACATCATTAGGAAGAAACAGATCGCTATTACCGTTAACCAAACGACAGATATAGATAAACTCATTGTCAGAGTAGTCTTGAATATCTGTTACGATAAACTCCATACCACTGAACTTGTCATAGGTAAGAATAGCATTAAGACCATACGCCTTCCTGTTAAGGGCTATTTTGAACAGTGTACCACCACGACCTTTTTGTGTGTTAGTAGGCTCAACATCACGCACTATACGTGGCATATCATTAAGCTCTGGTACCTGCCAAGAATACCTACCAGCCATATCGGTAACTGGTATTTTTTGGCTACTAGTAAAAGCAGTCATAGAGTACAGAGGTGCCCATATCTTTTTCAACTGCATCCAAAACTCAACCGGACCCAAATCCGTAGGTTGTTGGTTTTTGGACATAGCCATCATATGCTGCATGTTCCAGTCAGAGCCGAACTCTATGTTAGTCTGTCGGAGAAAAATCCCATTGTTAAAACTTGGTGTCATGTTATTGTTGGTTTTATTGTTTGTTATTTAAGAAGATCTGAAAAAGAGTTAGTTTGTATTTTCTTTATTTTTGGTTTAGGTTCTTGATTCTGTGGTGCCCCACCAGTACTAGCATTACCAGCTTGGTTAACCATTTTGAGTTTCTTAAAGTCCTCAGCTACCTGTTCGTTCTTGAAGGGTTGTCCTACTGCTTTAAAAAATGCTTCTTGGTCTGATAGTAATAGTTCTACTAATGCTAGTTTTGCCGGGTCTGGATTAACATACATTAGGTTTTCTATCTTAGCTCCTAATGATGTAGTAGTTGCACCAAATATAGATGGTTGGTCTGCTATAGTAAGAGCCTTATAGACATCTTTCTGTTTTTTAATATCTAGTTTTATTCCAGCTATGTCTCCTGTTTTTATTGTTGTAGCTACATTGCTGATAAACTGTTTTGCAGCTTCTTCCTGTAGCCTATTCTGCTCTTGTTGCTGTCTATTGTATGCTTCTAGTTCTTGCGCTCTCATATTATCAAGAGCTGGTTTAAACTGTTGCACCCTATCAGCTAATCTACCAGATGTTTTCCACTCTGCCAGCTGGTCTTCTATAAGAGCAGCATCCCCAAAATTAGTAGCATACAAATATTCTCTAGCAATCTCTACCTGATGGTCTTCATTGTTAGGGTCTAATTGAGCCGTTCTGTTAGCAGCTCCCATTGCTGCATAGAAACTATCCCAGTCTTGTCCACCATTACGAGCATATTCATAAGCTGCTTGAAACTGCTCTGGTAATGCAGCTAATATCTCTTGTGTATAAACATCTTCTTTTTCTTTAAGGGCTGCCTCTCTACTATTGGTTATATTCTCATCTAACAGCTCTTGTAGTTTTTTAGCTGGTAAAGAAGATAAATAATCAGTAACAGGTACATCGTCTTTATAATCTTCCCATACAGCATATACTCCATCATTCACCTTAGCAGCCAGATACTCAACTAGAGCATCTTTACCTATCTTTTTTCTGCCTACAGTAGAATCTACATCATCTGTAGTAGTTTCTGTCTGTGCTACATCTTCTTTAGAAAAAGAAAAAGGCTCTTCAGTGCTACTAGTTGTAGCAGCTGGTTCATTACCTACTAATGGTTGTAGTGAAAAAGGCTCTGTATTGCCTAATACACCAGGAAATGTTTGGTCACTAGTTGTGTCTATAGGCGTACCTACAGTATCTCTAAACCCAAAAACTGAGAGGTCTATTTCTTGTGGTGTTACTACTGTTTGTAATGTTTCCATTGTTTATTATTTTGGTTCCTATGTTAAAGATATATTGTTTGTCCGTTATTACATCAATAATATGTAAACAGAAAAGCCAGTAATGTGATTTATAGCTATTTCTATTTTTTCTTACTCTTTTCTTTTTCTTTTACCTTGTTATTGATCTTTGCTACCTGTATTTCCTGGCGTGTCCTCATATTCTGTGCTTGAATCTCCTCTTGTCTTAGTTGTAGTTTTTTATTCTCTAGTGCATTTCTAGTTACCTCCTTCTCTCTATCAAAAGACATCTTATCATTATGCTGTTCTTGCCCTTGTATCATCTTTAGGTTGTCCATGTAATCATTCTGCTTATTAGCATCTAGGTCTACTGAACCTGACATACCAGCTGCCTTAACCTCTGCTACATATCGGTCATTAGCTAGTTTCATATTAAGAGCTTCCATCTGATGTGCTTGAGTATCTTCGTGTATAGCCCACAGCTGTTCTTGCTCTTTTTCAAACTGCTCCTGTGCTTGTTGTGCTTGTGCTTGTTGTTCTTGCTGTGTTCTTTTTTCTATACTGTTCATAAGGGTATCCATATCAGCAGTATTGTCTATTTTCAATGTTCTTACTAGGTCGAATATAGAAGCTCCTGATGTGTTGTTAGCTACTACCAGCTGCTTAACCTGCTCTAGTATATGTCTGCTGTTAATATCTGTTTTGGCATAAACACCAAAATCACGTAGTAACAGATTATCACTAGTCATTTCTAGTACTACCTGACTAAGGCTGTCTGTACTATATTGAATACGTACTGAAGGATTCTTAGCTGTATAGTATTGTGCTAGTTCTGTACGTTGTTGGTGTACTCTAGGCATAAGACCATCACAGTGGTCTATGAAATATTGTTCAGTCTGAGCAAATGAAGAAGCTACTCCTTGGTTGATCTGTGTAGCTGTTACCTCTCTGTCTATAGGTGTACCCATTCTTTCTGGTGTGAAACCCACTGAACTAAGAGCTCCTTGTTTAAAGAACATGGCAAGGTTGGCTTTTGCCAATATTCTCTCAGTTTGACTCATGTCTAGTTTCTGAGCAAACCCTTGATGTATAGCCTGTTGAGTATTAGTACGAGTAGTATCTACTGGCAATAAAGAAAGGTCTCTAGCTAGTCCTAGTGCTTTAAAGAAATTGCCTTCTCCCCATTCTTCTCCTAGAGAGTGTTTTGGTAATACATTCTGGTCTAGTATAAGAATATTACCTAACTCATCTATGTTGAGGTCTATAACCATGTTCATCATCATGTTATAGCCTATCTGCCATGGATATAATCTATCTATAAAGGATCTGCTAGACACATTGTAGTCATGGAATACTGCTCCTTCTACAGGTAGCTTACATCCGAATGTATTATCGGTACCTTTAAACTGAAAAGGGAGTCTACCTGGTTTTTTGTCATTCAATCCTAAATAGATAGGATTGAATAATCCTTGATTAGCAGCAGTATAACCCATTGGTAAACAAGGGCCTACCTTAACACCACCCCATACCTCTGTATTGTATGTCCATTCTATGTGCTCTCCGTATATAAGGTTTTCTGCGGTTTTGGTTTTTATTATAGTAGTATCATATAGTGGTTTATCCATAATAACATAGTCCTCAGTAACAAACTCTTGAAACTGATTGCCATATTCATCTATCTTAATCAGTCTACCTACTTTTCTATATGTCTTCCAGTATATAGTAGATACCCTAGCAAAAAACTGACGATAGTTACCTTTCATATCTTCAGCTTCTCCAAGAACTTTGTATATAATGTCACCATTAAAAGAGTTTGGATCACCCATAGCCTGTTTCATAGACATAAACTGTCTCATAGCTACACCAGGCCCTTCCGAGTTCCACTCATACGATTGTGTGTTATCGTACATAGCTCCATCATTCTGTACTCCTTCTTGTATATAGTTAAGACCAGTAGAGGGGTATATGCGGTCTAGTGATTCCAGCTGCTCGTCTGTCATCATCCACCCTAGAAGGTCTACTACATCTGGTATTGCCCATAACTCTGAGGTACCGACAAAAAGACCATCTGCTATGTATTTAGTCCTAGGAGATTTTTTATAGTATGTGAGTAAAGGGTTCCACATCTCTACCTGATAGTCGTTTTCTAACATTCTAAAATGCCAAAACTCCCTATCCACAATCAACATGTTTTTAAACTGCAGTCGTTCTAATTCTGGCATATAAAATCTATCAGAGTCTTTATGCATACGGTCCATAGCCCAGTGGATCAGCTGGTTCTTATAGCCAGTGTTATAAAACTGCTGTATCTCTGGTAAACTCTTTATAGCATTTTTTCCTACCAGCTGCTGACCCTCTTCACTGTCTTCAGTAAACCCTAACTGCTCCATTTTCTGTCGTTGCTTAATATAAGCTTGCTGCAGTAGTGTTTGTTCTACCTCTGCAGTTTTAGCATCAAACAACTCATTCTGAGAATACACATCTCTGAGATCGAATGTTACCTTACTATTCCTCTTAGAAAACTCATTAGTAAGAACTTCTACTAGGTTATCTGCCAGTGGATAAAAATGTAATGCACTAGTTCCAGTTCCTTCTTTTAGGCAAGATTGTATTAGCTCTGCATGTTCCCCATCAGTTCTTACATAGTCTGTATGGTCTATAGTACCATTAGCTAGGTTATAGTTTTTTATAAACTTACTAGCATTTCTTTTTATCTGTCGTAGTCCTTCATACTCAATATAATCCATATACCGAGCAGACCAGTTTATATCCTTTTGCGAATCAGGTATAAAAGACAATGGTTGCATTAGTATTCCTTTTGCAACATTGTGTTTATCTACATAACCATTCTTTAATTGTACTGCATCAACTACTCCCATTATCTTAGGTTTTTGAAAGGAGATCTTCTTTTGTATTTGCTGTAATCGCTAGTAACACTGGTATTACTGTCCATTCCAAGAAGATTCCTAAATGTTTGTGTGTTCTCTTTAAAGATACGTATATTATCATTACTACTCATCTTTTTATCTTTGTCTGTTTGCTCACTGCTACTGTTAACATGTGTATCAGTATACAGACCAGGTAATGTACTAAGACGTATATTAACAAAAGCTACAAGAGCACAGAAAGCTATTATACGGTCATAGTTTCGGCCATCCTTTTCTTGATACTGTTGCATCTCTCTTAATAACCATATATCAGGAATACGTGTTATTCCGTACTCTACTTTTTTCTTTTCTCCGTCCTCTCCTTTTATTACTAGTATTTCTTCAGCTATATAGTCTATAGAATCTTGTAACATCTTTTTCCATACTCTATCAACGTTGTACCAACCATAGTTATTCATAGATGATTGGGTTATTCCTAACTCTTTATCATACATCATATCTTCTTTAACAGCTACATATCTGGTTCTTTTTTTAGCAATCATGTACTGTACCCAGGTACCAACATTATACTCACACGTTGTATACGCCTGATAGTACTCAACTAACATAGACAACTGTTCGTTAGTTTCATTAACATCATCATACCTACCGGTCCAAGATGCTACTAACCTACCGCCTTCTGTAGTAGTTTCTTTTGTTCCATCAGGGTTAGTATGTACACGATAGATAGGCATTTCGTATATGTATATACATGCTAATGATGCTGAGGTAATACTCTTATCACCAGCTACAGGGTCAATAGAACCTAGGTATGTTCTTAGTGGTATTTTACCTTGTATAGGATGTTTGTATATAACAACACATGCCCTTTTATCCTCTAGTGTCATAGAGGAACCATACTCTAGTGGCAGTCTTTTAGATGGCACTGTAATAACCTGTCCTAATTCATTACGTTCTAGGTCTACGTATTCCATCTTATATTCACCATCCTCTATTCTCTGTATCTGTGGTTTTACATACCGGTTAGGGAATAGAGATGTTTTTCGGATAGCAAAAGCCTCATCAATATTAATAGGCTGTTGTGATATACGTAGCTGTAGTTTTTCTTTATCAATAGGTTTTTCTCCGGTAACAGGATTACCATGTTCCCATACGTGTCTTTCTTTCTTAATAGCCTCTAGGGCTTCTTGTACTAGAGAGTTACCGTATTGATCTATATGTGGTGGTCGACCCCATTGTTCTGGTATGAATAGCCCTGTATCGGCTTCATCTCCATTCTCATTAACTAGTGTACTCTTTACAGCATATATACTATTACCGTGAGGATTCTTAATCATGTTTTCTAGTGGCTTACATTGGTCAAGATTACCTACAGAACCAGCTGCAATAAACTGTCCAGTGAGTATTCCTCCCATACTAAGAGCCGGCCTCATGAACTCAAAGGTCTCTCCCATCTTAGGGGCAATGCCAGCCTCTTCATGAAAGAAGAGTCTACAGTTGTGTGTAATAGTACCATCTTCCAGTACAAATAAACTATCCTCACAAGCAAACCCAAAATACTCATCTATTCCCCACTTGGTTACTTGTAGTTTACTGTAATTGTTAGTAGCCATAGTTGAAACATCTGTAGCTATTTTTCTTTTTACTTTACAGGGTATGATAGAGATATTTCCTGTAATATTTATTCTATGGCTTTTAGTAGGTTTATTATATACAGTAGATTTTATACCGCTATTTTCAATAACACATCTTTGGGTATTAAAACCTAGTTGAATACTTAATTTTACAATGTCGTCTGCTAATACCTTATCAGTTATAGATATTTCATATCTCTTTTTTTCTTTGTTAAGATAGCCGTCTGTATCTATTAAACCAGCTAATAGTTCTAGTCTTTGTTCTTTAGAACTAGTATAATATATATTAGGTATATGCTTTTTTTCTAGACCTAACTCATCAAAAGTAAAAGAATACTTTGAGTTAACCCCTCTTGCTTTTTTAACTATTCCATAGTCAGTCATTGTGTCATTATATTCAGGTCTAGTAAGATTACGAAATCTTTTAGTTAGTCTATACCCAATCTCAGTTTCTGCTAGCTGTGTTATATACTCAGCTATTTCAGGGTCTTTTGTTTCATTTACTAATATTCTATAATCTCCTCTTGTTCCATCACCTAAAAATAATCCAAGATAATATGGGTCTATAGGTAGCTCTTTTTTTTGTCCTTTTATACCTGAAAACTTTATTCCACTTAACTTTTTTGTTCTTTTATATATAGATAGATTATTAAAATTTTTAGCTAGTATTTTTACAAAAGAGCTTTTATAATGATTCCATAGGTACAGTGAGTGATCTGCTGTAGTATAATAGGTTGCCCCTCTTGTTTGTTTTATCTCATATATAGTGTCTACACCACTATATAGTTCTACTACTTTTTTTGGTAGACCATCTGCTCCACAGATAAGATCTCCTAGTAGAATATCTTGTACTTTTTTATAGGAAGCATCTGCCATTAATATTAAAGAATCTTTTAATAAGCAGGGACCACCAACACCAGCAGTAGCATTTTTTTCAAAGGAAGTACCAGTAATTTTTGAACTATTACCCTCATAACTAATCCTACCGTTTTCTTTAACCTCCAACCTCTGTTGCCAGGACATAGATGCACTCTTATCCGGGCTCATTGGTCTATACCAACCAGTGTGTTTGTTTAGAAAATCTCTATAATAATCAAGAATCAACCAGCTGCCCTTATCGTTGTTGATATAATCCTTAGCAGATGCTCCCATCTTTAATATCTGGGATTTTTCAAACCACAATAGGTTGATGAGTTTAGCCATATGATACAATGAGCTACCTATCTGCCTCTTTTTCAGTATACCACTATGTTTGTCATACAGCTGTGCTAGTATGTTATATAGTGCCATGTAGTAGTGAACATCCCATACCTCTGGAAAAGCCTCAGTCTTTTTCTCTTTATCCGCTATCTTCAAAAAGTTCCACCAGAAATACAAGTCTCTAGGTAGGTACCAGCTGTTACTACCATCGGAGAATATAACACCTTTACGACATTTCTCTTTCTCAGTATCCCAATATGTTATATAGTCCCTACTACCTTCAGGTGCTTCACAGTACAGCCCTTTCTTACTAAACACCTTAGCTTGTTCATTGAATCGTTTAGATACCTCATTAAAACCACAGGTACCAGGCTCTTTAAAACAGTTCTTAACAAAAACACGAAAAGAGTCTCTTGAAAGAAACTCTGTATAACTCCATACTCCGTTAGTGTTAGTAGGTATTTTTATATAGGGTTTTTTATTCATTCTTTTTGGGTCTTATCATTATAAGGTTTTCGCCATTATGCGTTAATTTAACCATACCATATTTTTTACAATAAGACTCAAAGGATTGTATATTACCAGCTGTATATTCCATACATATCATGCTAGTATTAGAAAGATCTATCTGTTGTAAAATATCCCAGTCCATTCCCTCGGCATCTAGTGATATAAAATCAAAAGGACCTGCATTGTATGTATCACAGAAAGTTTTCCATGTGAGCATCTTTACAGTAGTAGGAGTAAAAGTACACTCTTTCCAAAACTCTACTAGTTTTTCTTGTGTAGTAGATAATAATGAATCACTACCTTCATAAAACACAACATCTTCATCTTTTGTACTAATACCAGCGTTTACACATACTACATTAGGATTATCAGCATAGTTATCTTTTAGTTTATTAAAAGCCTTAGATGGCTCAACCATAAAACTCTTCCATCCTCTATCTATTAAAGCAGCTGTATTACTTATGTATTTTCCATCATTGGCTCCTATCTCACAACAGGTTCCTACAAAATCTTTAAAATACCCTAAGATGTAAAACTCTTCATCGTTTTGTGTATACATAACTATAACCATTTATTGTCTAAGAACTGATGTACATTATTTGTATTACCTCTATATAGCACAGACCAAAAAGCCCCATTACCAGAATGTATTATCATATGCTTGCACTTTGCTAATACTAAAACAGCACCAAAATATTTAGCACCATACTCGGCCCTTTCTACTTGTGGTAATTCAAAGAACATACAGCTGTCTTTCTTGGGCATGTGCGGTGTTTCTGTAAACCATATAGTATCTTCTGGAAACGCTTTACAAAACTCTATAAGGAACTCTGTTTCGTCCGGCTGCACTAGAAATTTTACTGAGGGATTGTGCTGTTTAATCTCTCTTGCTTTGTCTATAAAGACACTGTATGATGCTATAGTAGTTTCTCTATTTTTGTCATTACCTCTATAAAAAACAGCACAAACATTATTATAATCCAGCTCGTATTTTTCTCCTAACATATAAGCAAAATCACCTACATTATAAGAAGGAGTAAAATACTTCTCAATAAAAGGCTGAGTATCTGTAAAACATATCTGCTTATAGTCAGAAAACTGTGGTTCTTCTTTTGCGTATGTCATTTCTACTCTGCGTGAATAAGGAATAGTATAATCATCTTTTTCCATAAAATAGAATGGAATAAGGTTTTGCTGTGAGTATCCTTTATACAGACCAAATTGCTCTGTGCTGTCTACCATATCAGGTAATCCGCTGTTCTGGTTAAAATAAACCATAATGTCTAGTAGTCTGATAGAACAACAACTAAAAAACCCGGCATTGTGTATAGTTTTTAGAATCTTCATCTTTTTATTGTATTGTTCTGGGTGCCATGTATACTTATTAATAACAGTGTATTGGTAGTCTATTATATCTTTATATTCCATATCGCTCTTTTGTTGTAGCTGCAGTTAATACAGGGGCAGCGTAAAAATACATTATTTTTTCTATAAACACTTCTGTCTTTAATAATCCTGATGCTTTTAGTCTTCTAGCAAAATCATGATCTTCTCCATACCTCATGTCTTTTACTCCTACAGCTTTTGCTATTTCTGTTTTAATAACATCCTTGTAGAATATAGTTCTTACATAGCTATAACCATCCTTATTGTTGCCCCAGTCAGTGTATCTGTTAGAGTGACAAGCTAGTAGGTGTACTCCCCTGTCCTCTACTCTTTCTAGGTATCCAACACAATCTGGATTAACAGCTAAAAGTTTTAATACCGTAGAAATATAATCGGCAGGAATAGTGTCATCATCATCTATCTGCACAGCATATTGTCCTGTACACATCTCATACATACTCTGTCTTTTCTTACCTATACTAAGTTCCCTGTTGTCCTTTAATGTAACTATCTCTACATCATTAGTACATTGTTCAGCAATAAAAGAATACAGCTGGTTGTATTGTTTTTCTCTCCCTACTATTGTAGGAATACATATAGACAGCAGCTTATCCATGTGCTAAGATATTTTTTGCTTTTAACCAGTTTTTGTGGTGTTCAGGTAGTTGAATAGGTAATGGATTTTCTATACCAAAGTTGACTTTTAAACGTTCTAGGTACAACTGTTCTCCCTGTATCCAAGTACTGTCATTACGTACATTAACAGCATCTCTCTTCATGGCGCCTGTTGTGTAGTGCCTATGTGGGAATACTATATTGCTAGTTATTGTTCTACCTAATAGTGCTCCTACATGTGACATTTCAGTATCGCAAAACATATGTCGGTACTCTGGGTAATATATGTAACCAAACCGGTTGTAGTATGTGCGGTCCATTATTGGCAGTGTTATTATCCAGGGTTGGGTACCGTCTTGTGTTTTTACTACGTAGTCTTCTTTACCGTCCAGTAGTTGTGACAGCTGCTCATCCCAATGTTGTGGGCATTCAAAATCGTCAGATACTACTACAAAGAGATCGTGTTCACACCACAATGCTCCATTGTTGATAGCATCAATAGCACTCCTGTTAGTAGATTCACATATCTTTACTGTCTCTTTGAATGGTACCAGGTAAGATACATACTGGTCTTTCATAGACTCATCTTCATCCAAAGACAGAATATATTGTATATTCTCTGGGTTCTTGGCCCTACCTAACCACTCTTTAATAGTGTCAAATGCCATCTTAGGTCTATTCCTAGATGGGTGTATTATACTAATCTTCATATTATAACAATGTTTTTAATGAACAAAATCTTTTATCTGCGTGTTCTAGGTAGTACTGTTCTTCTTCACTCTCTATGCCGTACCATGGTATGTGTCTAGAGGTATACTCACCAGCTACACGAATAGCTCTCAATCTCCATGTGTAAGGCATACCGGTTCTTAGTACTGCAAAGGTAGTATCTATTGGTGCATTATACAGCTGCAGTCCCGCCTTATTCTTGATAGGTTTTTCCCAGTAGCGTTTCTCTATTGCTATATTCTTCTTGTTAGCATCTATAGCTGGTAGATCCTTATATTCAATAGCTAATCCTACCTTGTCTACATTGTGAGTATTCATAACCTCTATTAGAGTACCTACGAACCCACTAGGAGTGTTCTTGTTGAGCTCTATATCACTATCTGTATAGACTACATATTCTCCTGACAGCTGTTTGTGTATTCCAGAGATCCACAGTGCTGCCTGTCCGTAGTTTTCTATACATCGGTGAATAGTCACTAGCTTCTTAGCTGTATCATACCAGTCCAATAGTGGTTCATATGTACTGGCATTATCTATGATATGTATGTTGGTATAACCCAACTCCAATAGATGTTCTACTAGGTTTCTAGTAGTAGTCAACCTGTCTCGGTTGTTAATGTATATCGGTATGTTATAATGCATCTTGTTCTGTATTAGGAAGAGTTACTATTATGTCTAATGTTAGTTTTACATTACTTTCTATAAAAGAGGCTAACCAAGGTGTAAATGTTTTTGTCTCTTCATTGTTTGTATCTTTTTTGTACCAAAATTTACTAAGTGTGTCAGATGATATTAAATCATTAAAAGGAAAATCTACACCAGGAATAAACCCGAAGGTTTTTTCCAGTATGTAACCATCATTTTCCATCTTTTTTATAAAAGCAGTTATTTGTTCTTTTGTTATCATCTTTTTTGTTTTTTTAGTATTATTATAGTGCATCTTGTTCATGATCTTTATCTTCTGTTTTTTCTCCTTCTAGTGGGTTCTTATATCCTGGTAACTGGTCATACGCACGTTTGATGTTTCCTCTTGCTTTACTTTGTTCTCCTAGCAGCTGTACTGTGAGGCTCTTATATGATGCCCACAAATCATCTGCATCTTTTAGGAATGCTTTCATGATAGTAGCATTACCGTCTTTACCATAGGTGAGCTCTGTAGTAATCATGTCCTCAGCCATCTTGTCTAGCATAACCTTAGCAGCTAGATAGAATCTGTCTACTGGTGTCTGATACATCTCCTTACTCTTTTTTACAGCTGCTAGTACTAGCTCATCTTCTAGTGAGAATCGTAATGGACCAATGTCTGCTATAACAACCTCTTCTCTGGTAGTTTCTTCATGCAGCATGTATGGGTTGAGTGATGGGTCCATACAGGTCGTATAGAGCACATAGGCAAATATCTGAAGATAGTCCTCTGGATACTCTTCCATTATGTCCTTGAATGCCTTTATAAAGAAACAGTGGGCAGATGGTACTGGTTTACCATTGACCATATCAAATATGTTTATCATAGTGTTGGTATTATCTGCAGAATGACCTTTCTCTTTGCATTCTTCTTAGTGTTTGTAATGGTGTTTCATTAGGCTTCATCTTGTGTCCTGTTCCTAGTACACCCCCTTTCCAGCTACCTCTCTCACTACCCACTTCTTTACTAAATTCTACATCTATGTCTTTGTGTACCTTAGCTCCTAGTTTTGTCCACATTAACCATTTCTGTCTCCACTCACGTTCTGTTACTCTTATGGTAGCCTGTATATCATCTTGTATTTCTTGTCTGTCTGTTACGTAGATGTAAGGGTGTGTTTCTTGCCATGTATTTTCTTTCTCCCAGTTATAGTCTTCTTCTTTCCAAGATCTTCTCTTACCTTTAGTTTCATGTAACCAGCTACCATCTTTGAGGAGTCTGCTAGTTCTTACCCACTCATATGTCCATGGCATGTGTATGAACTTTTTCTTCATACCCCAACATAGCACTAATGAATCCATATGGTAATAGAATCCAAACTCAGGATAATCACACTCATCTATATTGCTATATACAGGAAGATGAAGATACCAGCTAACCCACAATAGATCCAGGCGTATCATTAGTCTATTATCAAAGTAACTAGCTGGCGATATTCTGAATGATATTGTAGGCCTCAGAAATTTTCTATAGTAGGTAGACAACTCCCACCCAGTCTTTCTACTCTCTCCTGTGTATCCTCTTTTTGCCGGATACCACCATTTTATTTGTTTTTTTGTTTTCTTTTGAGGTATTGCCTCTTGTACTAGATTGCTATCCATGTTGTTTATATTAATGATGTGAATACCTGTTTACGTACCTTGTTCCATTCCTGAAGTTCCCAGTTCTTCCTAGCGTACTCTCCTAGTGCTAGTCCTCTGTCTATTCTCTCTGTAGGTTCTTGCATACACTGTTTGATGTTCTGTAGCCAGTTGTTATTGTCTACCCAATATATACCCGGTACATCTTCTATATCAGAATATGGTGGTACTCTAGAGCATATGACAGGTAGATTACGTGTAGCTGCTTCTGCTAGTTTCAACACACTCTTCAATCGGTTCCATGAATGGTCTCTTAGTGGCACCAAAGATACGTCAGCATAGTCATAGAAATCTATATAGTCTACTAGGTCTCTAGATGGTAACACCTCTGCACATTGAGTCCTGTTAAATACTGATACCATCTTATCCCATTCTCCTACACCACCTTGTACTACTCGGTAGTTATTGTTGTCCAGCTTCATGTCCATAGGACTGAAGAACTGTTTCCTCATAGGTGGTGTATAGCCGGCTATTAGGAATCTTGCATCATTCTTAACAGCTGCAGTAGTTCCTATCTTATCAAAAGCAGTAGACATTAGTTCTACATCTTTTAGATGGGACACACCACCAGCATACAGAAACCGAGTCTTATAACCAGCTGTCCAGTTAGTGTGGGTGTAGTTCTCCTGGCCATATGGGAATGCGTTAGGTATAACCACAGTGTTTTTGTTATGTTGCCTAACAGCATCTTGTATACGCATAGAAGCACAGATAACAACATCTGCTAGTTTGATACTGGCCAGTACTCTTTCAGTGTGGTTGTATTTTTTGAGTATAGCATACGATGGGTGTGATGCAGGTATATCCCACATGTCATCTATATCCACTACTATCTTCATTCCTTTTTTCTGATAGCTCTTTAATACAGCCATAGGAGTATCTATGCAGTTATTGAATACCAGTATGTCAGCATCTATGAATGGTTCGTCTTTTTGGTACTCCAGCATCTGTATAGTGTCACCTTCTTCTATTAGATAGTAGCTGAAAGGATTGACTAGACGATGGTAGCTGGTTCCTTGGTTCTTGCGTATTACAAACTGTATCTTCATTTTTTCAGTTTTTTCGTGTTGTTCTTCATCCAGGTGAGTATATTCATAACCTCAGTCTTTAGATATGGTACTGGTATCTCCTTTATCTCTTTTACTATGTAGTCTCCAAACTCGTTAGTAGCATATACAGGATAACCATGTTGGTCTTCACCGGCCTGTACAAAAGACACATGTTCTATTGTCATGTCTCCTGGTTCTAACATAGGGTTGTGACGTAGTATAATGTACATGTATAGTGACAGCTGTATGGAGTATTTAGAGAACTCACAGTCATCTAGGTGTGCTACTGGTCCCAACATCATCTTAGTAATACCCTCCCAGTTAGTGTAACCATGCATGTCTATCTTTTTACTGGTCTTATAGTCTCTGATGATAACCTTGTTATCACGTACCTCTAGGTAGTCTATCTGACCACATATACCAGCTGACAACAGGTAGCATAAGAACTCAGGGTATATCTTGCCGTTTTCTAGTTTCTGAGACAGAGCGTGTTTTACACCATCTACTATGTTAGGCATAACAACATTGGGTAGAGTATATAGGTTCTGTTCTCTGAGTGCGTGGTACCATGTTCCTAGAGACGCTGCTCTTTCTGACTCATTATGCCATGCAGTAATAATGTCCTCTGGTGGCATACCATACCACTTACTCTTTGCATTCTTACTACTCTTCTTAGCTGTAGACTCTTTATCAAACTCCTCATGTAGTGCATGTATTATAGTAGTAGCACTAATGAGTTTGTTGTTGTCTTTGTCTAGATAGCTATGACCTTCTTCTATGAACCTAACCATTAGTATTTTTTTGTGCGTTATCTAGTTCTTTTTCTTGTTCTGGTGTTAGTACTGCTTCCCACAGAGGCAGCTTACCTATGTCTCTGAGTGTGCATGTGCAGGACAAGCACGATGGTTTAGCTGGTACATTACAGCCACATAACCCACATGCCGGCTGTCCTTTTAGGAATACGTTATCTCCAGTACCAGCTGCATCGTAATAACCACATTGATTACTCTCACATATAGCTACCCTCTCGTCTATAGTCTTTTGTATATCTTCACTATGCGATGTGTATACATTAAGAAAGCCCTCAGCTATTTCTTTTCTCAATCTCCAGGCCGTTTGCAGCTTCTGTATCCAGTTGCTCATCTTTGTATTGTTTTTTCTTTAGTTTGAATGCTTGTTTTTTTTCAGCCTCTTTAGTAGATAGAACAGATGCACGTTTCATGAGTTCTATCCCTTTATTGTACCAGTGTTTGTGTTCCGGCCCTACCTTATTGCGTCTTTTTATCAGTGACTCTAGCTCCTTCTGCGCCTTCCAGTGTTTCATAGAGAATACTCCTAATCCTGGCACCTTGATTCTGATGTGTTCTAACCGGTTCATAGAGATCTTGATACTGTTGTACATCCCTATCACAATACTCAGAGCATCTTCTTCTGGTATGTTGTTATCTGCAGCATATTGTTTAACAAGCTCTTTTAGTTGCATAGTACCTTAATATCTACTAGTATAGGTGCCTGAGTATTAATAACAACGTTCTTAGCTAGTGATACCCTTTTTCTACTGCCGTTATTCCTAGCTTTTACTATCAGCTTCTTAGCTACTAGAGAGTCTATGGTATTCCTGATAGACTGCTGTGATGCAAACCTACCTGTTTTTATCATCTCTTTGCACAGTATGTTGAGCTCTCTATCACCGGCTTTTGTTATGTCTAGCAATACGTCTAGCTCCCCTTCTGTTATGTGTACACTATTGAATGTACAGTGCATAGAGAGTTGGAACCGGATTATCTCATCCAGTTCCATCCTCACTATTTGGTTCCATACATTGACCTGTGCCATTATTGTTTGTATTCAGTTTCTTTTGTTTCAGGAAAAGAGGGATCTGTATTAAAGTACTGCCCTGTTGGTATTACAATAGTATCTTCGTTCAAGAACTTAGGTAGTACTAGTGCTGCTATGTCAGCTGCTACATAGTAGCTATAGGTTTTACTATATACCATACCTTTTCTACAATACTCTCCTTCTTGTTCTGGTATTGTAAACACTTCATCTTTTTGTATCTCTTGAATCTTTTTGGTTAGCTGTGCCATACTATTTTGTTTGTCCGTCTGTGATTATAGGAGATTCTTTTCTGCTCTGCTGCTCTTCTAGTTCTTTTCTAGCAGCAGCTTGTCCTTGTTCAAACTGTGTGAGTACCCATATAGCTTCTATCTTTCTTTTTTGCATCTCTAGTCCTAATAACCCTGGCACCTCTTCTACCTTAATAATACCCATAAGAGCAGCTATTTCAAAATATTGTTTACGTACAGTAAGCTCATCTAGTTTTTCTCTCATACGACTAGTTTCTTCATCTAGACGTTTTCTTAATTCCGCTAGTTCTTCAGGTGTTAACTCCTCTCCACTAGCTGCTTTTTCAGCAAATGTTTTTTTAAAATCTATTGTTGCCATTGTTTTAGTTTTATAATAAAGCAAATGTATAATGTTGTTTGTTATAAACCAAAAATATTTTTCTACCTTTGTTGTACATGAAGAATATTATAGAAAAACTATGGAGAAGAGTAGACCTGTTTTTATACAGCTTACAACACAATAAGAGATCACATGAGTATTATCTGTATGAGCAAGGTATTACACAAGAAGAGTTTAAGAGGAGAGATGATCTTTTTTGGAAACTAGTATGTGCGGAATATGGTAGGAAGGAAGAGAAGATTGTTGCACCAGCTGTAGTAGCTACTCCTGTGAGGCAGGCAGCTGTACGCAAACCAGTAGCAGTGAAAGAGAAGAAGAAACTAGCGTATAGGCAATGTCCTAGAAAAGACCTACCACAACCATCAGCTGCAGAATGGCAGATTATTAACCAGCTGTCGTTGTATAATGTGGAGTGGTACCGAGAGGTAGAGTTTGCGGATAATAAGAGTAGTGACTATGGTTATTACCGGTACGATTTTTATCTACCTACTCTGGGCCTGGTTATAGAATATGATGGTGTTAGTTCTCACGCTACTGAGAAGAGAAAAAAAGCTGATGCAGCTAAGAATAGATTCTGTAGTACAGCTGGTTTACGTATGATACGATATGACCGTACTCATTTCTATAGAATGCCAGCTGTAATAGAGAAACTGATGCTAGAGTATAAGATAGAACGTCTGTAGCTGTACTACTCACAGAATATTGGTATCCGGGTAGTAAAACCCCTTTCCATATCTAACAGCTGGAATGCTTGTTTGGGTGCATCATATTTTGCTTGTATAGCCATTGCATAACTGTTATACCCTACTAGGCTACCGTTGATAGATGTGTTACAAGCTCCTATCATATCCAGTGTATGGTAGTGGTGCATACATGTGTAGTCTGCTTTTATTGTATCATTCAATCGCATAACAGCTTTTACTAGAGGGATTGTGATACCACCTATACCACCTTTGTAGTTAATCTCGTGACCATGCATAGCTCTTACAGTCTTGTTACCTATCTTTATATAACCAAACTGTGACTCAGGAATATGCCATTTGAATAGGTCACTCTTCATCTTCTCATCCTGTTTTACAGAGTTATATATAAGAGCCTCTAGGTTCATTTTATAATCTGTGCTGCTGGACATCTTTTTTGTTAAGCGTGGGTGATTGCCTCTGATACACATAACGTCTATACTCTGGACATTTGCATATTCAGCTATAGTGGCTAGAGACCGACATATTAGTTCTTTAGCAAACTCACAGGCTTCTATTGGTGCCATGTAGTTTTGTTGCACATCATGATCGTGTAGGAAACTGTTAATCATGTCACCACCTAGTACTATTAGCAGCTTGTCTAGGTTAATATCCTGACGTTCTTTTCTTATTAGTTTGATTGTATTCTCGGTCAGCTTGTCTACTCTTCGTCTAGCTATATCTGGGTTATATTCATTGAGGCCGTGTGTAGTCTTTTTTTCTACTCTTTCTTCTACGTGCCAGTCAGAGTATTGTATAATACCTATACCCTGACTTTTTTCATGTTCGTTAAATAGTATTTCTGGTATAGTATAGTTGATTGGTTTAGTTAGACCTAGAGCTATATCATGTGCCATGTACAGCTCTTCTAGTTCTTTGAGTACTTCTTCTTTTTCTTTTCTGTGTCTGTTGAGAGCTTCTTCTGTATTTTTATTCTTAATAGCCTCTTTCGGGATGAATGGGGCCGGCTCTTCTTTCTTTTTTACTACTGGTGGTTCTTTTATTATGACAGGTGCCTGGTATCTTTTCCACCCAAACTCTTTTGCCCATTTTAGTACAGTAGTCTCACTGATCTCGTTATTCTTTGCTATTACACGAGTACCAGGTGCTTGTGTCTCGTATGCTAGTTTTACATTCGGTAAAACTGTGTCTGTTAAATACTTTGCGTACAATGTCTTAGACATGTTATGTGTTTAGTATGAAACTATAATAAAGATGTGATGTTGCAAATGTACAGAGAATAATAATAAAAAGGTTGGTAATAGTATATTAAGAAATTAACAAGAAAACCCCAGCTTGAGACCAAGCCAGGGAAAATCAATTCTATGAATACATAACAAAGGTAGTAATTATTCTGAAACAAACAAGGTTTTACCTAACATATAATCTCGCAGCTGGTTGTATATAGTTAGTGCAGCTTTTGGATCAGCCCAGTGCCAGCAGTTACTATCAGCTCCTAACACATCAATACCTACAACATACATCTTTTCTTTATTACAATACAGCATATTAACCTCAGCCATACTAGATCTTTTTCTAGTCCACCGGTAGTTAGCAGAAACCTCTTCCCATATACCGGTAGACTTGTCCATCTGCTCGTATTTAGTAATGACCTTATACTCTATGTGTTGTGGGTATAATACCATACTACACTCTTTTACTGATAGTACTCTTCTATCAGATAGGTCTGTTAGTGGGAGTGGTATGCGTATCTCAGATGTTGTCATGTTGCTGTTTTGGTTGTTTATAGTATTTCCAAACCTTTTCTAGCTGCTTAGGGTCCTTTATCTTATATCGGTATTTTTCTTTTACCCACTCTCTAACACCAGTTGCCTCGTATATCTTTTGATCATAGTAATCAAACTCATAGAATGGTTCCTCTGTATGGTCAGCTGGTAGATATTCTCTAGTAACATCTATGTAGAATGTTTTAGGAATGAATGGAAACCCTTTAATGAACTGCCTACTAGTTATACCAGCTACAGTACCGGAGAATGTTTCCCAATCAGTACCAGACTCTCCTTCTGTATCGCCTTTCCACACTATAGCATCTAGATAATAAGGATTACCGTCTTGTATATTAGCATCCTTGAACAATGAACTACAGCGACTGTTTTGATAACCTTCTGGTTTTTTAGGGTTCATACCATAGACACTGAACCACTCATCCTCTACTCCTGTTATAGGTGCAATAGGTTCTTGTAACAGCAGCTTCTTCAGTGCATTACATATAGCACCAGCTACATAAGGTGCAGATCCTCCACTCTGTCCACTATTACCAAACCTCTCACATAGTGCTAGTATCTCAGGAGTAAACTCTAGGATAACTGGTTCCTCATCTGGGTTATTCTTATCCCATGTCTTAGAGAGTATGTCTAACTCTCTTGCAGCAAAACTCTGTGTATTAGTCATTGTATAATCCGGTTCGTCTTTACACCGGTAGATGCTAGTGAATAACAAAGGTAGGAATAGTATAGGATAAAACAAGGGTACTACAACTATCGGATATTTTGAAATTTTTTTTAAAAATAAAAACATAAAGATAGCTGTGACTGGGAGTAGTAGAAAATTTTTTATAAAAACCTAATGGAAATGTCTGTGGGTAGGACTATGCCAAATCCGACTCCCCTTCAATCCATTAGCCTCGGTACCCCGTATCGAAATGTTTTATCCACTCTAAAATCGCACAACTCATGGACAGTAATACAGTGTCACGTATCCTGCATCTTCTAGCTCCTCATGTTGATGAGCAGACTCTTACTCATTTTACGAACATATGTCGTAAAGAATATCTCATGGACTCTATTGAGTTACGTGAGCAATATCTTGCACAACGTGTACGTAATGCTGGTATATCAGCCCAATACGAGGCTGAATTACCTGTTCTCATTGCTAAACTCCAAGCACTAGGTTAATCCCTAGTGTTTGGTTATTGTTATATATTCTCATTCTCTCACTCTCTTAATCTATTGTGTTATGACTATACGTTCTATAGTGATTATGTTATTTGTTGTATTACTCACTGTTACAGCTGCTGCTGCAATGATGAGTAGTATGTATACTGGTAATGGGATTACGTTCCTGTATGCTGGTGTTTTCTTGTGTCTTGCAGCTTGTTGTGCTCTTATTGAGAACAAGTTCCGATAGTGTGATTATGTGTTGTGTTTATCCAGCTGGTTGTGTAATGCAGTCAGCTGGTTTTTATTAATCTCTCAATCTATAACAATGAATAAAGTATATCTGGTTACTGTTCACGTACACCACAATAAGACGTATACTACAAGAGAGTTTGTATACTCTAATAGAGAGGCAGCTGTTGAAGCAGCTAATTACATCTTAGAGGTACGTGCTGGTGTATTTGAAAACATATACTGTACTATAGGCGAACAAGTAGTACTAGAAGAAGGACAACTCCCTACAATAGAAGAGCTAACACCTGTTACTACATAATATCTACCCATTATTAACTGAAAGTTAAACAGGTTTTGTCTCCTATGAGAACCACACCTCTACTAACTAATAGTTAATAATGGGTCTTTCAATAAAGGTTAACTGATGACTGGTATTATCCAGATAGTAGTAATACTATGGCTTTAATAGCCGAAACACTAATGTGTCTTAACCATTTTTATAACAATCCAATACAAAAACAGAAGTATTATGGCAAATTCGCAGAAAGTAAGAGACGCAAAAAGAACATACGCAGAGAAAATGAGTCTGGAGTATGCAAAACAAGGAAAACCAGGTGCAGTAATAGTAATGCCTGAATTCATGGAAGATGAAGACGGTAGTGTACACCAGCTACCAGGAGATTTTGTAACAGCTCGTGGTGATAAGGGCTTTGGTTACATACAGCTGTATAGTGCAACTACAGAGTTTCAGAAGGGTGTGCAGTATGATGTAGTACGTGCATGTCTCCAAAGAGGGCGTGTGACCTCATTACAAGCTCAATACAAGGCTGGAATGAACATCGGTGGTAAGATAGTATCGGAAGATACATTAACACCGCCTAATCCAGCTAATCCTCTACAAGACCTGAAGTTTGGTAGTGAGGCATTACGTACAGCTGGTATACCTATGAAGGTGAATGACCAACCTATCTATAACATCCGTTATTGGGAACCAACTGGTACAGCTCATGATGTACGTATAGAGCATACTAATCAGCAAGAACTAGAGGCATTCACTGCACAATCTGGTAAAGCAAACACTGGTGCTATACAGAATGCAGCTGCTAACATGTTAGCTGGTACAACCAAATAGTACAAACAAAGCAGCCTATTACCGTAACTGGTAGTAGGCTGTTCTTTATTAGTCTGTAATCTGTATACTCGATTTCGGGTTATCAATGCCTGTAATCACATAACATATTCCCGTTGTAGTCCTTGACATAGCTGCTGTGTTCTCTAGCATATTTTATTGCTCTTTGGTAATCATACGCAATCATTAGCTGACTGTCAGGTTCTTTTCCGTCCCATACTAGATAGTAGTTGCTCATAGTTATTCTTGTGTTACGTCTCTGAAGAATGAGTGTAGTTCGCAGTTTAGGTTCTTAGTCTTACGTATAATGTACGGATTAAGCATGTATATCTTCTGCACATAGCCTGATGGAGCACATACACAATACGACAGTATGTTCTTCTTAACCAGCTTACGTACCATAACATAGAACTTATTAAGATCCATGTTAAGAGCTGTACTCAGTGTTTCAGATGAGTGTGCTGTTCTTTTCTCTCTGTTATACACCACAGAACAATCTGAGTATAGCATACTACCTATCTTAACAACACGAGCATAGTCTGGATCAGATAACTCTCTACATAGATAAGCTGCTGCAGCATCATCAAATATTACGTAGTTATTACTATCAATATGAAATGTTCCAGTCTGCTTCTTATGATATACTCTATCACCTTCAACATCATCATGCAGTGTAGCTCCTGTTAAAGGGTTTTCATACTCGTCACCTCTTATACTGTTGTTTGTGCTGTGGAATACTGTCTTTTGCATATTGTTTCTTTTGTACAAAGATAGTTTATTCTATCCAAAAAAGGATACTAATGTCAACAATATTAAAGGAAAAGTATCCAAAAAAGGATAGTATTCCCGGAAAAAGTATCCTTTTTGGGATAGTTTCCAATATTGAAAGCAGCCACCAGTAACGATTGTAGCCGATTCCCTTATTCTTATTACCTAGTAGATATGAGTACAATAACTAACGGAGCATAACATCAGATACCAGCTAGAATACTAACGACAGCTAGTAGATTGTTACAGCTGTAACGTATTAATAGCGCTTTTAATATGTGTTGGTGGAAAAAATATTGTGAGTTGGTGAGAGTGAGGGAGGGTGACTATTCCTTTTGTCCTTTCTTTCATTCTTTTTCTTTTCTGCTATATATACGCACATACAACATTCTCTAATACAAACAATAACGACAACAACAATCATTCATAACAGTGTGTGCCTACTATAGTGGCTATCGTATTATGCAATCAATAAAGCAATCAGACATCAATAAAGACAACCTAACTGTTTTTGGGTCAATGAATTTTATGTTACAGATAAGGGGCTCAGTAACAAATGAATCAGTACAAGCGGATCAGTACCAGCCTAGAAGGAATAAAGTGTGGTCAGATACATTCGTAAATGATGACAGGTTCAAGGCTAATGTGAAGGATACTATAGAAAGACTGAAGATAGGGCAGCAGCTGTTACAAGATTGGTTAGATGGTAAAACAGATACCGTATACTATTACGATCTGGATAAACTACCTGTAGATATATTACCAGCTGATACAGGTGGTCTATCTTATGGTTATTATCCTGAGTCTAATATCAGATAGCTGTCTAATCAGTAACAATACTAACAATTTAAAACACACAAACATGAACACAATAACAGGATATTGGATAAGATACAATGATAACAACAAAGAAACCTCTAGAGAATGTCATACTATAGAAGCATCTATAGGTGGTAGAGTGGTATTCGTAGATAACAGTGGTCTACGTGATTGTCATATTAATACTATAGGACTCAGAGATGATGAATGGACTGCTATGTATCCAGCTGGTACATCTCTTAATGATTATACTCATAGACAAGGCCGTATAGTAAAGACAGATAGTATGCAGACTACTGGTATAAGAAGAATATGGAGTAATGTTGAGATAACTATGCCTATAGCAGTTATATGTGATGATGGTCAGATAATATACTGTAATCCATTGAACATTAGGTTGGTTGAACCAGTTGAATAACAATCAATGCCTGTAGGTGGGTATGAGATGGTCACAGGTGCCGTTACGGCCTAAGCCCTATGTTGGATACGTTCAGCAGGGACTCATACGAGAGTCGAAGCCCAATGGACCATACCCCATACTCATCTATAGGTATTTTTATAACAAACTAAAACAAAATAAAATGACAGAATATAAAGCAAGAGGTACAGCATACACAGATATGCAAAACCTAGACAGAGATATTGAGTTCGTAGAACAATACATAGATACCTGTAAGTATCTATCTACAGAACATAGAATAGCATTAATAGCAGATGCTGCATTGTTAAAACTAAAAGCAATGCATAGTTCAGATAACCAAGATATAGATACTCAGTTTATGAGTGACATCGGCAACTAACACAGCTAGTTGGTAATAATGATAGATACAACTATATCATTATTACTATGTAGCTGGTGTAATAATATTAATCATAAAAAACACAAACACAATGCTAGTCATAAAAACAATAAACAATCGTTATTACACAACAAAAGAATATTTTTTGTATGCTATTATCAAAGGTACTAAAGACATTGATCCTGATAATGAAGTAGAAACTGTAGAAGAATATATAACAGCTGCATTTGTAGGAACTGTTTTTATAGCAGCTGTACACAAAACTGTGACAAAACCACATAATATAGATGAAGCTGTTATACATCCTATTGCAGCTGTCGTAGAGTTTTATCAACAATGCTATTAATCACAATATAAAACACAGCACAATGAACTGGACATCAGTAAATAACATGTTGCCACCAGATAATCTAATAGTAGAAACAAGAATAGTCGATGCATCTGGCGAAAGAAATGTACAATACCTAAAACGTAAAGGCAACCTATGGTGGTTAGCTGACGGTAGTATGTATGTGTATTATACACCAACTCACTGGAGATATATCTAATTATTAACAACATAAAAACAACAATCATGGCAATACTAATGACAGAACAGCTGGCTAAACAGCTGATAAAACACTATGAGAAATGCATAAAAGATGTTCAACTCTTTTATACTCTTGAAGGTGCAAAAGCAATATGTAAAGAATACTCTGTAGAACGTGGGGTATGTTATTGTGCTAATATTGTTTTTGATGAAGCAGTATATGGTTGTCAATGGCTTCTTGAGAAGTCAAAGTTTGTAATAATAAACTCTGATTATATTACAAATGTTCCTGCAATGTGTGAAACTATTCCAGACATCATAACAGCTTTACAAACTAGAGTAAATATTCTAAAAACATTCAAAAACGAAAACAATGACTAATCATTATTATTCACAACAGCTGCAAGAAAAAGGTAGTATAATAGACCTATTAGCAGTAGAAGACAATAACAAAATAATGATGATTATATCTGATGATCTGTTCAATACTACTAGTGCTATCACACTCACAGAACAAGAACAAGATGATCTGATAGCTGGTATACTAGAACGTAGAGGTATTCAGCTGGTCAAAATGGAAATATCTGAAACATGGGTAGAAATACCTACCACTCCTATAACAGCTGAAGGCAACCAACAATCAAAAGTTCACCCACATAAACTACATACAAGATGATAACATATTCAGTATACACAATCAAGGACATTATGTAGCAGGTGGCAGCTGTTCATCAGATTCTATAGCTAGTATAGTAGCAAACTATCAAAGACAAGGGTATCTAGTATCATTCAGTAGTTAACAATCAAAAACACAACAATGACAACAGAAAGCAAATCATTACAAGAAGTGCTAGAAGAAGCACAATCAAGAACAATAGGTCTATTCAGATCTAAGTATCAACCAGCAGACAGGTATGTACCAGTAGTCAGTGAGGACAATGGCTGTCTAGTATGTTTAGAGGTTGGTACATTGTTAGGTCTCACAATGACATATACAGATGTTACTCAGGGTACGTATATAAAGTTCCCACAAAAACCAATGGTGTATAGGGTATCCCCAGCTAAAGATCAAACACTAGCTGATATGATGAAAGATCCAGTAGCATTCTGCAGCTGGTATGAAAAGAATGTATGGCCTAAGAATGAATAACATTGCTCTTTGCTGTAGTAGTTGTTGTAATCTAGCTAAAATATGAGCGTACAATGTACTACAACACTACTACATGTAAAGAGTATAGTAAACAACAATCATAAAAAACAAACAACATGAACACAGAAACACAAATACCAGAGAATGAAACAATAGCACAAAAAGCATACAGGTTATTATATCCTATACCAGCTGAACAGTGGTGTACTAATATGTATAGTAATGGAAAAAACTCTTATTGTGCAATAGGCCATCTTAATAGACTAAATGCTCTTAATCCTAATGATTATCCTATAGATATAAGTATTAGAGGATGGGGTTACAATAGTAGTTTATCAGCAGCAATAAAGATGTTTTTTGAAAAACAACATAATATAAAAGAATCTTTTGATCTATTAGCATCAGTAAATGATGCTAAGGATATAGCTATCTACACAGAAGAAACACCAAAAGACAGGGTTATGCATCTTCTTACTGACATGATTGCAGCAGGTTTTTAGTATATTCGTTTAATAATCAAAAACAAACAAAAACATGGTACTCACTAGAACAGAAATACAAGAAATACATACAGCTCTGTCAGAATCTTTTACGTTGGGTATTACTGAACCACTGTTTATAACAGAAGAAAAAGCTCAACTAATGTTACAAACGGGTTTTTATGGTCATCCAGATGTAAAAAAATATGTACGTAATACCAAAATAACAGAAAAGAATAATCTTGTAAACAATATAAGATCTTTAGGTTACAATGTAGTAGAACGTGTTTCTTTAAACAGGGTAGCGAGAAAATACAACCTAATAGAAGGAACAATAGATAGGTATATAGGAGATGTACCTATGAAAAATCTAAGAGAGATAAAAGGATTCCTAGAAAAAGTAAAAACAGAACAGGTACTGAAAGACAATATCAAAAATGCTGTATGTAAAGCATTTTATGAAGACGGTACTCCTGCTTCTAGCTGTTTGTTTATATTAGCACCACAAGATATGTTCCAAGAAAACCCAATAAACAAAGATCCTATAGTATATGCTGTTTTAAACAATGGTGGTATTGTTATAGTATCAAAATGGGGACTAGAAGCTAATGACCAATCTATTTCTAATCCAATAAATAACTAATCATGGGAGAATATGCAGACTGGGCTATAGAAGATGAGCTAGATGATATAATAGTATCTGAGCCTAAAAAAGAGAAAAAGTGGGGTGGAGAGAAAGGATACCAAAAAGATAAGGGTTATATAGGTGTTTACAGCTGGTTGAAAAATCAGTGGCTGTGTAATCTAGGTAAAAACTATTGTGGTATAACATGTTATGATAGATTAGTATTACGTTATGGTGAAGAAGTCCTTAATAGATATGAGCACCACAATAAAATAGCTAATTACATATCAGAGAATTGCTGGAAAGAGTTTATGCAGTGGGTAAAAGACAACTATACACTAAAGCGTTACAAAAAATAAAACAAACAACGTATGAAAAACACAACACACAGTATCCAAGAAGCATTATCTAACATGGCACCAATAGCTATATACAATACAGCTGTACCAGAGTGTATAGCTATATTCAAAGAACGATCAGCATTAGTAAAATACCTACTAGGTGAAGACATGTGTCCTGAGAGTGTGAGTAAAGCTGTCAATAAGGCTATTAATAAGAAAACTAAGATACGACCAGCTACAACAAAACTAGGTCTGCAACTAGCTATCCGGTATGCTAATAGTCAACAGCTACAGAGATTAGGAAACCAAGAAGCTGTAGTAATAGTACCATACATACCAGCTGTCAAGTTTAATGAGCTCATCGCATTCAATAGTAGTAGATTAGCACTAGCAGAAGACCACAATAGACCAGGACTCACTCAACCTAATGCTGTTAAAAAAGCGCAGCATAAAAACATGATATTACATCCTGTAGCTTGGAGAGATACTAATCCTCTGTCTAGATACGACTATGCTCATTAGTATTATTAATCAATAAAAACAACAAACATGAAAAAAGTATTCAAATACACCAGTAAAGATGGAGAGTTTATTGGTTATCACTGTAGTACAATGTGTGATATGTCTGAGGATATAAAACATGCTAAGGTATATACTATAACAACAGAAGAGGATACAATAATACAATCTCAGGTAATACTACACAACTTTGTGTATTTTGTCAATCACAAATCAACTAATCCAGAGTATTTTAAAAACTATATAGTATCTTCTATCTATGTAATACCAGAAATAATAGACTAATAATATTCATACGTATACCTATAAATCCTATCTCTTTTCTAAAAACAAACAAAAAACAACAATAACAATGGAACAACCATCAGTAATAACAATAAAAGAAAAAGCAATAGGTAGACTAAAATGTTACGGCCTAGTAGCTACTGAAGAATATGAGACTCGTATACAGCTCAGAGAACCAGACGATGATAGTAAGATAGTGTATATACTCAATCTGAGACATATCCCTACAGATAGGAATAGTAATCAGTGGGTAGCTCTTACAGAAAAAGAGTACAATGTAGTCGAAACAGTAAATAATCCAGAGTAAACTATGATAACAATGAGCATACACAAAAAATACAAAACAATGCGTAACAGAACATACATAGTAGCTGGTATAATAGTTCTAATAATCCTAGTATATTCTATAAGAACAGTAATAGGTGACACAAAAAGAGAAACCATCAGCTGTACTATCAGGAGTAAACAGGTACAAACAAGAATGTCTGGTGCCGGTGGAGATATAACAACTGAATACCGGTATCTAGTAAAAACAGATAAAGAGCTATTCGTAATAGAGAACAGTCTCATCAACGGTGCCTATAACAACAGTGAGCTGTTCATGTCACTGGATACCGGTAAAACATACACACTAACTGTATGTGGTTGGGGAAAGAGTTTTATAACAGAGTATCGTAACATTATAAAAATACAGTAGTATATGAAACAAACATCAACACTCAACACACTGAGTAAATACATTACTCTAATAGATGTAGTATATCTAGGCAGGAGAAAAGCAATCATCAAAATAGCAGGCAGCTGTAAGAAAAGTACTCTAATAGAGCTACTATCTTATGTAGAAGAGGAAGGTCAAACAATACTGATAGATACGTTCAGCAGCAATGGTATAACCACCGAAGCAACAGTGTTTCTACCATCTCACAGTGACCCTCTATATAGGTAAAAAGCGTGAATCTTTCGCTATAGTGCATATGTATAACAACAATCAATAATAAAAACAACAAAATGACAACAGAACTAATAACAAACAAGAAAGAGAACATAAATTGGGATAAAGTTATGTTAGTAAGATTCAAAACTACAAATGGAGAAAAAATAGTACTGACAAATGGAAAACATAGTAAAGAAGAGTTTAGTGGAACATTATTAGTAGATACTATGTCTGGTGATCCACAAATAGGAGAGTATATTAATGCCTGGGCAAAAGATTGTTTCACACCACTAACAGGGACAACTGTAATTTCTTTTAATGTAGATTAATATAAACAATATGACAACTAAACAAAGATACCTTAATATCTGGTGCATATACAACATAGACAGCTACCTGATACCATTCTCAGAAGATGATCAGCTGTATGAAATGGTATATATTGTGACAGCTACAGGAATTAGCGTATCTTTGTTTTCATTAAACTAGTAAAACAATATGGGGCCGTTTGGTTTTGACAGCGACTAGTATAGTAGAAAAGGCGACTAAGGACAAGGATGTAGTCCTTTAAATAAATAGATTCAAACAATAGATGCAAACAACAAAAAAGTTGCTCGTCAAGAAGAAGGTGCAAGACTAATTAATCTTGCTTTTGCAAATGCTCCAGTAATGTATGGTGAGTTTGCAGTAGCAGCCTAATTCAAAACACATACCTGAGTGTATAACTCACAGGGAAGGAAAAGTACAGTAGCAGTTGTCCGAATAACATAACAGCTACACAAGCATCTCTGAAGACAGCAGAGTAAAAACAAGTCATAGTCGTAACTTTTTTGAGAGGAAAATCGTTTGGACACGGGTTCGACTCCCGTCGGTTCCACAATAGCTGCCATGGCTATACAGGTATACATGAGTGTTGTCTCCTGACAAACGTATGCCGACAAACTAAGAGAGCAGTGTTGTTCGATCACTACTCTCTTTTTTATTCTTATTATATCTTTACACTAAAAAACAATAAACATGAAAAAGACAGTACAGATAGTAACTATTCCACTGAATAAGAAACGTTGGAGTGAGGGTGATCTATTGTTTGATAATACAAACAAAGAGTATTCTATAGCAATAAAAAGCTGCATAGATGTAGATTGGCAAGCACAACAGCTGCTAGTTCTTAGTGATGATGAGATACAATCAGGAGATTCTTTTTTAGAGAAAGATATTACTGAAGGCTTTGATAAAGCTATAATCAGTAGGTCTGGTGGCTGTATACCTAGATGTTGGGTAAAGAAAATAATAGCTAGTTATCCACAGATAGAAGGTACTCTACCAATCTCTAAAGAAACAATACAAGCTTGGATAGATGCTGGTACACCTGGAGAAGGTAGTGTTGATATGCTTTATTGGTGTAAGAATGGCGACTCTTTATCAGGGTGCGAAAAACAAACACATTGTAATTGTAGCGATAATACAGAACCTGATGTTGATCGTCAAGGTAATCTACTATTAGAGTTTCCTATATCTGCATATGATGGTGTTGATTTTGAACCAATCAAACCTCGAAATAGTAAACTGATACACAAGAGTATTGACAAACCATCTATTCCTACTGATGAAGAGATAGAAAAGAAAGCAGAAGAATCGGCTACAGAATGGTTAGCTGGTAGTTTTAATACAGAGCTACATGATGAGCAAAAAGAAGAATGGGCCAAGCAAGATTATTGTTGTGGTTATGAAGAAGGTTACAAACAAGCACTAAAAGATCTAGGATATGAATAAAGAGACAATAGAAGCAGCTGCAGATAAATGGAAAAAATATTATGCTTTTCCAGATAATCAAATAGTTGCATCAGAATCTTTCCACAAAGGAGTAAAGTGGCAAGAACAAAAAGAAGCTAATAATGCTATTGAGTTTGCTGATTGGCTATGTGAAAATGGATGGTCTAGTAGTCCCCCTATGTGGGTTAATGGAGAAGCATCAGATGATTATCTTGGTAGACAAGGAACATATACAGAATTAACAACACACCAGCTGTATTGTATATGGAAACTGGTTAAAAACAAATAACATGACACTATATATCACAATACAATACGTAGATAAAAACACAATAATACAGACAGTGGGTGCAGCTGCTTTTTTACTGTTAGCTGTACTATTATGGGCTCTTATTAAAATACACAAAGAAAACAGACAATGAAGATAACGGACTACTCACAGATTACTGAGACCAGACGAAAGATACTAGCTGACTCTTATAAGAGACTGTTCATAGAAAGACAGCTGTTCAGAAAGACTCTGGATGACATACGCACTAGTGAGACCTTGTTATTCTACAGAGAACAGGCTAAAAAGAACAAAGCTACAGGATTCGTAGATCTCACTGTAGTAGCTGCAGACACTATGAGACAGCTGGACAGTATGATACCTAAGATGATGAAGGTTATTGAACCCGGCACCTGGAACACTATAGCAAAAGATCTGGCTGAAGACTACATCAACAGTATCCATGTTATACTAGAGAATATTACGTATCTCTCTGATGAGGATATAGAAGATGTTATTACGTATATTGAACAGAAAAAACAAAACCAAACGATATGACAGCTGTAAGCAAAGATGTGTACAATCTAATAAGAGAAGCCTATAGAGCTGGTTATGACGACGGTTATGGTTCTGGTTGGTCAATAGGTAAAAAATACAGTAGAGAAAATGAGCAAATACATCCTGCAACTGCTGCTGATAGTTATATGCGCTGAGGGTATGTGCTAGACACAGAACAAGATAGTAATACTATTGTTAACGAATAAAAACAACCAATATGAAAAGAACAAACGCTCCTCCTATTCCTGAAGGATTAAGGATAACCCTCAATGGGGAACAAGAATGGAAAGATGTAATGCAGGTGTTTGAAGATGCTGGATGGATGTGGGGTAGTGGCAGTACTCCTACTGAAACTGTAAAAGAGTATGCAGAGGAGGATATTCTACCTGTAGTGATTACAGAAAACAATAAAACACTGTTGAGAGGTAGTAAGTACCAATCTGATACACTAACAGCTGCTCAGTTCTTACAACAGTATCAAGGAACAATAGAGTATGAAATAGGTGATTGGGTGGTAGTAACAGAGCATATATTAACTACTGATTGGAGTCGTAAACAAGAAGCTGTAGGATATATAGTACAAATACCAGTAGATAAAGAAACTGGAGGATGTATAGTAACAGCTTTAAATAATGGAGCAGAAGTCCCAATATCTCCTAATAAATATAGGATAAACTACACAGCAAAAAACCTAAGACCAGCTACTCCTGAAGAAATAGCATCTGTTACACAAGATAAGCCTGTAGCTCTTGGTAAACCAGAATCATACATATGGGATGGTGATGTACTACCAGATGAGTATTATGTAGAGAATCCGTGGCCAGGTGAAGATAATACAGAGTTTGTTGAGTTTTTTAATAGTATGAGAAAGCGTAATGGTATATCTGGTGCTCATAAATGGTACCATGTAAAAAACTCAAAACGTATAGACTCTCATAACTATAGTAATGCTAATACAGAACTACCAATAGTACCCTACGAACTCTGGAAACAGATCCTCACAGCACCAGACAACCAAGCAGAGCAAGCAGCTGTAAAAAAAAGGATGTTCAAGGAAGGTGATAGAGTAAAGGTTGTAAGAGGTGCTTACGAAGGATGTATAGGAACTGTAGACAATATGGCTTTTACTACTGATTCTCTTTACTGGGTAAATCTTGATAGTGGAGATAGAACAGCTATGTTTAGTGGAGAAAATGGTACCGGTGTTGATATAGTACACTACACAGAAGAACCAGCTGTAGAGAAATGGTTTATTGTTACTACTGATGGTGTTAGAGTGTATGAAGGGGATATAGTATGGTGGCTGAATCCAGACGGTAGCTGGTATGGTAATGAAAATGGTAATAAAGTACTGCATACAGATAAAGAGAACCATAAAGACCATAATAAACTGCTGTTCAGTACCTTTGAAGCTGCTGAAGAATATATTAGTAAGCAGAAAGAGACAGCTAATAGAAAATGGAAAGTAAGTGATAAGTACTGTATACCAGGGGATAACTCTGGTGGTTGGTATATAAGAGAACACTCAAACAATCTATACAAAGTAGAAACAGCAAAAGGTCTCACTGATTGGGACTACACAGCAAAAGAAATAGATGAATACATAAACTCTGGTCACTGGGTACCAGACCACAGATCGTGGCCAAAAAGCAGTAAAGAAAAAGACGATAATACAACTAATAACAAAACAAAAAACCAAACAACAAACAATGGCAACAACAAACAACAACCGCAACAAGACAGCTGTATCAGCAACATCGAAAACAGTAGTAGCTACGGCACCAGTGTTAACCTACGAACAGATCCTGAAACAATCTGCCCAGGAGAGAGAAGAACAACAGCTGCAGTATGCCTGTGTGGACAACCTGAGTACATTGTCAGATAGTATCGAAAAAACTGCTAGACAACTGGACAAAACTCGTAGATTCCGTGAGACCATGTTAGATACTACTAGTGTAGATTGGTCAGAACTGGCTAAAAAAGACCAAGAAATAGAAGGTTATGAAAAAGGTCTGGCTCGTCTGAAAGAGTATAGAAACCAACTGTTTCCAAACTGGAAAGCAATGAGGGTACAAGACTAATAGTATATTCAGCAATAGACTCCTGTTATCTATATGGTAGCAGGAGTCTTTTTTAAAACACAATATAATGAAAATACTAATATGAACAATCGTAGTAGTAGATATAATATGCTCAACAGCTCTGTATATGAATAATCACTGGATAACAGGTAGCCTGTTACTCGTTGTATGTTTAAGTGTAGGGTATAAAGAAAAAAATAACAACAAAAACACAACATAATGACAATAGAAATAGCAGTGCTAATAATATCAGCAATTGTAACAATATTAAATGGTTGTATGGCAATGTATGTAGCTAATAAGACAGGACAGATAGCTGGTATACAAGAAGAAATACACAAAGCAAGAACTGATATAAGAGAACGATACACAGCTGTAATGATAAAGTATAACTCAATAGAGCATATGCATAAAGCAGTAACAGATGACAGAATAGAAATATTGCGTACATACTACAAAATAAAAGAGTACTATGAAACTACCCAAAAAACCAGCAGCTGTCAATACAAATACGAGTACACAACCAGTACAGTATAAGAAAGGTACTCCAATGGACCACAGGATACATGAGTATAACCTAGATGCAGTCCTACCATATGGCAAGTTCTCAGGGAAAACATTCAGGTATATAATCAAGCATGAAGAATGGTACTACAACTGGCTATGTAACAACCAGCTATTGGTAGATTGGGGATTAGTGCAGCTGAAACAACAAACAAGAAAACCGGTGTTCTCTATAGCAGGCAGCTATGTAGCTGATAATGGAGACATATGGTTAGGAATCTATGAAGTAAACAACTAAAAACATAAAACAATGAGCACAACAAGCTACATAGGTAGAAAAGTAAAACTGACAGATGAGTATATAGATGATAATCCAAAATACGTAAGAGGTGGTATTAATGAAGGAACAGTACTAGATGATGATGGAGCTGTATGGTTAGTAAAAATGGATAATGGAGTAAAGGCTATTCCTTTCTGGCCTAAACATAGCAAACCACAGTGTATACTCCTAGAAGAAACAAACCAAGAAGCACCAGATAGGTTACAGCTACAACCGGGTGATATAGTAAGAGTAATAAGCAAGGATAATGGTATTCATGGTTGGAATGGTGCAATGGAACTATGCATGGGACAGCCACAAGAAGTAAAAATAATAGGTACTCATGGAGATGTTCAGCTGTGGTTGCCTGATAAAACAGACTGGTACTGGTACAGACCACAAATACTAGAAGTAATAGAAAGAGCAGCTGATAGACAAAAAACAACAAAAACAGACTCAATAAACAGTACTGCAGCTGGTCATACTATTTTAGATACAGCTAAAGGTCTTATATATGGAGACCGGGAAAAAGAGTATGGTAGTGCATCAGAGAATTTTGCAGATATAGCTACTGGTTGGTCTACAATAGTACATACAGCTGTCACACCAGAGCAGGTATGTTTAATGATGGCATGGTTAAAGATATGTAGGGCTAACAAAGATAACGGTAATCATGTAGACAGTCTAGTAGATTGCGCTGGATATATGGGTTGCATTGAAAAGATTAAAAAGAATCTCTAAAAACAAAACTATGAGTAGTATACAAGAAGTAATATCAGTACTAGCAATAGAGCTAGATGTCCCATCTTGGGTATTCATTGATTAACAAACTAAAAACAGAAACAAAATGAAAAACACAAAAGCAGTACTCGTATTCTCAGGTACCATATTCGCAATAGGTAATATGGCATACACACCAACTCCTAAACCAGCTCCTAGTAGAGAGTTTATAGAATCTACGTATATTCGTAATGGTATAGCCAGTCCCTATGCTAGTGATAAGAGGAAAAAAGCTATTAGAACAGCTGCACAGCAAGAAAGTAAGAGGCTGCTGACTGAGATCCGTCAATTACGTGAACAACTACGTAAGCAACATGAACTAGCTATGATGTGTGAAAAATTGGCAACAGCTACCATAACAGCTATGACTATAAGACAAACTGAAAAGCTGCTAACAGATGACAACTATCGTATAGTAACAATACCAGAACAAGCATAACTAATACACTATTGAGAGATAACTACTCTCCTAGTGTTCTTTTTTAACTACAAAAGAAAACAATATGAAAGTACATATATTAAGTAATGGAATCACCCAGATAGCTCTTACTCCAGAGAATGAGATAGAAAAACTACAACTAGATCAGCTTTTCTCTAACCCTGAAGGGGTAACAATAGTACAACACAAAACCCTACAGCTGTTAGACAAACAGCTAGTAGATACTACAGTAATTTTTAACAAAAGAAAAGAACAACTATGCAATCAATAACAATAAAAAGGATAATAGTACTCTTAGTAATAATAGCAGCTATTATATATCCAGCAGCATCTTTTTTGTTTTGGTCTTTTGATCCTAGGACATGGGGAGAGTTTCCAAGGTTCTTATGTTTGTTCGCACTAATAGCTGGCTCTTTTCTTTTTGCTGAAATAGAGGTAATCAATAAAAAAGAAAAATCATGAATACAGTAGAGACAATAATATTAGGAATTTTAGTAACAGGTTTTGGTTGGGTTGTAGCTATGTTTATAATCAGCTATAATAAGATGGTGACTGACTACGAAGAACAAATACAGTCCTACAAGAATCTAGAAAAGAATGCAGATAAGCTAATAGATACTTTAGAGCAACAAATAGACCAGCTGAAGAACATGTTAGAGCCTATAATAGATCTGTCTAATCTATCACCAGAACAACAAAAGTACATGAGAGAATATCTTTCTAGTAGATACAACAAAAAAGAACAATAATATGGAAATGTTTGCAGCAACAATAACAGCAATAGTAGTTTTAATAGTGTGTAATATAGCACATAATCACATAATAAAAGACTATGAAAAAGAAATAGAAAGATGTAGAGCTGAGACTGTTAAATGGTTAGACCTGTATTATGATCTTTTAAACAAAATAGTACAAGAAAAAATAGACCAAGCAGAACAGGTAGATAATACACCAGCTGACTATATAATGGACTAATAAACAAAAACATGAAAATACCAGAAGCAGAGATTAGGTTCATTGGTCCTAAGAATGAACAGTACTCTAGGAAGATAGTATATGCAACAATAGATGAGTGTTATGAGTACTGTTCTCAACATAGTATACTGGCGATTGATATTGAAACTACAAGACGTTATAGACTGAATACATACCGTAATGAAAATGTGTATCAGCCAGGACTAGACCCATACCTGTCAGCTGTGGTCATGCTCCAGATAGGCACTAAAGAACGTGTCTATGTTATAGACACTCGTACTGTTGATATAGAACCATTGAAACCTCTGTTTTCTGATAAGAGCCGGTTGTGGGTAGGTGCTAATATTCGGTTCGAGGCTAAACATCTATTACACAACTACGGTATTCTATTCTGGTATATATGGGACGTCATGTTAGTAGAGCAAAATCTTACAAACGGCCTAGGTAAGAGTAAAACCAACCCGAAAGGATTCAGCTATTCTCTGGAAGCAATGGCTAACAGATACCTAGGTGTTGCAGCTGTACAAGAGAGAGACCTATTCACAGAAGATACAGGAGAAGAAGATACTGAACAGCTGTATATAGATAAGAGAATACGTAAAGGGTTCCTGACAATCAGAGATACTCCATTCACAGAATCTCAGATACTATATGGTGCTGATGACATCATCTATCCTCTGTATATCAGAGATAAACAGCTGAAGGGTTTTAGAGGGTATAATCCGGTTGTTGTACACCAGCTAGAGAATGAGTTCTGTTTAGTGCTGGCTGATATAGAACTGAAGGGTATGGAGTTTGATAAAGAGCAATGGCTACGTACCTATGAGAAGAATCTACTGATATACAATCATCGTAAGAAGAAACTAGATGACTGGGTAGTAGCTAATCATAGGTCATTCTGTGCACCCCCTGATATGTTCCGAGCTGAGTATACATGTAGCATACAATGGACCAGTAGTAAGCAGGTTATTGAGCTGTTTCGGCACCTAGGATTCTGTCCTATGGAAAAGAGTAAACAGACAGGCAAAATGGAGTATACAGCTGGTGCTAAGAGTCTTACTAAGCTACTAGATGGGCCGTATAAAGAACGATACAATGATGATAAAGAGACAGACATCGTAGAAGAGAAAGATCTAATACTCAACTATCTGTTATTCAAGGTATCAGAACAGTGTGTAACTACATTCGGTAAAGACTGGTTGAAATATATACACCCTATAACAGGCCGTGTACACACATCATATAAGCAAATTCTTAATACGGGAAGGATGAGTTCTAGGGGGCCAAATCTTCAAAACGTACCTTCAGATTCTGATTACAGAAAAGCCTTTACAGCTGCAGCTGGTTGTAAAATAGTAAATTGTGACTATTCATCACAAGAAGCTCGAATAGTAGCTGATGTATCTGGAGACCCTACTATGTTACGGTTTTTTAATGAAGGAGATCCTATTCATGGTAAAGACTATCACAGTATGACAGCTACTAAACTATTCAGAGTACTGCGTAGTGACCCTAATCTACTCATTAGTAAGAGTACACACCCAAAAGAACGTAATGATGCTAAGAGTTTGTCATTCAAGATTATATATGGTGGAAGCGCATTCACATTAAAAGATGATCTTAATGTGGATAAAGATACTGCTCAGAAGTTTATAGACAGCTACCTAGAAGCCTTTCCTGGCCTCAAACAGTATTTTGATGACAGTCATAGAGAAGCACTGGAGCATGGATACATAGATATAGATTCAATAACTGGTAGAAGATACTGGGAACCGGACTATGAACGTATGCTAGAAGCTAAAAATAAAATAGCGGAAATATTGCCTAGTAACTACCAAAATATGAAATACCATGATAAACAAGCAGCTAAAGAAGAGGCTGAGAATAAACACCCAGGGTTCAGTAATCTAGTAAAACTGTATGCAATAATAGAAGGATCCCTCAAAAGGTGCGCCCAAAATTACCGTATTCAGGGCCAGGCCGGTAGTCAAACTAAGACGTTTGGTGTTCTGTTCAGAAAATATCAAATAGAGAATAATCTACGTGATAAGATATGGCTCATTAACCTAATACACGATGAGAGTCTTGCAGAAGTAAAAGAAGAGTACGGAGAACAAGGCAGACAGCTGATAGAAACTCTAATGAAAGTAGGAGCTCAGATGTACTGTAGTAAAGTAAAGATGGACGCAGAAGGAGTATTAACAACATATTGGAATCATTAGTAATACAAAAAGCATGTCAGCACAAATAACAAAGTACCAGCTACCATACAAAGGTGAAAATAGTGTACTAATGATAGTAGATGCAGAAATACTGTCTTGCGGTACAGAGATGGGTAATATAGTAGTATGGGCTAAAGAGTACCAGTTTTATGAGTATAACACTGAAAGAAAACTACTAGAACCAAGAAGATTCTATGTACTACAAGATAATCAAGGAATACCAAATGTTATCCAAGATCAGTATGCCTTTTTAAGTACGGTAACTATAAAACTGGAAGAATCCTATCACATATTCTACAAAAAGTAAAAACAAAAAACATGACAATAGAAACAAAATACCAAGCAGGAGATCTAGTGTGGCTAATAAGCCAAGATAAGGTTAAGACAGCTATAGTAAGAGAACTAACTATTACTGAAAAATTACATCCAGTAGACAGCAAACAGCTGTTAGAAATAGTGTACCAGCTGGAAAGTATGGGTGTTGGAAAGTATACAGAATCGCAGCTGTTTCACACAAAAGAAGAACTCTTAAACTCTCTGTAATGTGGTGTAGAACTAGAGAGATAGATAAAAGAATAAAACACCATCAGGTAGGACTGGATTACTGGGAGATGGTAGTAAAACATCCATGGAGTGGACCAATAGCTGATACAGCTGCTGAAGAAATACGGTTAAAGAGTAATGTTATACGGAAATTAAACAAGATAAAAAACAAACAATGAACACAACAAAAACAGGACTCGATATACAGAGTATAATCGAAAGTAAAATAGAAGAACAAATACAGTCTGGTGCCATAGAGAAAATGGTAGAAACACAGCTGACAAAGATGATGAGTGGTGTAATAGAAAACGCACTGTCATCATATGAAGATATAGCAGACTCTGTTAAGAAAATAATGAAAGAGAAATTAGAGATCAATCTAGATGCTCTTCAGCTGTCATCATACTCAACAATGATGGTACGTGTCATAGAGGAGTCAGCTGTTGGTATACTAGAGGTACACAAACAAAAGATGAAGGATACTATCAGTAGTATACTGGCTGTACCAGAAAAACAGAACTGGAAACTGTCTGAGATAGTAAACAAATACAGAGGACAGCTGTATGAAAACCCGGAGCTAGTGTTACAGATAAAACTAACTGATTATGGGCATACCTGGGTTAATATAGGAGAGAAACAAGAATCTACCAGCAGATATTCTAGTAACCAAAGCTATGATATAAAAATGATAATAGACAAAAAAACTAATATAATAAGTAATGTCTGGTATAAAGAAGATGTAGTAGATTCTAGAAAAACAAAGATATACAATCACAGTATAGAAGCATGGTTAGCATCACTATGGATGAACAGTTGTACTATAGAGATAGATGAAGATGATGCTGAATATGAGGCAACAAAAGAAGCGTATGAAGATTAAAACACACGACTATGGCTGTTACAGAGAAAGAGTTTGAGAGTATACTACTCTATGGTAAACAGTTCCAGCTGGGTATGCAAACAGAGTGTACCTATGAGCACTGGAAGAGTGTTAACAAGAAAAGTAAAAAAAGAACTAAACCAGCCGGTCATCTAGCTGAAGAATGGGATGCGTTTTGGAATCAATGGCCATCAATGAGGTCTTTTGAGTATAAAGAACAGCGTTTTGTTTGCAATAAACCATTCAAAAAGAATGAGGAACTGTTAAGAGAAAAATACAACAGAATAATAGACAGTGGAGAAGTAACTGCAGACCAGCTACTAAAAGCAGCTAAGGTGTTTCTTACTAATACAATGGAAGACAGCTATAGAAAAGGTAGGAATGAAATGGAGTATGTCTCTGGTATGGAACCCTGGTTAAATCAAAAACAATGGAGAAACTGGTTGAATGTATCTTTGCCGGAAGTACAAGAGTTTGAAGAGTTTAACTGTGGATAAAAAATAATAGAATGAGTTTAGCAAAAGATCTAGATGAAGCGGTCAAACTGGGAATGAATCCAGATGTTACTATCAGTATACCAGTCAATCTAGAAAGAGTCAATAAACATGTAGAGATAACCAAGAATAGGTTGATTCTAATAGGCGGTGAACCTACAGCTGGTAAATCAACCATGGTACAGACAACGTTTATAACAGACCCTATAGACTGGTACCTACAGAATCAACCAAAAGGTGTGAGACTATCTATAATCTCATTCCTGATGGAAAGAAAACAGGTAGAATACACAGCTCGATGGGTCTCAAGAAAGATATATGAGAGTGTAGGCGAAGAGATAACAGCTAAAAGAATATTGGGTAGAGATACAACTAAGCTAACTAAAGGTCAGTACGAACTAGTAAGCAGCTGGTATAAACTGTTAGATGATTGGGAGAAAGATGATCTGCTAGTATGTATCAATGGTAGTAAGAATCCTAGTGGTATCAGTATGTTCATAGAAGCATTTGCTAAAAGACATGGTACAATACACAAAAAGAATAAAGAGGATAAAAGCTATGATAATATACTGGCTGCAGATACATACGAGCCTAATCATCCTAATCACATAGTGCTGGTAATAGGCGATAATGCATCTGTACTAGACCAGGAACAAGGGTTAGATGAAAGAGGATTAGTAAACAAATTCAATAGAACTATGGTACACGCAAGAGATGTGTATGGTATGTCACCAGTAATAGTACAACACCTAAATAGAGATATATCTAGTACACAAAGACAGAGATTAGGAGATCTGGTACCTAAACTCAGTGATTTTGCAGATACATCACAAACACAAAAAGCAGCAGATATAGTAATAGCTCTATTGAATCCCAACGTACACATAACTAAAGAGTCAGGACATCACTATCTTGGTTATGATCTTCATAAAATGAAAGATGAAGAAGGGTTAGAGTATTTTAGATCAATGCATATTATTAAGAACAATTTTGGTGCAGCTAACATAGGGTACCCACTAGGTATACATCCTCAATATGGTACATTGAAAATATTGCCAAGAACAGCACCAGATAATCCACCACCAGAGTATCTGTACAAAGAGGTAACATCCGGTGAGTGGTTCAAAACACCACAGGCATCAATAGAACCACCAAAGAAATCGTTAATACTAAATAAAGCAACGTAATGAAAGACGACTCAATGTATGACATGGTATGGCCACCACCAAAAAAGACAGATGCAGAAGAAAAACTGTTATTAATGCAAGATGAAAAAGTAAAACAGATTATCTTTGATGCCCTCCATATGAAACGAGAGATGTTTCCTGATATGAATGTAGGGCAGCATAGTGATTACAAGAGTATATATGAGGAACTAATAAAAACATATGAGAATGCAACAAAGAAAGAGTGTTAACATATACAATGACACTGTGTTTATAACATGGTTTCCTGATAGTCAACAAGATGCTTGGGTTGATCCTATTAAAATAGAAAAAGATGATAAAATAGAAATACAACACAGAATAAATTCTTTTCAAGATATTGAGATACTGTTATGTATTACAGCTGCACTAAAAAGAATAGGGTGTAAAGATATAGGAGTATTTATTCCTTATCTACTAGGTGGAAGGAGTGATAGACAGTTTAAAAAGGGAGGAACATCTTATCTAAAAGATATAATAGCTCCTATTATAAACAGTCAGAACTACTCTTATGTATCTGTATTAGATCCTCATAATGAAGCTGTTACAGATGCTTGTATAAACAATCTTGTAGTAGAGTCTAACGCTGTTTTTATAGCCCATGTAATAGACCAGCTGTCTGACTATGAGATAGTGTGCCCAGATGAGGGGGCTAGTAAAAAGATATACTCACTATTAAAACAGCTGCACATAGATAAAATACCCATTGTATGCTCTAAAACAAGAGATGTACATGGTAATATTACAACTACCTCTGTAGGCAACCTAGTGTCTATGAAGGGCAAAAAAGCCCTTATTATAGATGATATATGTGATGGTGGTAGAACATTCATAGAAATAGCAAAAAAACTATCACAGCTAGATTGCCCAGAGATAGTGTTAGCCGTTACTCATGGTATATTCAGCAGTGGTTTTAATACTATAAAAGAGTATATATCTACTGTACACTGCACTAACAGCTACTCAGACATTGATAATAGTATAGTAAAACAATATAAAGTAATATGAGAAACCTAAAAGAAAATAAATACGTTTTACGTCTAGTAGATGAATGGATGATGCATGGTAAGATTATTATAGCTGTGGACTATGATGATACTATAAGCTCTTGGAGATTACAAACACAAGCACAGTGTGATGAAACTATAGAAAAAATAAAACTAGCCAGGGAAGTAGGTGCCTATATAGTAGTATTCACTGCTTGTAAAGAAGAAAGGCATCCTGAGATTATGCAGTTTTGTGAAGAAAAAGGCCTGTTAATAGATACTATCAATAATAATCCTATAGATCTTCCTTATGGTAATCAGAATAAAATATACGCTAATATATTCGTAGATGATAGAGCTGGTCTAGAAGAGGCTCTTGAGATTCTGGAGTTTGCTGCATACTCAGTAAGAAGCAAAAGAAAAAATATAAATGAACAAACTGTAGAGTTTTAAATATAAAAACATGAATAACAACCCATTATTGATGACAGATGGTTATAAAACATCTCATCATCTTATGTACCCAGAAAATACAGAACTAGTGTTTTCTAATTTTACTCCTAGAAGCACTGGTTTTATGCCAGAAAAAGCTAAAGCTATTGTGGTTTTTGGTGTTCAGTATACTATAAAATACATAGTAGATTTGTATAACAAAGAGTTTTTTAGTAAACCAAAGGATCTAGTATGTCAAGAAGCCAGACAATATCTCAGTGCTTATCTTGGTTCTGAGTATGATGTTAGTCATTTTGAAGCATTACATGACCTAGGCTATCTTCCTATAGAGATAAAGGCATTAGCAGAAGGTAGTGTAGTGCAAGAAAAAATACCAATAGTAACAGTACACAATACCCTACCAGAGTTTTTTTGGTTGACTAATTTTTTAGAAACTCTGATTAGTAGTCTATTATGGAAACCTCTTCATAGTGCCTCTTTAGTTTATGCCTACAAAAAACTACTAGTAAAAGAAGCTAAAGAAACGGATAGTAACAATATGTGGTTTGTAGATTACCAACTACACGATTTTTCTTTTAGGGGTATGCAACATCCAGAGTCTGCTATTAGTTCAGGTCTTGGGTTTTTAACCTCTTCTTTTGGTACAGATACCGTACCTACTCTTGCAGCTGCTAGGTACTATTACAATGAACCATACTCAGCTGGTGTTAGTGTACCGGCTAGTGAACATGCAGTAATGACAGCTTATGGAAAAGAAAGTGAAATAGAAGGTTTCAGAAGACTAATGAAACAGTTTCCTACTGGTATACTATCTATTGTTAGTGATAGTTTTGATCTTTGGAAAGTTTGTACTGACTATCTTTGCCAGTTGAAAGATGAAATACTGAATAGAAATGGTAAAATAGTAATACGGCCTGACAGCGGTGATCCTGTTGATATTATATGCGGAGAACGTTTAAGAGTATCTAATCACTCAGAGTATAAAGGAGATAACTGGAATGAAGTACAAATGTTACCTAAAGAAAAAGGTGTTGTAGAACTACTGTGGGATGTTTTTGGTGGTACAGTTAATGAACAAGGGTATAAAGTACTAGATTCTCACATAGGCTGTATATATGGGGATTCTATTACACTAGACAGAGCAGAGGAAATATGTAAAAGACTCAAAAGTAAAGGGTTTGCATCTACTAATGTTGTGTTTGGTGTTGGTTCATACTCTCTAGGATATGCTACTAGAGATAGTCAAGGTTGCGCAATAAAAGCCACATATTGCGAGGTAGCTGGTCAACCAAGGGAAATATACAAAGACCCGATAACAGATAGTGGCTCTAAAAAATCAGCAAAAGGACTGATAGCTGTTTATAAAGATCCAATAGGTGGTTTTATGTTAATAGACCGGGTATCATGGAAAGAAGTCAACAACTGTGAACTAAAAACATTACTAAAAGATGGTGTAATAACAGAAACAACACTAGAAGAAATAAGAAACAGAATAAAAAACTCAATAAAATAATGAAAACAGAGTACAAAAATAGAGACGGTGATATTATCCTATTCACACAAATAGAACCAGACACAGTAGAGATGACAGGTACTCTTCACTACATGGGAATAACAGGAGGAGAAGTAATCAATGGACACATAGAGAATCCTACAGCTATAGATCCTAGTGGTGGTCCGTATATATCAGTAGGTAGTAAAATACCTAGTACTGAGTGGGTAGTAGATCGTATAATACTAGGTGGAGAGAAGGTAATATTCAAGATAAAACAGTAGGTTATGATACTAACAAATGAACAGATAAGAGTAAGAGCTAGTCAATATGCAACTGAGTGTGGAAGTATAGATGGAGCTATAAACAACGACTACAATGGATACAACAATGGTTGGAAAGATTGCACAGAACACTACAAACAACTAATAGAAGATGGTATGAAGTGGCAGGAACTCTATCAAACAATGGACAACCTCAATAAAGATAAAAATGAAGAAGATACATGGAGAGATGAGGAAGTAGAGCTAGTAGCTGAAAAGGCTCTAAAAATAGCAGGAATACTATAAAAACAATAAAATACAAACAATGGAAAGACAAGTAAAACATGTAGACGATGTTGTTGAACATCTAGTAGTTTACAACAAAAAAGTACAAGGTTGTGTACGTCATAATAGGGATATTATGTTGTCTCTAGCAAGAACTGGAGAAGATAATTGGCATGATTGGTTTCTAACAACAGAACAAACTGAAACTCTTATAAAACAACTACAAGAGGGTTTAAAACAAAATAAAGAAAACGAATAAAACAAACAATATGCAACTAACAGAAGAAAGAGTAATAGAGATACTACACGATGATGAAGAGCTATATAAAGCAGAATGGAGTGGTGATAACGCCTTTCAAGGTATGTAGATAATAGCTAAATACATTGATCCTACAGAAAACGAGATACTACAAGCAGCTGGTCATGATATAATATATGGCCCAGATATAGACGATCTGATAGCAGCTGGTATAACAGAAGAAGATGTAATAAAACTAAGAAAACTAAACTGGATGATAGAAGATGCTTCTTATCTAGCTTGTTTTGTATAAAAACTAAAAACAAAAAATAAACAATATGTCAGAACAAAAAACAGACAGTGTAATACTGCCACAAGAAAAACAAAAAGAGACAACAAGAAACTTTTATTGTAAAGTAGCTATTGTTGGTCAATCTGGTACTGGTAAGAGCTATCTATCTAAGACAGCTGACCATCTTACTACTGGTTACATCAATATGGAAAGAAAACCCCTTCCATACAGACAAGAAACTCCATTCACATTCATAGGACAGCCCAAAACATGGATAGGGTTTAAGAAGAATCTAGAAGATTACGGTAACAATCCAGCTGTAAAAACTATTATCATAGATAGTCAAACTATGGCGTTTAATGTGTTGATAAGAGAAATGGGAACCTCTTTTACTGGTTTTGATGTATATAAAAACTACAACAGACAAGTATATGAGTATCTTGAACTGATAAAAAATATACAGAAAGACATCATAGTAATATCTCACGATGAACTAATAAAACTCAACGAAGGAGACAAGGTAAGAAGAATGTCTACTCATGGTAAGGAGTTTGAAGGCAAGATAGAGCAACACTACTCTGTAATACTGTATACAGATACAAGAATAAAAGACAATAAGCCTCAGTATTTTCTTAGGACGTTTGAAGAAGATACTTCTACAAAAGTACCAGAAGGTATGTTCTCTAAAGATGGTTATGGAGAAACCCCTCTAGAAATACCAAACGATGCTATGTTTATATTCAACTCTATTGAGAAATACTATACAATATAATAAATTAAACAAACAACTAAAAACAAACAAAAAATGAAACTAGGAAAAGCAAAACAGGTAGTAGATTATGGTAGTAGAGATGTCTATACCGGGTTCTTTGAAGGTACAGTAGTAGCAATCAACCCAACACTAACAGAACTAGCAGAACTGCAGGGATATACACCAAAAGAAGATGCTAAGGAACTGGTATATGAAGGTACCACAAAAGAGAAAAAAGAAGACTACGTAAAACTGGTGTTTTGGTTACAACCAAAAAATGAAGAGCTACCACCAATGAAGAAAGAGTTTATGTTGATAGATAAACCTTGTGTATCCGAGAAAGGTAACACACAGTATGTTAATCAGTCTGGTATGAGCTCTTATAAAACAGAAAAAGGGTTTCCATTGTTCTTTACTGCTTTTACTGATAAAGAAGATAATGTAATAGCTGAAAGAGATATTAGAGAGGCTATAGAAGGTGAGGCTAGACTATATGAGTTTACTAGTAAATGGCTGGGTCGTGTAGGTTTGTCTAAACCAGATGAAGACGGTGTTTGTGCTGATATTCGCATAAACAAGAAAGCGTTGTTTAAAAATATCGATAAGTTTGTTAGAGAAGAACTAAAACATCTTATTGGTAGTGATTATGTTACTAATGTAATAGCCCACGCTACAGTAACTACTGGTACTGATAAAGATAACAATGTGAAGTACTATCAGAATATTCTTGGAGTATTCCCTATGACAATAAAAGATGGTAATCGCTGGTTGCCAACATTGGATGTTATTAAAGTGTGTGAGGCTTCTAATAGCTGGAATAATAATCCTACTCTTAAAAAGTATATTAATGAGAAACTAGAAGGTGCTTATCCTACTAAGCATATATATCACCTAGGACTATTAAAGGTGTACAACCCTAATGAAGCAGGTAGTGCTGCTCCTATACAGACTACTAATGAGACTCTTAGGCATGAGAGCAGTAGTACACCAGCTGCAACAACTAGTAATGCACCAGTATCTTTTGACTATTAATCGTAACTAAAACAATATAACAACAATGAAGAAGTGGATATATAATGCAAAAACTGATAACTGCATATTAGATGCAACAGATGGGCTAGTAATAATGAATACAGATGATATTAATCCTATAGTGATTAGTAGAGTAGTAGAGATGTGGAACGAGGAATACTCACAGAAAAAGATAGAGTCGTATATAGACTCTCAGGTAGATGACAATAGGTTGACTCCTGATGAGGCTGAGTTCTTAAAAGAAGAGATCACTGCTATGTTCATAGTAGCTGAGAATGAACAATCGGCTGCACCTGTTGTTACAGATGAGGATGATGATCTTCCATTCAAGCAAGATACAGTAGAAGAAAAGAAAGAAACAGTAATAGAACAACCAAAACAACCAATAATGGAATCAACAGTAGAACAGAAACCAGAAACACCAGCAGCTGGTACAACAGTAAGAAAGAGAGGTCCTAATGTAGCCACTACAGCTAGTAAGAAAAAGGCCATGAGTATCAGTGAGTTCAAGCAGCAAATGCAAGAAAAGATACTCATCATAGAAACACTAGATGCTGTTAAGCTACCAGAGTTTCCACAGGATCTGAGCAATGACAGTAAAAAACTGTTGCTAGGGTTCCACAAAGAGTATAACGCTCTTATTGAGAAATATGTGATAATGACACAGGAGCTGTAGAAATAATGAGGGGTACGGTGTAATGCCGTACCCTTTTCTAATAATATAAAGACAGAATAGAATGGTGATAATGGCCGAGAAAGAAGATGTAATATACAGTCAGGTAGACATAGAAGGATTAGCAACAGCTCTTGCAGAAGAGGCATGGGAGAATGAAACAAAAGAAGTGAGTACAGAAAAACTCTATCATATAATAGTAGAAAAAGATACAGGAATGAAAAAAGAAGTTAGACCCTATTACGCTAATATCTTTTTCAGTATAAGAGAAAAATACAAAAAGGTTATAGAGCAGTTCCAAAAAGAGGAGTAGTATATGATACTAATCAAGAAGAAGGACATGATTAAGATACCAGATATGTTCAAGAAAATATCTGAGTATGATGTCTACCGATACTACATGCCTCGTAGTTTCTCTCTAGGTGAAATGATAGAGTCTCCATTCATCAAACAACGTTCTCCTTCATTCGGTATATATCAGAAAGATAATAGAATATACCATAGAGATTTTGATCCAGAACAAGATGAATATCATGGTGATTGTATAGCGTTTGTCAGACAGCTGTACAGTCTCAGTACAGAAGCAGCTGTAGAGAAAATAGCACAGGATTTTGGCCTCCTAGACGGTAGTAACCGGTATGAGAGTATAAAGCAGCAGTATGTAGCACCAGTACTAGAAGAAAAGAGATATAAGCTCATACAGGTTGATAGTAAAGATTGGGATACAGCTGCACTACAGTACTGGGCACAGTATGGAATCTCTAAAGACCAACTACACAGAGAGAGAATATACAATGTTAAGAGCTGGTGTATTAATCGTAGGCCACAAAAAATAGATAAAGGTGAGCTGTGTTTTGCATACTGGTTTCCTAATGGGTTCAAGATATACTATCCTCATAGAGACGGAAAGTGGAAATGGATAACTAATATCGGTAAGATAGTAGAGAATACAAAGGTCATAGATACGTGTGATAAAATAGTAATCAGTAAGAGTAGAAAAGATCGTATGACACTCTCAAACATATTCCCACAGCTGGGTATTATATCTCTACAAAATGAATCGGCTGCTTCTTATACAGAAGATGTTATAGAAAAACTAAAAAACAAGATAGTATATATCAGTTTTGATTCAGATCCAGCAGGAGTCAAAGCTAGTCTGGATATGCAAAAAAAATATCCGTGGATGCATTACGTGAATGTTCCTAGATGGTTCTGGGAAGAAAGATTCTTAAAAGACTGGGCCGATATATATGCTGAGTATGGTAGCGAAGTAATAATAGAGCAGTTTAAACAAAAACAAATAGTATGAAAATAGAAATAAAATATGCAGTAAACCAAAATGTGTTTATATTATGCAATAATCATGTAATACAAACACAAATAAAAAACTGGGAAGCAAGACCAAATACTATGTCATCTGGTTACTATGTAAAGTACTATTTTGACTATCAGCAAGAAAGAAAAGAAGAAGAGGTGTTTGAGAAAATAGAAGATATATATGTGTATCTCAGTAACAATGTAAAAAACAAACTATGAAAACAATAATGGATATTGTAGAAGAAATAAACCAGATAGGTTACGAAGAATGTGATAATGTAGAAAAAACAAGTATCAGTGTACAAGGTCTGGGTAAAATAGAAAAACTGCTGGAAGAATGGAGTCACAGTATAATAGATCAATGCGCTGGTTCTTTTGAGTGTGAGATGGAAAAATGCGAGATGGGTAGCTGGTACGATGAAATGTATGATGACAAAGATGGAGATCCTGTACATCCAGTACTAAACAGACAGTCTATTCTTGATGTAAAAAACAAACTCTAATGAAAACAGCAGAACAGCTAACAGAAGAGATACTAGATATACTAGAGAGCTATCATATAGGCTATGATCTATATAGCCTAATACAAGAAAGAATAAAAACATTCAGCAATGAACTAATCAGTGAATGTGCTGACCAAGCAGTAGATAATGCTACAGAACGTAGAATACTCAATCTAATAGATAATCTATGAAGACAATAGAACAAATAACAGATGAAATACATGCTATTAATAAATGGCATCGTAAGCACGATATATTAAAAGAGTGGGCTCATTCTATTGTTGACAGCTGTAAATATAATGCAGAAAGATATAGAGATGTGGCATGTAATCTAGAACAAAGAGTAGATGACGTAAAAAGAGAACTATGAAAACAATAAAAAGCATTGTAGAAAAAGCGCACAAAACAAGGAAGTTCTTAGTAGAGATAGTAGTAGCTGAAGAGATAATGCAGATATGTGCAGCTAATAATGCTGATATAGAAGAACCAGCACCAGCTACCATAGAAGAAGCTATAACAACAGAATTTGGTTGGTTATCCGATAGTGGTATTTTTATTCACCGAATAGTAAAAGAGATAGATGGAACTAACGTATAAAGGAGAGAAGTATCCTTATAAACAGGTAGAAATACAAGATGATGTTAGAGTATTTGTCAGTACAAAAGGCCTAGAAGATGAGATACTAATAGGTCTAGCACAAGGAGATGAAAGAGCAGAAGATATAGATAGTTTAGTCTATTTCTATCTATCAGAAAATGAGTGGAATATGAGTGATGAAGAAGTTGTTGAACTAATAAAGAAAAACTCATGAGAATATCACAAAAACCAACAGAGTATATACTAGTACGGGCTCATACAAATAGTGAGTGGGATTCGTCAGATTGTGCTCTAGTAACTATAGATAATATAGCAAACGAACATCATCATGTGTGGAGAAACCTGAATAGAAAAGCTAATCTATTAAAAGATGAGTATTCTAATATGTTGTCCATAGAGATTCTTACTCATAAAGTGGAGTTTCTTGATCTAACTGGTGTAGATGAAGAATGGCAAGAAATGAATATTGCAGAACAGCTACCAAAACAAGGTTGGGCATTCGTAGAAATAGAGGAAAATGATGAACATCTTACTCATATACCAGAACAAACAGTAGAAGGACATACTATAAGGTTCTATGGAGAGAATCATGTAAACTGGACCGGACTAGGTAAGCACACTGGAGAGGAGTTCTTTACAGAAACTATCAGTCTAGCAGATATTATAAATGCAATAAACAGCTACCAATGTTAGAACATAAACAAGATGTGTGGTCATTCGTGGAACAGTACTATCCTGACTATTACTCATGTAGCTGGATAGCAAATGAGCAAGATCTGTACAAACTAGTGACAGGAGAATATGAAGAAGGAGACAGTGCTTATCAGCTGTTAGTAGAAGACTACAAGGGAAATATAGAAAACTCAGAGATAGAAGCAGATTGGAACAGAATACAGTCTATGATATACGAGAAAGCAATACAAGGTTATATAAACAGTATAAAATAAAGACAATGGCACCAACAATAAAAGAACTAGTAAAAGACAACATAGTAATATTCGACAGCTACAGAGCTGGTATATTCTATTACAATGTAATGACAAATGAAAGAGATGTTCCAGTAATATCTGTAGGCTCAGAAGAAGTAGAAGAATGGAATACTGAATATGACATATACCAGTTTCCAGTACCTGTAGAAGATATAGGTAATGCAACCCTGTTATCAGAAGATAAAGCTATAACATATATGCGCTGGATAAGAAAAGCAATGAATGATGGTACTCTAATAAAACTAAAACAATGAGTGAGATAACAAACAGTACAGAGTACGACTACGATGATAACAATGAAGACTCTTTTGCAGTAGATATACCACATGTAAACAGAATAGAATCCGGTGAGTGGACTAATCTAGCAACGTTTAAAACAAAAGAAGAAGCAATACAGTGGGCACAGAAGCATCTAGGTGCTGACGAAAGTGGAATGATATGTGTGATTAGTGAGTTTTAAAAACAACAACATGGCAAAGAAAAAGACAATAGTAGTAAAAGACCTGCAGGTTAAGGTAACATATACAATAGGGTATGGAGATATAAAAATGCCTAAGAGTATATACAAAGCACTGTTAAAAACAGCTGAAGAATCTGGTACTATACAGATGGGTGGGCTTGATAAAGATGGTTTGTTTAGCTGGTTACAAGACAATACAAGAGAAGAAGATTGTTACAAATGGGAAGCAGAGATAGAGGATATATCAGAACATAAAGTATAAAACAGAAACAATGAGTACAGTAAGAACAGAGGGGACAGTGCAGCTTAGTATAAATGAGTTAGATAATCTACGTAATCAGATAACTACTCTGACAACACAAAACAACCAGCTACTAGATAAACAAGGACAGGTTAAGGTTAGTATAACTGTTACTGAGAAATATGGTAGTTATGATGTAGTAGAAAGAGGTCGTAGCAGTTATAGTGGTGTGCGTCTTCTAGAAACTGTGGTAAATGAAAAACACAGAATAATAGAACAGAAAGAAGAGTACATAAAGCTAGAAGAAATAGAAAGAAAACTCTACGAAAGAGCTAAAGAAACAGTACAAGAGGAACTAGGTACAGCTATACGGAAAAGTGATAATCTGCTGAGAGAAAAAGAAGATCTTGTTACTAAACACAGTAAAGATATAAGTCATATCAGAAAAGACTATGAAGACATCTTAAATACCAAAGAAGAAAACCACAAAAAACAAATAAAAACTCTAGAAGATGATAACAGAACAGAGATAGAAAAACTGTCTAACATAATAAAAGAGCTACAAGGTGAGACAGTAGACTATACAAAAGATCAGATAATAGCCAAACTAGAACAAAGAATACAAGAACTAGAAACCAAAAAAGGGTTCTGGGGTTTTCTTCACAGCTAAAACAGAAGCAAAATGACAGCAACAATAGATCAAGAGGTAGAGAGTATAATGAGTATGATGAGTCCACTAGGCTCTATAGTACAGAAACTAGAATACCAGAATAAGATAAAAGAAGATAGGGTAGTACCAACAGGACATGTACGTTATGACCCAGGTAGTGGATTGCTGCTCGTAGGAGCCTCTTCTATAGAAGAAACAGGTTACAGCCTAACAGATGTAGCACATGACCAGATCAGTGAAAAACTAGGTATTCCTCGTGCATATTATCAGAAACTCAAGACAGAGTTCCCACAGCTGCTAGGTGAGAATATCAATGGCTGGTTAGGTAAGAAAGAAAAGACGAAGTATCTGCTACGTACATTCAACTACGGAGAAGAAGGAGTACAGAATATGTGTAGGGCTATGTTGAGTAACCGGTATAACATTCTAGACAACTACGATGTACTGATAGCAGCTCTAGAGGCAATACAGAAAACAGGTATCAATGTAGAGATAGTAAAAGCAGAGATAACAGACAGTAGAATGTATCTGCATGTTATAGCTCCTGAGATACATCATAAAGCAGAGGAGTTGTTACAAAACTATATGGTTGACAAAAAAGCAAAACTAAATGAAGGTATTGTTTCTGGTTTTATAGTATCTAACTCAGAACTAGGTCTTGGGGCTTTTGAAATAGCCGGAAGAGCAATGATTAAAATATGTAACAACGGAGCTATTGACAAAGATGCTAGAATAAGAAAAACGCATATAGGAGCAATGATAAACGAAGGTTTTGTGGACTGGTCAGAAAACACACGACAGAAAAACTATGAGCTTGTTCTTAGTCAAATTCAAGATGCTGTAAAAGTGTATCTTAGTAAAGAATATCTAGGAAATCTTGTAAGCAAACTAGCTAAGTATACTCAGGATAAACTAAATCATCCTACTAGTATAATAGAGACAATAGGAAAAGAGCTGCAGATAACAGATAACCATAAACAAGCTATTCTCAAGCATTTTTATAGAGATTCAGATGAAAGTAGTTTTGGTATGATGCAAGCTGTAACTAAAGAAGCACAGAATATGCAAGCAGACCTTCAGTATACTGTAGAAGCAGGTATTTTTGAGCTGTTACCTAAACTAAAAGGATTCGATAAAGAAAATAAAATGAGTAAAAACTAAAAATGTTATAATGTAGTTGTATATTCGCATTAAGTTGCGGCAACAACTATTAAAAACATTATCAATCCTTTAAAGGGGATCAGTTGCCGCTGTGAACCTTTAAAGGATTCTTATTTTATGGAAACAGGTATATATTGTATTATAAACAAAATAAATGGCAAGGTATATATTGGCTATGCTAATAGTTTTACTAGAAGATGGTTTGATGGGCATAGAAAAAAGTTAAAATGTAATAGACACGTAAATCAACATCTTCAAGGAGCTTGGAATAAATATGGTGAAAAATCTTTTAAGTTTGAAAGAATAGAAATATGTGAAATAGAAAAACTGAAAGAAAGAGAACACTATTGGGCTAAAATATACAATGCACATAATAGAAGCTGCGGTTACAATATATCACCTACTGGTGAAAGAGGTATCATAAAACAAGCAACAGAATCTATAAATAAAATAAAAGCAGCTAGAAGTAAACAAATAATAACAGAAAAACATAAAGAAAATATATCTAAAGGCCTAAAAGGATATAAAAGAAGTAAAGAAGAAATAGAAAAAACTCTAAAAACTAAGGCAGAAATAGGTTACTATTTTTCTCCAGAAAGACGTAGAAAAATGTCAGAAGCTAAAAGAAAATATCTATCTAATCCTGAAAATAGAAAAAAGATGGATCATAGGTCTATAGCTGTATTACAACTAGATGAAAAAGAAAACATAATAAAAGAATGGAAAAGTGCTAAAGAAGCTAGTTTATTTTTACCTACAACAGCACATGCTATAGCAAAAGTATGTAAAAAAGTAAAAAACTATAAAACTGCTGGAGGATTTAAATGGAGATACAAATAAAAACATTCGACAAACTACAATCTAAAAACTAAAACAATGGGAGCTGATATACATGCTTTTGCAGAGAGAAAAATAAACAATAGGTGGGAACGAGTAACAGAAGAAATATTCGATCCAGGTACAGCTACATGGAATAATACATCGAAGCCTTTTAGTATAAGGTCGTATGGCATTTTTGGTTTTCTTGCTGATGTAAGAAACTACAGTCATATAGAGTGTATAACAGGAGAAACTAGGGGACTACCAGAAGACAGTGAGTATCTAAATAAAGTAACCAGCTACTTTTCTGGTATGGGAGACTATGAAGAATCAGTAAAACAAGAACTATTCAATGATGGTAACTATCACTCTTTTAACAATGTGACTCTAAAAGAACTAATAGAGTATGACTATGATCGTGTTTTTGAAGACCGTAGGTATACAAAAGAGGAAAGCCCTAATGTTTTTAATGGAGCAGCTATAGCAGAAGAAGGAAAAGGGAAACAGACTACTATCAGGGAGTTTTTAGGTGAGTGGTTCTTTAATGAGATAGAAATATTAAAAACACTGGGAGAACCAGCAGATGTAAGAGTAGTAATGTGGTTTGATAACTAATAAAAAACTAAACAATGAGTACAACAGGAATGACAATAGAGAAAACAACCGACTATAAGAAGTTCTCAATAATAGGTGGCAATAGAGTAGTAGACCAGCTGCATGTAAACAGGTTGATAAAAACAATGTCTGAGTACATGGCTGTGTCTCCTATACAGGTTAATGAGAAAATGGAGATAATAGATGGTCAGCATCGTTTTACAGCTCTTTCTAAGATGGGTAAGCCTATATATTACTACGTAGTAAAAGGAGCTAAAATCGAAGATGTACAAGCACTGAATACTCATAACAGACCGTGGGACCACAAAGACTATATAACCAGCTACATAGCAACTGGTAATAGGGAATATGTAGTATATAAGCAGTTCAAAGAGAAGTACGGACTAGGTACCACAACCAATCTATTCCTACTCACTGGTAGTGGTAATATAAAAGAACAACAGGACAAGTTCTCTAGAGGTCAGTTCGTTGCTGATAATATCCTAGAAGCAGAAGATATAGCCAGTAAGATAGTAAAGATGAGTCAGTATGTGCCGTTCTATAAAGACCGTAGTTTCTGTTATGCTATGATGAGGGCTATCAAAAATCCATCGTTCATATTCGATATATTCTTTAATGAGAAGATGACATACCAATCACGCAAGCTGGTGAAATGTGCTAATGTAGTACAGTATCTAGCACTCATACAAGAGATATACAACTACAGAGCTAAGAAGACAGAAAAAGTACAACTGGTTGATCTATAGACCAGCTACAGGTAATCTATAGAAAATATCTATTAGGAAACAACAGTAAAATAGTATCTTTGTTGTGTCAAGAAACCGTGGAAAGTAGTCCTGACAATCATAAACTAATAATAAAAGTAAGGGAAATAAGATGCCCCGACCAAACCTTTCCACGGTTTCATTGGTTGGGGTTTTCTTATTACTGTTATTGTCCCCCACAGTCAGAAACAGAGTATAACTGATAAATCAATAAACACAGTAGTACCAGAAAGCCTGTGTAGTTGCAGTGGTCCCCGTAAGGAACAGCTTGGACACAGGAAGAAGCATGAATGTGGCATAAATACCTGCTCTGTCTGAAGGTGACAACAGGGCTGACAAGAAACTGCTAATACCACATTCCCTCGAGATTCAGGAAAGACAGCGTGGTGAACTGTTAGACTGAGGTAGCTACTGATGCAGAGAGGATACTCTATATAATCTCCTCTCAGGTCCTGTGTAAGATACTCCTAGTAAAAAAGGAAAGGTCTTGTCAGGAAAACCTCACCATATCTAGTAACATAGTAAAAAAATAATATATGAAGAATATAGGTAAACAATCTGCATATAAAGAGTATCACAAAAAAGTATCAGAAGAGATGTCAGCTACTATAAAAGGAGAGCTAATACAAGCAATAGTAACAATGCTCAAAGAAGATGAAGGAAACTACCAAGGAACTATATACGACCTTGTGTGGGAAGCCTTGGAAACTAGAACAATACCAGAACTAAAAACATGGCTAGAAAACTAATAACAGCATGAAAGAACAAGAAATAATACCAGGTACACCAGTAAGATACTGGTCAGTAATAACACCAACAGGAGAACGATATGGCCCAACAGACACCACCATAACATCAGCTGTATGGTATGTAGGAGTACAACATCCAGTATGTAATGTAGAAGGTATATCAGGATGTGTGAGTATTAGTCATCTAGAAAAGCTGTAACATGGAACAGAATAACAAATGGTATGCTGAGAAATACTGCAAAGAATACTGGATAATAAGTGCAACAGACCCAAAAGACGAAAACCTATGTACTACTAATGTATTAGATACCTTTGATGTAGGGGAACAACAAGCAGAGAAAAATGCTAAACTCTGTGCAGCAGCTCCTGAAATGAGACAGCTGGTAGGTAAGCTGCACTGGTGGTTATCAGCAATGTTAAAAAATTATCCACAGCATGAAAAACACTCAGTATACAAGCTACTAGAGGAATGTGAAGAACTAGATAAAAAACTAACAACACATGAATAGTAATACAGTAGAACTAATTGGCCACTACGGTGGGGATAATACGCACTCTTTATCAGCTTGGACATCAACAAATAGAGAACTAACACCAGATAAAGAAGCAAGAATACCAAAACTGCTGAAAGACCTAGCAGATAGTGGGCATGGTACTCCGTTTGAAAAGAGTATGATCCATTTTCTTGTTACTACAGATATAGCAACCCATATACATATGTTAAAACATCGTATAGGTGTTCCTATTAACGGAGAATCTGCTAGGTATAAAGAGCTGAAAGAAGATAAGTACTATCTGCCAGATGATTTTGATGTGCCAACAGATGATGTGTATATAAATGAAGAAAGAGCTGACACATGGAAACACGCACTACAGCTATACACAGAACAAGGCAACCAGCTGTATCATCAGTGTCTAGAAGAACTAACACCAGTACTAGGTAGAAAAAGAGCAAAAGAGTCTGCTAGGTTCTTTAAAACATACAACAGCCAGATAACAGCTGATGTGTCTTTTAACTGGAGATCATTCATGCATTTTTACAACCTACGTGCTGACAATCATGCACAATTAGAAATACAAGAAATAGCAAAAGAAATGTTACGACAGATAAAAGCAATAGAAGGTAATCCTTTTGAGTACACAATAAAAGCATTTGGACTATGACACAAGAAAAACAGAGTGACGATGTGTTTTTTGAGAAATACACATGTGAAGATAACCCAAATACAGAAGAAGGATCTTTTGGTAACTGTTTTTTTGATACCTATGGACCAGACATTGTTTATGTAGTAAATACTGCTATTACATCCCCAAAAAGAATATGGACAATAATAGATGATAATGATGGTTGGTATGGTATAGTAGCTGGATATAGATACATAAACAGACAAGGGTACCTAATAACAGAACAAGAGTGGAAAGATGAGTATGAACAATATACAATAACAGAAGAAAACACAGGACAATGATACTATCAGATACAGCAATAATAGAAGCAATACAGACAGGTGATATAGTAATAGAGCCATTCAAACCAGAGCATGTTAATCCTAACAGCTACGATGTGTGTCTTGGTGATACCATACGAGTATATACGTCATCAATATTAGATGCCAAAGAACATAATGAGACAGCTACAATGACTATTTCTGAGCAGGGTATGGTATTGATACCAGGAATATTGTATCTAGGTTCTACTGTAGAACGTGTTAATAGTCGACTATACAGACCTAGTATTAATGGGAAATCTTCTATAGGTAGGTTGGGTATATCAATACATGTGACAGCTGGTTATGGAGATGTAGGGTTCAGCGGTAACAGCTGGACACTAGAAATAACAGTAATAAAACCAACCAGAGTGTATGCCGGTATGAAGATAGGTCAGATAGAGTTTAGTGAAGTAAGAGGCGAGGTAGCTGTACCTTATGATAAAAAACCAGACAGTAAATACAATGGTGATAATGTAGCCAAAGAATCAATGAACTATAAAAACTATACAGATGATAGTAACAGATAGGTTAAGAGAACAACTCGGCAGCTGGCTAGTTTATCTGGAGCCGTTCATTACATCAGATAGGTTCGATAAGATACTGGCGTTTTTAAAACAAGAAGTGGCTAATAAGAAAACGGTGATACCAGATTCTGCTCTATTATTCCGTAGTTTTCAGTTAGTGGACAGTAAGAAGGTAAAGGCTATTATACTACTCATGGATCCATATCCTACCATAAAACAGATAGGTAAAAATGCTGTAAAGGTTAGTAACGGCATACCACTGGACTGCTCAAACACTAATGTAGCACAACCGTCACTCCAACAGTTTTACGGGGCTTTGACAGAGGAGTACGGTTTTGATCCTGATATGGAACAGAGGAACGACATCAGCTACCTGCTAACAGAAGAACATGTTCTGTTACTCAATAGCTCACTCACAGTAGTAGAGAATACACCAGGTAGTCATGTAGCTATATGGGCAGAATTTATGTCGTTCTTCTTCAGTGAAGTTATTAATGTATTCTTCTCTGGTCTACCAATAGTACTAGTAGGCAAGCAAGCACAACAATATGAGAAAGATATAGACCCATTCCGGCATCATATTCTTAAGGTAGAACACATGGCAGCTGCTGCATACCAAAACAGAATGTGGAATCATGGTAATATGTTCCGGTGGATAAACACAATAGTAGAGAATGATAACGGCTACCATGAGAAGATAAAATGGAAAAGAGCTAGAATATGGCAAGAAACTAGAACAAAATGGGAAGATCTACCAGGTGGTAAAAAAGATAAGATAACAGGAGAATGGGTACGAGGATCCATGCCGTGGGATAATGTTACTGTTCCTGATGATCTGCCCTTTTAAAAATAAACAACATGTATACATATAAAATAAGAAAACAAGCAATGTCAAAGGACAAGACAGTATATTGGGCAGTATACAGACCAGCTGGTATATCAGGTTGGTTCAAAAAATGGCAACCAATAGCTCATAGTACAGCATGGTATGAAGAAGATGTTATAGACACTATAATAAAGCACAAAGAACAGTTTAAGAAATGAGTAAACAAGAACAGTGGGTAGTATTGAGTGGCTGTAACCAGTGTATTAATATAAAAACATGCGAAAAACTAGGTAACTGTGTAATGTTGACAATAGATCAAGCAATACCAGAATACAACAAAAGAAAAAGAAAGCTAATCACACGAATAAGAAATGGAGCTGATGTAGATCTGAGTGAACTAACTGTTCAACAACAAGAGGTATATCAAGCACCAACAATAAACCTTACTGTGTTTGAGAAAGCTGCTATAGAATGTTTAAATAAAAAACGATACAAAGATGAAACAAATACGTAAGGAAACAGCAATGAAGATTCTTGCATTAGACGATATAGCTGTTATTAAAAATGAGCTGCTAGAACAAGGAAACTGTAAACGACTACAAGAAATACTAGAAAATGGTTGGCTAGGCTATAAAGTATTCTCTATTAGTCAATTACAGTATCTGATAAATAGTAAGTTTCCTGGTAAATATAAAATAAAAGATTAATGAAGACAACTAGAGAGATAGATATAACAGTAAGAATAACAGTAGAAATAGATACTGATGAACTAGACTATGGGGTATCTGGTGGTGCAAAAGGTGAAAACGCTGTTAATGAAGCTGTTCACTATGTAACAGATGAAGCAGAAACATGGATAGAAGATAGTGTTCATATATACGAAAACGGAATAACGTTACTAAAAACAGAAATAGTATGAGAACACAGAAACAGGTAATAGAGGATAACATCAAAGCACTAGAAGCAGTGTTTCAGTGGCATGAAGGAATAGTACTAAAAGAAGAACAAGTTGAGTATCTGTTAGGCTGGACAGGTTGGATAAAAACAATAAAGATATGGGACTAAATCATCTGGAACCAATAAAAGAGTATCAGGAAGCAGTATATCAAGATACATGGGGACATCTGGCACCCAAAAAGAATGTAACCTACAAAGGCCAAATACTAGTAGCAAAGAGTGGGTATGGGGGATCAGATAGAAAGATAATAGAAATGGAATGGGAGAATCTCGATGATAGTCCATGGCTATTTGACCATGTAAATAACTGGATATGGGACAGTAGAGACCTGATGAAAGAAGATGGTGTGTACTGGATAAAAACAACATTCAGAAATTACAGAATGTGGGGTAAAATAGCTAAAATAATGTCATTGGAAATGTTGAAAAATAAATAAAGAATAGTACCTTTGTAGGGATAAAATACCTACTAGTCCTAGGTACAAAGAAACTGCCGGTAAGGGTATTGCTATGGACTAGATAGCTGTACCTAAACCGGCAAAACTATTTTTATGAAGTTGATAAAATTAAATGGAAAAAACGGAAACGGTCTTTATGCTCAAGTATCAGATGAAGACTATGACTGGTTAAACAAATTAAACTGGCATGTTTGCAAATGTGCTAATAGTAATACATTGTATGTAATGGGAAGACTCGAAAAAGGAAGAGGACCTAAAATATCAATGCATAGAGCAATTATGAAACCTGCTGATTCTTTTATTCATATAGATCATATAGATCATAATGGTTTAAATAATCAAAGATCAAATCTAAGAGAAGCTACTGTAAGACAAAATGCTGGAAATAAACTAAAAATAAAAACAAGAAAGGGGATACTTACATCTTCTAAATATACAGGGGTACAATACCGACTACTAAAGAAAAAGTGGACATGGATAACGAAATGTATAGGTAAACATAAAAGTTATACTAGAAATTTTAACACAGAAGTAGAGGCAGCTATGTGGTATAACGAACTAGCTACTAAATGTCATGGTGAGTTTGCATGTCATAATATATTAACAAAAGAAGATCAAGTAATCTATAATAAAATAATACAGAAAAAAGAAAAGAACAATGGAAAATATAAATGCAGTATATGTAAAGAATATCTTTTACCAGAGTCTTTTTTAGAAAATAAGAGAAACAAAAAAAGAAACGGATTGGAAAGTTATTGTAAAAATTGTAAAAATAAAAGAAGAAGAGAACTACGTAAAAATAAAAAAAATGAATCAGAAACAAGCACTACAAAATAATATAGAAGCAATAAGAGCAGTTTTTAAATGGCACGAAGGTTTGACTCTTTCTGAAGAGGAAGTAGAAACTATGTTATCTTTTAAAGGTTGGGGGTTTGTAAAAGCACTGTTGTACAATCCATACAACGATCAAGAGTGGATAACAGTAGCAGAAGGAGATAAACAACTACGACCAGTAATACAACAGCTGCATGATCTGTTACAGGATAAACTGAGTGAAAAAGCGTACAAAGAAGTAGTAGCATCAATAAAAGCAGCAGTACTAGATGCATATTACACACCAGCTGTAGTGGTTGATACATTCATGGAGATAGTACAAGAATATGCTGATATAAAAACAGTATACGACCCTGCAGCTGGTGGTGGTGTTTTTGCTCTGTCAGCTATTCAGAATATAGAGAATCTACAGAAGGTTACTATGTATGAGAAGGATATGCTGACTAGCAAGGTGTTAGAATGTGTCATGAGTACACTACCAGCTAAGAGTCGTTATACAGTGCACAATAAAGGTTTTGAAGAATCTGATAAGAGTGAAGATGGTCAGTATGATCTTGTAGCTACTAATCCACCATATGGTTCATTCCCAGTGTTTGATCCAACAATAGCAGACAAGAATCTCACAGGCAAGGTACATAACTATTTTTTTGCCAAAGGTATTAGTAAACTCAACCATGGTGGTCTGTTAGCATATCTGGTAACTAATGCATTTCTAGATACTCCTACTAATAGAACAGCTAGAAAGTATTTATTCAGTAACTGCGATTTTATCTCTCTTACAGTGATGCCGGATAATCTGATGAAAGAGTCTGCTAATACTGAGGCACCTAGCCATTTTCTTGTAGTACGTAGAAGATTCGATAAGACAGAGGCAGATATGTCAGAAGAAGAGCAGCTGTTGTGTGAGAGTAGTGTACAAGATATACAAGGAATAAAAGTAGCAATAAATAGCTATATAAATAGCATACACAAGACAGATAACCCAGATAAGAATATAACAGTAGCTACATCAGTAAAACCAGGCAAAAATCAATATGGTAAACCAGCTGTAGAAACATGGTGGGATGGTCCTATAGATGAGATAAAGGAGCCGTTTGCTGATATATTGCGTAGGGATTTTAATCAACGCTATGGTCTGAGTAAGAAATGGTTAGATACCTCTGGTGAGAGTGATATAATAGACGAACCAGCTCCATGGGATACAACTGAAGACATAGTAGACCCTTGGATAAAAGCCCACATCATAGTAGCTACAATCCCTAAGATAGAAGAGACAGCTGTTAGTACTGAAAAATCTGAAGATATTACAGGCACATGTATTAGCTGTGGAGTAGGAATGTTTGGTAGTGAGTTGTTTTGCAGTAACTGCTACGATGAGAATGTTATGAGTGATCCTAGCTATTATCCAAAAGGAGATTCGTGGAGTGAGAAACTAAAAGAAACAGGTTTTGACAAGTCAGACACTGGTCATTCATACAAAATGCCTGTAGAAGGTTCTGTTTATACAGATGAGAAAGAAGATACTCTATTAGAACAAATGCAACAGCTAGTGGGAATACCAGAAAAGCTAATAACTAGTAGTAGATGGGTAGAAGACGAGGTAACATTCAGTCAAGCTGGTTTAACTGTCGCAAATATAGTAGATAAATGCGACAAGGAAATCCTACAACCAGCTGACAATCAAAGTGTTATAACAGAAAATACCACCAGTACCCTGACAGGAGAATCCCTGCAGCTGTTGTGTAATAATCCTGCTCTAGAGTATAAGATAGGTACCATAATATCTGTAACAACTGGTAATCAACAGAACCTGTTTGAAGAAAAGACACAGCTGTATATAATAACAGCTACAGACGATCAAGGTAAGCCGACAGTTGCAGAACTAGTAACAGATATTAAAGAAGGTAGAGAACAGCGGATACTAGAGGCATATGCAAATATTAGAGATTATTATTATGAACTACAAAAAGAAGAACAATGATACAAATAGATGAAGATATAGTAAAGATAGTATCAGTACTAAAGAGTAGCATAGACAAAGATGTACTGTGGAGACTAACAAACAGTGTACGTGGTCTAGATACATACACAGATACTAGTAGACAAGAGGAAGACCTGTACAGTATATGGATATGTGAACCAGACCACGATACAGATAGAGGCACAATAATACAGAACATTCTTACAGAGATCAGACAGCTGTGTGATGAACATGGTGCATCTTATTGGAGACTAATAGACTAAAAGCAAAAAAATGAATAAAGACTATAAAATACTAAGCGTTCAACGGCTATCAGACGGTGAGATATTCTCAGTAGGAGATGAGCTGTATGTGTATGAAAACTGTGAGTACAAAAGAACAATAGATGAAATAGTAGTACACGAGTCTTATGAAGGTGGGTTAGCTGTATGTGAAAAGGACGAACATTCTACTCTCAATATGAAAAGCATGACTGCTATAACAATGATTAAAAAAGCAAAGTAATGGATGTAAGAATGATAATAATGGGGTTATTATGTGTAATAGGAAATATGATAACCCTAATCTCACTAGGTAGACTGTGGGACACCAAAAGAGAACATATAAAAAGAATAAATGCACTGTTACTAAGTTCAATAGGTACTATGCCTACTCTTCTTTTTGTGTCCTTGTTTTTGTTAATGGGGGGTGCTAGAGAAAAAAACATAGAACAAAGAGGATATGAAAGAGGTATACAACAACAGTGGGAACAAAGAGTAGATACAGTATACGTACCAATAAAAACAAAATAATGACAAAAACAGAAATAGCAAGACAAAAACTACGAGAGGCTTATGAGTATTTTGTTAACTCTTTTGGTATGCTCAATAAGAGCAGGAACCGGAATCTAATTAACAAAGATGCTCATGGATTATTAATATGTAGCTCATTAGAAAAACGTATACACTCAGAATATGAGCCAGCTGATGTTATATATAAGAGTACTAAACACATAGAAGATGTCTTCACTACAACAGTATGTAGTGAAGCTCTTGTATATGTTCTTGGTAAGATAGGTAGAGTGAGTATAGGACAGATAGCAGAAATAACAGGAAAGGAAGAAGAAGATGTAATACTGGAGCTGGGAGATCTTGTTTTTGTAGATCCCTCTACTAATAAATGGGTAACAGCTGATGCCTGGTTATCAGGTAACGTATATGAGAAACTACAGACAGCTATACGTGTACACAATGAGAGACCAGAAGATAAACAGGTAGCTAGGTCACTAACTGCTATTCGTGAAAACCAACCAGAACCAGTACCTTTTGAACTACTAGATATACAACTAGGTGAGCGATGGGTGCCAATGGAATACTATAAAGCGTTTATGGCGTGGTTTTTTAATGCTAGTGATGTTATATTAGAGTATTTTCCATCAGTAGATGAATATCAGATAGATTTCCGTTTTGGTCACTGGGGTAACGCTGTATCTTATTCTGAGTATGTAGTACGTTCTCTAGGTAGGACAACTACCTATGGCCATGAGCTCATGAAACATGCTATGGAGAATACTACTCCTATCTATACGTATACTAGTGGTGATAGTACTCTAAAAGATAATGATGCTATACAGCTGGCAGCTGATAAGATAGATAGTATGCGTAAAAAATGGCAAGAGTGGTTGTGGAATATGGATGATACTAACAAGAACCGGATAGCAGAAAGATACAACAGTCTCTATAACTGTTTTGTGTTACGTCAGTTCGATGGCAGTCATCAGACATTCCCTGGCCTAGATCTTAGTAAGCTGGGTAAAGATAAAACTCCTATCACTCTATATGCTACTCAGAAGAATGCAATATGGCGACTAATACAGAATCAAGGTGGTATAATAGACCATGAGGTGGGCCTAGGTAAGACGTTACTAGCCATAATAGCATCCTATGAGATGAAGAGATTAGGTCTCAGAAACAAACCAGCTATACTCTGTCTGAAAGCTAATGTAGCAGAAGTAGCTAGTACATACAGAACAGCATACCCTAGTGCTAGAATATTGGCACCTGATGAGAAGGATTTTGAACCGAGTAATAGAAAGAGATTATTCCATGAGATCAAGAATAACGACTGGGACTGCATTATATTATCCCATGACCAGTTTGGTAAGATACAGCAGTCGTTAGAGATACAGAAAGAGGTACTGTCAGAAGAACTAGAGGATCTAGAGAAAGATCTTAACCAAGCTAGAAACAGTGGTTTTGCTATTAGTAAGAAGATGTCTAAAGGACTAGAGAACAGAAAGAAAACTCTAGCGGTTAAGCTGAAAACAGCTATGGACAAGATAGGTAAGGTGAAGGATGAAGACATTACATTCCGTGAGATGGGTATAGACCATTTGTTAGTTGATGAGGCGCACGCATATAAAAATCTTACATATTCCACGAGGCACGACAGAGTAGCTGGTCTAGGTAATCAAGAAGGTAGCCAGAAAGCTCTGAATATGTTGTTCGCAATTCGAGAATTGCAAAAACTAAGAGATGCTGATATACAAGCTACATTCTTATCAGGTACTCCTATTAGTAACAGTTTGACAGAGATGTATCTGTTGTTCAAGTATCTGAGACCAAGAGCACTAGCTAGACAGAATATAACCAATTTTGACTCATGGGCAGCTGTATATGCTAAGAAGACTACTGATTACGAGTTTTCTGTTACTAATCAGATAATACCAAAAGATAGGTTCAGGCATTTTATCAAGGTACCAGAGCTAGCTCTGTTCTACAATGAGATAGCTGATTACAAAACCAAGAAGATGGCCGGTATAGATGAACCAGAGATGGTAGAGCAGCTGGTACCACTAACTCCTACTCCAGCACAACAAGACTACATACACAGGCTAATAAAGTTTGCTGAAACAGGTGATGGAGAATGGATATTCAGAGAACCACTGTCAGAATCAGAGATGAGTGCTAAGATGTTGATAGCTACCAACTGTGCTAAAAAGATGAGTACCGATATGCGACTCATAGACCAGTTCAGATACGATGATCACCCTGATAGTAAGCTACATGTTTGTGCTACTAAGGTTGCCGAGTTCTATTACCGATTCATGGCTCAAAAAGGTACTCAGATAATATTCTGTGATGTTGGTACTCCTAATAGTGATAAGGTAGAGGTTGAATCTTTTAATAGCATAGAGATTGTTACTGTTAAGAAGTTTAATGTGTATGATACTATGCGTGATAAACTCGTAGATGAGTTTGGGCTGAAAAGAGAAGAGATAGTGTTCATACACGACTACCAGACAGATAAGAAAAAACATGAGCTATTCAAAAAAGTTAACAGTGGTGAGGTTAGAGTGTTGTTAGGTAGTACAGATAAAGCAGGTACCGGTCTCAATGTTCAACAAAGAGTAGTAGCTATGCATCATCTTGATATACCATGGAAACCCTCACAGCTAACACAGAGGAACGGTAGAGGTGTTAGACCAGGTAACTGGTTAGCTAAACAGGCCCAAGATAACAAGGTGTATGTGTTTGTGTATGCAGTAGAACGTTCTCTAGATACGTACAAGTTTACTCTGTTAAAGAACAAGCAGACATTCATATCACAGATGAAGAACAATGAGCTACAGACTCGTAGTATAGATGAGGGTAGTATAGATGAGTCATCGGGTATGAATTTTGCAGAGTATATAGCAGTGTTGAGTGGTGATAATAGTCTATTGGAAAAAGCTAAGGCTGATAAGAAGGTAGCACTGTTGGAGAACCTTCGCAACGTTCATTACAAAGAGCAACACAACAATAAACACATGTTAGCAGCTAAAACAGACCGTAAGGTAGTAGTAGATCAGCTGGTGAAAGAACTGACGAGAGATGTTGAGCTGTACCAGAGTGTACTAGAGAGAGATCCGGAGACTGGTGGTAGAATAAACAAACTGTTACTCTATGATGCAGTAGATCTTATCAATCAGAGAAATGGTGCCGAACTACGTATACAGATAGAAAAACAAGAAAAAAAACTGTTACGTAGTCTGAAGATGAAGGTAGCTAAGGTAGAAGAAGACGAGGAAAAAGAAGATGTAGAACTGAAAGATGTTAGCCAAATACAGGGTGAGGTCTTAATAGATCTATTCAGGAACTGGCGACCAGCTGTAGGGACATATAGACAAAAGATAGGTGAGATATACGGTTTTGATGTATGGATAGAAAGAGTAGAAGCTGGCAGTAGTATAACAGACGACTATAGGTATGCAGCTGCTCAGGGTACTAATATGTTGAGTCATAATAAGGTGTATGCCCAACATCCAGAAGGTACTATAAAATACCATCATAATCATGGTTCAGTATTAATGGATAATAGTAAACTAGCTGCACGTAATCTGTTATTAGCTATTGATAAATGTGAGGGACTGTTGTATAACACATATCAGAAAGAGCAAGAGAAACTGGAGCTAGAGATTAGTCACCTCAACAGATTGGAACATAAACCGTTTGAAAGAGAAGAAGAGCTACAACAGCTGAAAGATGAAGTGAAGAGATTATCAGAACAGATCAAGCAGAGTCTACAGAAACCAAAAGAAGAACCTGTAGCAGCATAATAACCAACGGCAGTAGCAATAACGTTACTGCCGTTATAAAACAGAACCAATGAACAAACAAGAAACAATAGAACTAATACAAGCTGTAGAAAATATTAATAACCAGCTACAAGAGCAGCTGTATAGTGAAAAATATGGAATGGAGCCATGGGTATATCTAGAGATACAGACAAACGTAGAACGCACTGTGGTAATGTTTTTAGGAGAATATATATGGACTAGTATACATGATCAAAGAGAATGGATAGAGGCTGGCCCATCTATACAACATGAAAGTGGAATATGTACAGACGATATAACAGCTGGTCATTATGAGCCCATAGAACAATACCTAAGAAAAGAAATAAATAAACTAGTTAAGTCGTTATCAAATATAAAACTATAACAATATGGGAAGTTCACTAAGTGCAATAAGAGATAGAGAAGAAGAACAAGAATGGATAAAGAAAGCAGAAAAAGCAGAAGCTAAACTACAGGAACTGATAAAAACTCCTGTAATATACGCAGATGCTGTACACAATCTACAGCAGTTAGTACGTAGAATGGCTGACCACTATGTAGGAGTAGCTGGTGCTCGTATTCTAACAGAGATACTAGAAGAAATGAATAAGATAAAACCATAGTAATGCAAAAGATAATACACAGAGACAAGTTTGAAATAAAAAATATAGGACGAGTATATACTGTTAATCTAAAAGAAAATGGTATAGGAGATGAAGATGGTGCTGTAGACAGAGATACGGTATGGAGTGTTTTTCCAAGAGATGTGCCTGTAGAGATAGATGGTAAAGTATGGACAATAATAGGTATAGAATCTTTTGCTGTTTTTAGCATACGAGATGTAGGTTTATTAGTAAAAGAAGTAACAACAAACTAAAACAGAAGCAATGAGTAACTACACAAAAGAATCAATAGAATATAGAGGATACAGAATAGATATAGTATCAGATAATGACCCACAGAATCCACGTACTGATTGGGATCCAGCAGGGGTAATGTGCTGTTGGAGTAGTAGATACAATCTAGGAGATATGAATAGAGGTAAACCTATTAGTAACAGCTACAGTGAGCCAATAGACCTACTATACGAACTAGCTGGTATAGGAAGAGAAGCAGCACAAGAAGAGAACTATATACAAGGAATAATACGTAACCTAAATGAGTGGCTAGCTAGTAAAAACAAACAGATAGAAACAATACCATATGATGAGCTGTATGAGTTTATAGATAACTATCAGTACGGTAGAAACTATGCTGACGAAGACGACTACTCTCTGTATCTGGTAGCTAGGTTCATGGAAGAGACAGTGTATGACAAAGGTTGTAGGCATGATGATCTTTCTTATTCTGAGCTGTATGATAGAATAGAAAAAAGAGGTACTATTATTCTACCACTGTATCTGTACGACCATTCAGGAATAACCATGTTCACTAGTTCCTTCAGCTGTAGTTGGGACTCCGGCCAGGTAGGTTATATCTACATGACTAAAGAAACAATGGAAAAAGAAGGTTGGACAAAAGAACAAGCAACCAACTATCTAGAAGGTGAGGTCGAAACATATGACCAGTATCTAACAGGTGATGTGTGGGGATGGAGAGTAATAGACAGTGAAGATGATGTTATAGAGTCAGTATGGGGATATTACGGTGACGATGGTGTAGAACAAGCTATAAAAGAAGGAAAGTCTACTATAGACTATCTGTGTAAAAAAGCACAGGAAGAATACGAGAAAACACAACCAAAAAGAAAAGCAGCAGAAATGTATATGATATGAGTAACACAATAAAAAAGAAACTAAACGTATTGAAAAGACCTCTGGTAGCAGAGGTTCTTTTTGATGCTGTTAGTATGTTTCAAAAAGAATACGTAGGTATAGAAAACAATGTAGCTGTAGAAGAGATATTGGATATTATAAAAACACTATGTAGTGAGTATAAAAGGCAACTACCAAAAAAACAACCAGCTGTAAAGCAGGTTGACATAGAGGATCTTATAGCAACTATTAAAACAGAACAGCTATGACACAACAACCAGACATGAGATACGAGATAAACCAGTTTTTCTTAGAACTAGATAGGAAACTGGCCGGTGACTCTTTTATATTATCTCTAGGACCAGCTGACAGGTTTAGACAGCTACTAGAAAACTATGTAAAAGATTATGAGTATTTTTATGAGCTATACAAAGAAATAGAAGAACTGAAAGAAAAACTAGATGATGTACACCATAATATAGATATAGCAATAGACAATATAGCTGATTGTGTAGATAGCATAGAAGATGAAAATGATAAAGACATAGTGGAAAAGAATACACAAAGAATACAAAAACAACTAAAAGAACTATGGTCTCTAATATAACAGAACAACGGTACGATATAATAACAGACCCAGAACAGAAAAAGAAGCTGAGAGATGGGTACATGGCTGAGTATAAAAGACTCACAGGTGCCAGGTTATTCTGTATAGAAACTACCGGCATGTCTACACAGAACTATGGACCTACTGCTAAGAAACATCTATTGGATATAACATGCGAGTACATGCAGCTGTCAAAAGAACTAGTAACCAGTAGCTCTAGAAAACCAGAACTAGTCAAGGTAAGACAGATGATAGCTTATCTTCTAACGCAAATGAAGATAACAAGAGAGGATATATATCCTATTCTAGGATATACAGAAGGTAGTACTGTTACACACACTGTTCAGAGAATAAAAGACCTGCTAAGTGTTGATAAAACGTTCAAAGAGGAGTATCTTGCATACAAAAAACACTGTCTAGAACAGCTGAAACCATTGGTAAGACCACTCAATAAGCTAACAGAAGAACAGCAGAAAGCTATAATAGATAGTCTTAAAAAAGGTGGTATAACACAAGCAGAACTAGCGGAGATATACCAGGTTCATGAAAATACTATAGGTAATATAGTAAGCAAGAACAAAAAGAAAGAACAAACAATAAATAAACAGAAAAAGTTTTTAAAGGACGGTTATTAAATATTATAGTATGATAGAAAACAGAAAGGTAATACTGGGAATAGACCAAGCTAGTAACTGTGGTTGGGCTATTAGTAACCAGATATATGGGCTATGGGACCTGAAAACACGCAAGGACGAAGATTCTGGGATGAAATTGCTCCGGTTTCGTAACAAACTAAAAGAGGTTGTTGCTAGTGAGAATGTAGATATTATAGTGTATGAGCGTGTAGCTGGTCAACATAAGAACTCTATCATACATGCAGCTAAACTAGTAGCTGTAATAGAAACGTTCTGCATAGACAACAATATAGGATATGCATCATTATCAGCAGCTGAGATAAAAAAATATGCTACAGGTAAAGGTAATGCTAATAAAGAAGCTATGGTGACAGCTGCACAACAAAGGTATGGTTACAGTGGTACTGATGATAATATAGCTGATGCACTCCATATAATGAATCTTGCTAACGAAATATACAACAAATAACAATGAGTGTGAAAAGAGAAATAGATCAAGCAATAGATAAAGGATGGACACAAGCACTAGCCTATAGTACAGCTACCTTCCTAAGAATGTATGGAGAACATCCTGGTGTGCTAGAAATATGGACAGCTGCAGATATGTCAATAGCACAATGTAATAGACACGATGTAGCTGATTATGACATGGAGATACTAGAAAAACATGCAGAGTGGTTGAGCAATAAAAAACAGTAGTATGAATCTATTAGAATACCTGGTAAAATCAGATGGACAGCTACCTGAAACAATAGTGGTACCTGTTGTAGATTGGCAAGGAGATGAAAAAGAAGAAATAATGTCACTAGCTACTAGAGAATATACAATAGAACAAAGGCAGGTCTTTGGTTCTTTTATTGTAGTAGTAAACTATGGCATAGTAGGAGATGGTTGGGTACCTGCTCATAGAGTAAGAGTATTAACTGACAATACGGAACAAGCAAAAACTGATAGCCCACAGTATGGGTGTTGATATATGGCTGTATATGTAGATAATATGAAAGCAGGTTTTGGAAGAATGAAGATGTGTCATATGATAGCAGACACAACAGAAGAGCTATTGGAGATGGTAGACAAGATAGGAATAAAAAGAAAGTGGATACAAGATAAAGGTACCTATCTAGAGCATTTTGATATATGCCTATCTAAAAGAAAAAAAGCAGTAGAGCTAGGAGCAAAAGAAATAACAATGATGCAACTAGGAAGGATGTCCTGTAGTAAACCAGGTAGTCCTTTTTATAAAAAACAAGAAGAACAATGACAATAGATGAACAGATAAAGAGGTTATCGGAAGATAATAGTGAGCTGAAAGTGTTACTGCATAACTGCCGGGAAGAAAAGAAGAAAACTAATCAACAGCTGCTACAACAGGAACTAGACAATAAAGAACTCAGAAAAGAGCTAGAGGCTATGAGGAATGAACCACCAGTAAGAATAACACTGGTGAGTATAAGTAAAAAGAAACAAGAAATAACAGAGCACTACATAAGCAGAAAAAAATACGAAGAGAGCAACAGAGGAAGAGGGTTACTAGAGCACAGAATAAAAGAACTACAAAAAGAAATAGCAGGGTTAAAAGGACAGATAAAAATATTGTCGGTATGAAGATAAAAGAAAAAGACAAATACAAACTGCAAGATGTAAGTAAAGTAATAGATGATGTAGTAAAACTCATCAAAAAAACTCATGACATTAAACAAAAAGTAAAGTGGTATAATAAATACAAAGGAGCTGATATAATGAAAGGTTCAGACTGTATACCACTCAAAGAAAAAATCAATGAAGAGTCGTGGGAGTTTAATAATCATGGTAATGGATCAGACGAGCCAATGATAAAAATGATAGTAGAAAGCGTGTTTAGTATGGGTTTTCAACAAGGAGAAAGGTATGTAAGAAAAGATTATGATCAGATAATGGAAATAAATAAAATGCTACTAGAAAAATTAAAAAAGAAAACTGATGACAACAACTGATTGCAGATCAGAAACAGGAATAACTATAGGGCTAATAGATAGTATAATAACCACAGCTAGAGTGTTGAGGTATAGAGATATAACAGCTACAGAAATACAAGAAGCACTAGAAGATCTTAGACAGGATGAAGATGTAAACTATGTAATAAATATGCTAAACAATGAAGATAATAAAACTAAGTGAGACACAAAGAGAGCTACTAAGTATGATGAAAGATTACCCGATGAGATATGTCAGTGATGGTGATTATTTTGTTTTTATGGGTACTAGTAAATACATCAGAACAACAACAGCTAAAGCACTACTGAATAAAGGTGTTTTTACAATAAACACAGAGCATATGTGTATATTAACAGAACTAGGTAAAACAATAAAACTATGATACTAACAAAAAAGGTTAATCAAACCAGAATCTCGGAGCAAACATATAGAAGCATCAAGGAGGACATCTCCTACTCAGTACTCAAAAAGTATAACGATGATAGGGCCGGGTTCTTCAAAGAATATGTACTCGGAGAAACTATCAACAAGAAAGAATCAGATACACTCACAATGGGTAGTCTAATACACTGTCTGTTAGCCGGTGAAGAAGGTATGTTCGATAGTAAGTTCCATATAGCATCTACTCCTAAGCCTACAGGACAGATGGGTGACCTATGTGACAATCTATTCAAAAGAACACTAGAAGGGCTACGAGCTAATGACAATGGTGAAAAGATACAGCAAGACTCTTTTGCTACTATATTCAGTGATGCACTACAGCGTACTCAGTACAACTATAAAGGACAAATAGTAGCGTTTAAAGACAAAGAGCCAGAGTGGATACTGAACAAGTTTCAGACAGAAGGTGGCCAGATGTATTACGATGAATGTATAGATACTATAGGTAAGACAGTAGTAGTACCCAACCAAATAGAACGTGCCGAGAAACAGGTCAACAAACTCAAAGAACACCCATTCTCTTCTGAGTATGTTAATGCTAAGACAGACGAGTACAAAGAGGTGTTCCATGAGCTGCCTATTAGGTTCAAAATACTAGGTAAGCAGTACAAGTGTATGCCAGACAAACTCATAGTAGAACATGAAACAAAAACAGTGCAGCTGGTAGATTGGAAAACCAGCTACGATACTGATGAAGAGCAAGATCTTGGTAGGTCGTATCTAAAGTATGGGTACTACATACAAGCAGCTATCTATGACTACGGTGTAAAAGAGTGGTTGATACAACACAAACTAGAGGGTTATACAGTAATGCCTATGATGTTTGTATTCATAGATACTACAGGATTCAATGACCCTATTATACTCAAACTGTCTACAGATGATGTAGAAAGAGCATGGAGAGGGTTCCATGTATCTGGTAGAAAATATACAGGTGTTACTAAGATAATACAGTCATTGCACTGGGCTCTAGAATCAGGAGTGTGGACTAGCTCTGAAGATTCATACAAGAACCACGGTATTGTAAAACTACAACTAAAATATGGAACAAAATAATAATGTACCAGAAGGTATATGGATAGAAGAACTCAGTCTAACAATAGCAGATGACTATGAGTTTAGTGAAGCAGCTGCTGAAATAGTAGATAGCTATTGTGAAAGATTACGAGAGCAAGAAGGGATGACAATACCAATAGAAGAATATGATGGAGCAGTAGAAGATCACTGGACTCATCTGTGGTCAGACAAAGCACAGAAACTCATAGAGAGTGAGATAAATGAGTGGACAATGTTAGGTTTACAACACTGGCCAGATGGGGATATAGATATACACCAGTTTTTAATGAGATATAGAGAACTATGATACAGTGGATAAAGAAACAGCTACAGAAACGTGAGGAGAAAAAAATAGAAGAAGAAAGAAAAATACAAGAGGTAAGACAGAAATGGATAAAAGAGTTCAAAGCAGAAATGCAGATAAAATACGACAAAGAGTGGGATTGGAGAATCAATGAGTTAGCTAACAAGATGGAACAACAATATGTAACTGGTATGATTCTAGCAGAGTATAATGGTATGTTAGATAAAGACCCAGAATATGAACCACCGTGGTTTCTTCCTACTCAAATAACAGAGGTATACTATATATACAACAAAGATGTAGCTAGATATAAAGACAACCAAGCAAAAGAACGTTCTTACGTCTTACTAGATCTGTACAAAGAAAAAATAAAAAAACATAAACCATGGCAAAGACGACAAAAAATATAGAAGAGAAGGAAGAGAAGGATGCGTTTCAAAAGGTACTAGACTCTCTTGAAAAGAAATACGGCACTGGAGTAATAATGTCTGGTGCTGATGAAAAGCAACAACATGATGTAATATCTACTGGTTCTTTGCTGCTAGATCAGGCTCTTGGTACTGGTGGATATGTAGAAGGCAAGCTAATAGAACTAACAGGGCCATTCTCGTCAGGTAAGAGTACGTTGACTCTTCATGCTATTGCTAACTGCCAGAAAAAATACCCAGATAGAGAGGTTCTATTAATGGATGGTGAAGCAGCTATAGATGTAAAATATGCTAAGAAACTAGGTGTTAATGTCAATAAACTACGTATAGGCCAACCAGGATGTGCAGAGGACATGTATAACCAGCTAATGGAGCTCATACCCACTGGTAAACTAGCTATGGTTATAATAGACTCTCATACAGCTATACAGCCTAAGATAATAGTAGAGAACGAAGTAGGACACACAACAATAGCTCCTTTTGGTAGAACTAGTAGTGTAGCACTGGGTAAGATAAAAAGGCTCTTAAAAACACACAATACTACCATAATAGCTATTGCACAGATGCGTACTAATGTAGGTGGTTACGGTGCCTCAGATAAACCAACAGGTGGTAAGGCGTGGGAGTTTTATCCAGACATTAAGATAAGTCTGCAGAAAGAGGTTGATAAAGATAAAGAGGGTAATAGAACTACTGCTACTGTTACTAAGAATAAATGCTCACCTCCTTTTGGTAAGGCTACGTTCTATATACAATGGGGAACCGGTATAGATAGGTTACAAGAGATAATAGATGCAGCTATAGAGTTTAAGCTAATAGAGAAAGGTGGTGCATGGTTCACTATATCAGAAGGAGTAAAGTTACAAGGTAACACAGCTGTAAGACAGTTTATGATGGACAATAGTGAGTATGCAGAGGACATTGAAGCTAGAGTAATAGGACTACTAAAAGAAAACCAAGAATGAAAACAATACAAGAAACAGTAGAACAGCTGGTAATAGAAAGAACTCCCAACTCTGCAGAAGAGTGGGAGTTACTCTCTATGGAAGCAGCTAAAGTATACTCTGTTAGAGTAATACAGAGTATAGTAGAAGACCCTGTGAGATACATAAAAGATGTTACTCAGGACCAGATACCATTCAATGTTATTGACCGGCAAGCTATAAAACTATTAGTGGAGAGTATAATAAAACAACAGTATGAAACAAGAGAAGATAGTATATGATGGAGAAATGCAGTTTGCCTTAAAGTTTTTATGGGAAGAAGATGGAGATAGTCCTTTTTGGGTTAATATACAAGGACTAGAGATAGTAAGCTACAGGGAAGATGCTCCTGGTGATCCATATGATATAGAGTATGATGGAGACAATGGTACTACATATTCTTTTGAGGAATCTTATAAAAGAGATATTAAACTACTCAGCGGTTTTGTAAAGTGGGATGGCTGTATGGAGATTCATGATTTTAATCATCACTGGTGTTACCATAACACGTTTGCACAAAGAATAGTAGATATGATATACCACCAAGCAAAAATAATAATAGGAGATCGTTTTGAAGGATAAAACAATGACAATATGAACCAGTGGATAACAACGATGTTATATAGAGGTATGACAGGGAGATATGCAGATTATATCAGTAAACACACAACATATGCTAAAACGAAGAACAGTACTCAAAAAGTCACCAAGCACACTGAAAAGAAACAGCACTCTCAAAAGGAAGCCGAAAACTGTCGAACAGCTGCAGGAACAGAGTGAGCAGCATGAGAAGGACTGGGTATTCTATAATGAGGTATGGAATGAACGTGAACATGTATGTCAGTCGTGTGATAAGAGGTTGTATGGTGAACTAAAGAACTACTACATCGAACATCTAATAGAGAAGAGTCCTTACCCGGAGTTCCGGTATGTAAAAGAGAATATTGCTATAGTATGTGATGTTTGTCATACCCGAAAAACAAACGGAAACCCTACAGAAAGGCACAAAGTATTAATAGAACAAGCTAAAAAGCTATTGTTAAACAATGAACTATAAAAAACAAATAGAAGAATACGGAAGAGATAGTATAAAACTCACAGAAAACCAGCTGCAGGAGTTTGTAGAAGATACTATGGCTACGGTAGAGAGTATGATAGATGCAGCAAACTCTGTAGCTGGTATAACAGATGGGGCTATAGGATATGCTACAACTGCTCAGTCATACAGTAATCCTGATAGGTATCTGTGTGTAGAGATAGCTCTTATAAGAAAAACAGATACAGAAGAAGAGAGTATAGAGATAGGACACGGAGAGGTATTCTCAGAAGAAGATTACAAAAAACTAATAGTCACTCTACAAGAAGAAAAAGACAAATAGCTATAAATCACATCATCTATCTACGTACAATAGTAGTATACAAAAAAGATAGCTAAATTAGTGTTTTGTTTTGTAAAAAGAATGTTGTATGTTATATGAGTGTGGGTGCGGCAAAACTATTAATATAGCATCTAGCTATTTTGCCTATGTATCAGATGCAGAGATAAATCGTCTGTGCAATTTTGAAGGGTCTGTATCATCACCAAGCCCCTGGATGGACTCAGCTCTTGATACTGAAGGGGATATTGTACAGAAAACGTATAAACCAGTTAATGAGTACAGAGAAAAGATAAACGGGATACCAACGATAGATGATATTGACTACGAAGATGAAGAAGACGAAGAAGATCCTACTCCTGATATATGCTGGTTAGAAGATGATGAGTAAACAATATAAAAATGCATATAAAAGGACAACCCA